CTGATTAATATTTATTCCAAAAAATTCTTTCATTGCAGACGCAACCGATTGTGCATAAGTAGCGGCTGCTATAAAAGTAATATTTAGTTTACCAATACTAGAAACAATGCTTTTTGTTGTTTCATTTAGTTTATTTTTGAATTTATCTAAACTATCCTGTACTTGTTTAGCCGTCTGAACAAATTGTAAATATCCAAATCCACCACCATTATTAGTAAAATTACCAATCGCTTTCTTAACTCCAGACTTACCGGTCTTAAAAGACTCTTGTGCTGTTTTTTCTATATTTTGTTTATTTGTCTTAAATTGCTGTGATAGACTTTCCTTTTCCTGTTGTTTTTCAGTAATAGATTCGCGTGTTTTTCTAGCATTAAGTATTGCTTGACGATATTGATTCTGTAAATCTTTTTTCTGTTTAGTCTGAACTTTAGCCTCTGATTTAGTTGCTGGTTTTTTTTCAGCAACCTCTTTATAATCTTGTTTAAGCTTATCTATTAAGTCGTCATAGTTCTTTTCTGCGGCTTTTAATTCCTTTAGTTTATTAGCAACCTCTTTAATTTGTGATCCTAATTGTTTTTGTCCTTCTGTCTGTAATGCACGTTTAGCAGACCTACTATTTACTGTAAGTCCAGACTCTCTTAATAAACCTACTTTTGTTTTTATTTCTTCTCTATCTCCACCTAATGCACCAGTTTGTCTAGCAGAGTCTTCTTTAGCTTCTTTTAATGTTCTATTTGCAATCTGCTGTTTTGCCGCCTGGACGATATGTAAATCTTCATCAATATTTGCATATAGGCTTTTAAAACGATCTGGATATTTAATAAATAGTTCTGCTATTTGTTGCATACCCTGTTTTGCATCAGTTGTATTTGAAACAATTCCTTGAATCAATGGATCTAATTTTGCAAAAGCATCTGCAAAAATTTCTTGGTTTCTCATACGATATTCAAAATAATCTACTTTTTTACCCTCTATATTTACACTATGAGATCCCGGAGTAACTCCCTCTTGTTCTTTTAGATGTTTTGCAACTTTTGTTTTCAATGCTTTTACTATTACTTCTTGAAGGGTTCCTTCAACTTCACTAGCATGTCGTTTTCCACTGCCTTTGGCTAGTATTTGATCTACAGCGTGTCCAACCTCATGTCCAAGAGTTACAGCCCCTCCTTTTCCAAAATTTATTTCTACATACTTTTTACCCTTATCATCAGTACGAGCAACTCCAAGATACCCATGAGGTCCAGTATATTCTCCGACTTCATATTGTTTTTTAATTTCTTTGCCCATTGGTCCAAGATGGCGGGCTAAATTAGTAAACTCAAAATCTAAATCCTCCATAGAATTTATTATTCTTCCAGTTTCTCTAAAAAGGTCATCTGACTTACTTTCACTTCTTCTTGGACCTCCAGAAAAAGATGGAGAAACTGATGGCGTTACGCCGCCGCCACTAGCAGCACTGATAGCTGCTTGTCTAGCGGCTCGCCTTTGATTGCGATAGACTGGATTTAAACTAGTTCTAGCTGTATTTCTTTGTTTTTGATTGGCACTAATTGGACTTTGTAAAAACTGACCCGCCGCCCTTCCTGCCGCAAACGTTCCAGCCACACTAAGGGCTGGAAGAAGAATTGGTATAGACTTAAGATTGCTTATGACTCCAAGAATAGCTTTAGAAAGGTTTATAAATACATCTGCTAAAAACTTAAAACTACTAGAATTTACTACCTCCGAAATTAAAGCAGCAAATTCTTTTTGTAATGCACCAAGTCTAAACCCAAGCCCCTGTTGTGCTTTTTCTAAATCTTTAATACTATCAGCACCAGCATTATTTGCTTTATCTAATGCCTCTTGAGCTTTTTCAGCCTGTGTTAATAAAGGAATAACTTTTGAAATTTGGCGAATACCACCAATTTCTTCAACTACTCTAGCAAAATCTGTACTACCAACGGTGATATTTAATCTTTGAAGTCCCTGATTAATAGCAAGAATAGACTGATATGGACCAATAAATTGACCTTCGGCAGTTTCTAATTGAATTCCCAACTGTTCGAAAAATTCAATTGTTTTTGGTCTTTGTAGTCTAGCAAAAATTGTTCTGAAACCGGTAGAAATAGTTTCAGCACTTTCTCGCGTTGTTGATCTAACGGCTGTAATTAATGATAGTAATTCTTCTACCGAACCTCCAGCGGAAGAAAATGCACCACCAGTGCGTTTAATTGCTTCAACTAAGTCGCCTGATTCAACCGCATAATCCTTAGATAGTTTATTAATGGATTGAAGAACTTGTCCCGCTCTAGTGACACTCATATCGAATGTTGCCATAACAGCAATAAAACCTTCTGTTGTATCAGTAAGGCTATCAAAACCCGCCAGCAAACTTGTTTTAGCAAGAATTTCAGCACCCTCGGCGGCATCTTTAAAGTTATAACCGGCTTGTGCTAAAGTTCGTGCTAACTGTGCTGTTTTAGGTAGAGTAACATTATAAGCTTTTGATATATCAACTAAAGAAGAAGAATAATCTTTCGTTAGTTTTATAGAATCGCCAGTTGTTTGAGAAATATTAATAAGTTCTTTTTCAAAATCAATAGCATCTCTAGTTGCTGTTGAAACGGCACCGCTTAATTTTAAGATAGCAGTACTAACAACGGCATAGGCGGCAAAACTTCTTGCTTTTCCTTCTAGTGTATCAAAAAATGTATTCGCAGAAACACTTCCTTTATTGATAGTGCTTGTGAGAGTATTAACTTGAGAAGTTGCTTTATTTGCACCCGTAGTGCTAACTTTGACATTTATATTTCCAATACCAGCAGAGTTTATTGCTTTTTTAACTTTATTAAGATTTGAATTAGAGGGGGGATCTAATATGACTTTATAAGTTCCAATACCATCTCTAATAACTCTACGTATTGCAGCTAAATTAGCTTTTGATGGTGGATCTAAAATAAGTTTAATGGCACCTATACTGTTTTGAATACCTTTTTTAGTATCTGATATATTCTTCTTAGAGGGTACTTGTATATTTAATTTTATATCGCCAAGTCCAGCACTAGTTAGGGCTTGTTTAGCTATTTTAATACTGGACTTGTTTGGTTGCGATATATTTAATTGAATATTACCAATATTAGCTGCTTGTACAGCTTTTTTAATATCAGCAAGATTCTTCTTAGTTGGACTTCCAATTGTGATATATTTAAGACCATTTTCAATTGAGGTCTTGACTTTAGATATATTAGTTGAAGTTGGTGCTTGCAAATTCAACTGCATTGGAAGATTATAAGCCATTTATTTACCCATTATTCTGTGGCTTCTTCAACATCTTTTTTAGTTGAAGATGCACGGGACTTTTTCTTAGACGCCTTTGTTTCATCAACATCTTCTGATAAATCGTCCTCAAAATCTAGAGTATCAATAACATCATCTTCTATGATTGGATTATTATTAATGTCAATACGATTACCGTCCTTGTCGATTCTTGCACCGTCTTCATTAAGAAGATTACCCTCTAAATCTACTCGCTGACCGGCTTTGTTCGTAAGCTGACCTTTATCATTAAGAAGACCAAGTTTCTTTAAAAGCTTATTTTCTATAAGTGTATCTTCAAAGTTTTCTTCTAGACCGTAGGCGTAGTTAGCAAACTCGGAAGCACACTTGATCGCTAATTCTGTGTCTGATTTCTCATGATAATCATCCAGCGATGTATACACCGGTTTTTGTGTTTCATAGTCAAACACGCAAGCGGTAACTAAGTAGAAAAATCTTTCATTATCCGCCTGACCATCTGCGGTATTTGAATCCATTGAATTACGAACCATCAGTAAAGAAGAAAGGTCATTACGCAATCTCTTGAGTTCAATCCCCTTTTCTCTTAGCTGAGAGGCTTTCTTATAGAAACCGCTCTTAATCTTATATTCAATATCCGCACTTTTCTTTAGAAGAGATTCATACTCTTCCTGTTTACTATCATCCCAAAGACCCTGACGACGCATATGGTCTTCAAGACTTTTCTTAAGAATAGCCCCCTCTTCGATAGCCTTCTTAAATGTTTTGTTATAGACCTTTTGTGCTTCTACAGAAGCGGTTGCATTAGCCGGTCTGATAACATATTCCTTATCCTCAAATGTAAAACGCTTTTCTTCTTTCTTAGACATGTTCCCTCCTCAGATTCTTCTTATTGGTAAATTAATGTGATACTTATTCCATGTAACGTCATAGTTCTCAATTTCTAGATCGGTATTCCTAATTTGGGTATTACCTTTATCTAGAATCTCTGTCCTCATCTCTTCAAAAATATCCCTCATCCTAAGTTGATCTTTGGTAGGCTCTCTATCTGATCCTTCACCCCAAAGAAACCCGAAGTATTTTTCAATACTATAAAGAGAGCCTATCATCGTAGTTTGGACTCTTTTTTTCATTTCTTTCTTTAGTCTAGTTTTAGACCGTTCGCTTATAATATCTTGTTTCCTGTCCATTTTTTATCTCCTATGTTCTGAGGCCATTTGTAAAGCCTGCATTTGCAAATCCCGTCTGGTACTACTTAGTTGAGACTCTTCAACGGAGCCGCGTTCCCTCAAATCCTTTTTCAATGATTTAATTCTCGCTAATCCTTCCCCGTTATTTAGACTCATAACATCTTCCGCTTCTTTCTTGCTACGTGCCGGCAAGAATATTTCCCCCGCATTTTGCATTTTTTCGGGCAACATCTTTTCGGCATTTCTCTTCTTATCTTCTTCCGCCCTCTTTCTTCTTTGAACGATTGACCATCCATCTAGTGCTATATTATCTTCTATTATTTCATCCGATGGTTTATCCATAGATTGATAAACGCTGTCATAATAGTTAGACCATGATACAACTGATAATTGGGCATCCGTTAATGAAGATAGTTTATTCTCAAATACTCCTTCTTTTAAAGAAAACCATTTGTTTTTCCATTCATCACTTTTGGCAACATCTCTTGCTAAACTGCTTAAGACATTAATACACTCTATGTACTTATTATATAGTATTTGAGTTGGTATTATATTAGATGCTAGATCTCCATTTTGAAAGAATGAATTTTTTTGTATTAGGTATGATAAAAACGAATAACGTTTGAGATACTCACAAGTTTTATCATAAAATATATATTGTTTATTGTAAAGTTCAGTATGTCTCTGATATTGTTTTTCGATATTTGTTTTGATATATTGTCTTGTTGTTGAATTATAAAAGTGATTAAAGTAATCCGCTTTCATATTTTCAATATTCTTTTCAATCTCTTTAATATCTTCCCCATTTGTTTTAGATAGATATCCTATTGATATTAAATGATCTTCTGCATCTTTTTGGGTCCATACTCCATCTATTAATGCATCGTCATACTGTTCTTGCGAAAAAAAATCCGCAAAAGTTTTATCTTCTGCGGAAAATGGACGAATGTAGATATATTCCTTCCTTAGTCTAAATACAGAGATGCCCGATATTAAACTGTTTATATGTTCCAATTTTCCGTCCTGAAAGTCCAATTGAGGGGGGAAATATTTCCCCCCTCATACCAACACTATCATGCAAACCAGTCTTTCCAATAAGCACTAGTTGCCATAACCATTGGGTCGCCAGAATGTAGTACAACAAAGTCATTAGAATTTGTAAAACTATATGTAATTGTTGCATTACCACCGCCGGCATCACCACCACCATAAGATACGCTTGTAAGCTTATTTTTCTTTCCAAGCTGGAAAACAGTGCTGTCTGATAGTACAAGCTGAATCGAATGATTTGATAGATTCTTGCCGGTTGAAGGATCGCCTTCTTCTAGAGCATCAACATTGTCCCCACCAGTAGCAGTTACTTCAATATCGCATGTAACATCTACGGGAAAACTTACATAACGATAGTATGGCCCCTTCTTACCAAGCTGTTGAATATTTTCACGACCAAGATCGCAACTTATACTAATAGATTGAATATATGGACCAGATGTTGAGCCAATATACTTAGAGTTTGTAAGAGTGCCCGCCGCTCCACCGTCAAGTAGGTTTGGAACTTCTGTTCTAAATGTTCCAGAACCTAATGCCACGAAACCAGATCCAATAACAAGATTGTTGCGTCTTAGAACGCTATTGTTTGGACTTCCTGGGGCATTGCTTCCAAAAACACCGGTACTTAATGCCGCAACTAACGCACCGTTGGCATCGCTTGTTAATACGCCGCCAGTACCTGTTGTTGTAATCCAGTCTTTATTGTTGCCAACAAAAGTTGTTGATTCAGTAAAGTTCCCATCAGTTCCAAGAGTATATGATACTGAACTAATATACATACCTGAGCAGTATAGTTCAGCAACACCAGAGTTGACACCGCTTGCCATATATTCGTTTGTATCAACACCAACAGCCATTCTAACGTCTGTTCTTGCGTTGGCACGACCAGTAAGTGTTGGACTTACGGCACTTGGAGTTCCGGCATGATACATTAATGTATAACCGTCAAGAACTTTTTCAAAAGTAACTTCAATATCGGGAACTTCTTCATAGTTCTCATAAAGAGAAAGCTGACCAAGTTCGAAAATTTGTTCTAGATTAAAGTTAGTTGTGACACCAATTGATTGGAGTCCGTGTGCAATCATGAGATTTCCGGTGCCAATAAAGTCTGTGCCTCCAGTAGATGCCTGCCAGCTATCTTTAACTGTTGTCGCACCCATATCTCCAATAGCAACAGCCTGTGTTGCATAAAATACTCTTTTATTATTATTTGTAGCTCTGGGCATTTGTTTACTCCAAAAAAAAAGGGGGTGATTTATAGTTTATACACCAAAAAGTACGGTTTCTGTTGTTACCTTAACAGATCCTATATGAACATTTGTCCCAAGTGGATATATTGCATCAATACTTGAATCAATAAGGCGGATATAATTACCCTCATATTTTGATAAAAGATCAGGATACAACAGGGCACCAGATATTGGAACGCCTCTATAATCAAGTGGAAAAGCATTATCTGCCGCAATTTTATCTAAATCATAAGTTTTCATAACTTTTTGATTTTGCAGCGTTATAATATCTACTAAATGATCTCTTGTATATACATCCTCTGCCACGCAATGAAAAAGAAAATCAGTAAAAATATGCTGTCCACCACCAAGGGCATAGGGAGTCATTTTTCTATAATTGATTATCTCTATACCAATAGCTGGAAGTTGGAGTCTATTATCTGCTAACATCCCCCATTCTCCCTCATTATTAATAAAATTAGGATTTTCAGATCTTTCTGAATTTTGCTGAATTTGTTTGAACCATTCTAGTCCATCAGCTTTTGTTACATTGACATATTTATAACTATATCTACATGTAACAGAGGAGTTTGTAGCTATCGGGCTATTAAATATGACTCTTCCAAGCTGATGGTTTATATGATGTGAATATGTACCTGTTGTAGAGGTTGGATAAAAAACATTGTTTACATAAACGCCAGAAACGCCAGGATAAGCATTGTTTGTGCTAGTAAAAGCCCCCATTCCGCTTTCCCAAACCCAATTAGATCGAAATCCCTCCCAAACCTGACCGCTCTGATATCTATGATCATCAACTAAAGCAAGTTTATGTTCTAATCCGCCATAATATCCGGTTGATGGTATATCCACATTAATAAAGGCCGATTTTTCAATTAGTCCATAATCAAATAATGAAATCAGATTTTCTCGTAAATGAGTAGTGACAGTAGCATCACCAAAAGTATTAAAACCCTTTAATGTTGCCATTAGTTAGTTCCCATCATTGATGACATAACAAGTGTAGAAATATCGTCTTTTATTGAGTCTAATGCCCTGGTAACAAAATTATCTTTAACAGTCCCAGCATGTTTTGGGTCAATACGAAACGGATCTCTTGGGGTTTTAGATATTTTTTGCATTACCTTTTTACCGCCAGATCTAGTTTTGCCCTCTGCCTCTGAGAAAATCCAATAATCTGAAATAATTATTTGAGTTCCACGGGTTAATAGCCATTCTAGCCAATCAACTGATCCACCTTTGCTTTGAAAGCTCGCTCCCGGAACTTTAATAATCTTATTGACATCCTGTGCCATAAACTTAAGTTTGATGGTTGGTAGTTTTTTTCCCTTTTTTGGTGCTTCTATTTCCATACCATCTGTAATGTGTTTAGCAATGGCCTCAATGGTTGAATTAACAAGATTTCCAAATAAACCCAGGTCATCCCTTAGTTTACCAGATAATAATTCTTGTGTGGTTGGAGAATCCATTAACGCTTTTAATATAAGTACACCAATTTGAAATTTAACATCGTCTGATATAGTTCCAGTAAATTTGATATTCTTAGTCGCAAAGTCTAATGCGGCCTTTTCAAATACACTAGTATCGGTTATAGTTAAATTACCAATTAACACTATGCACGCCTCCAAAATGCCATGAGATAATTATTATTTAATCCATGCACAATTGGTTCTGCTGATTTTATAAAACGCCATTCTTGATGAGATGTTTTATCTGTACATACAAGTAATGCTATTGCCTTATTAAATTTATCAAGATTTTCATACTTTGTGATTGTCATTACAACTCCGTCCTGAACTTGTATATGACCAAATTTTTGAAAATCTTTTTTGTCCCAATACATTCGAAGTGAAATATTTTCTGTTGTTTCGATTGTTCTAAAAGACTTATCACCTCTTTTAAAACCATTGCTTGGATGCATATCTTGTAAATTCATCGTTTTATTTTGCCTCACTGGAGGCATCTGATTGTCTATAACTTCTATTTGTTCATTATAAACAAGCTGACAAGGAACAGTGTATAAATCGGATTCTAAAAAAGAATCCATTACTTCTGCATATTTTATACCTATAATGTCTGGAATTTTAAGCATTATGCTGATGTATCTCCACTGTAATATCTAACGTCATCAAATCTATTATCTAAAATGCCACTTTGTGTTGGAATCTGTGAAGTCTGATTAATTTTTGGATTTATAGTATGATTTGTTACTACTCCAAGTTTATCTACAGAAACTACTACTGAACCATTTTTATAATCATTGGCACTTATCACTTTTTGTATAACGTCAGGCATGTTTATTATCCTTATCTGAGATATTGTCTAAATGTACTACTACCATATCTAGCCACGACATTGCTGCCTGGAGAATATGGACTAAGAATTGCTTTACCAACAGCGTTATTTCCTGCAATATAATTAAATTTAAATTGTTCGTAAGTCTTGTGGGCGTATTCATATAGGTATTTTATATTTGTTGCAACAGCCGTGTAATCTATCGAACTTGGACCATCTACAACTTTTAATGCACTAAGAGCGGATGTTTTCATCTCGCTTCCCATAATTATTACTGCTGTTTTAAGTGAAACTAAATTAATGAAAGCATCGTCCTTATTCACCGTTGATAATCCCGTTGTTGGATCAGTTGGATCTGGACGCAAATAACACTGTTCAACATCCACAGTATAGATATTCTCAAAATCAACTTCTGTTAGAACAATCTGTGCTGCAACTAGAATTGAAGTTTCTAGTCGGGAATTAGAATATGTATAGTTTGTCGGATCTACGTCACTTATAAGTGTTCGCACTATAGTTGTCATTTCGCCTTGCCAAGACATAATACCCCCTTATAGGTTGCAATACACTTTAAAGTCAGAAATACTAGTATAATAAATCCCACCCGGCAAAGTCACCTTCCCTTGAAGTTTATAATTTCCCGCCACATTAAAATCGCCCGAAATAGATGAATAATACATTTTACCATCTACACCGTTAGTATATAAAGTTCCTGTTTTAGTATATGATTGTCCATCTGGTTTTCTAATAATAACCTGTAATAATGATGCATTGGAAATGTCTACAATTTCACCATTATCTTTAACGGTCATGATCAACTGAGTTCCAATATCACCAACATGTATTTCGCTAGCCATATTTTAGCCTATTTAAATACGATAAAATTATTTGAATTGTTAATATCTAGTGTAAAATTATTATATTGACTTATATCAAAAACAAAACTACTTAATTGCTGTATATCTAGGTCGAAATTAAAAACTTCAACCGTAACGGTAGTTATAAAAACAAAAGAAGAAAATGGCAAATCACAAATTGGTGCTTCACAAAACATAAGTCTCTTCCATATTAGTATACTCCATATATATCCATTTTTATAACAGCGAGGCTTCTTGGAATGCTCTATCAAGATCTTCTTCTGATAAACCAAGAACAACAGTTAATTGACTTATCCATGCGTGATTTCTCTCAATATACGGAGCATATTCCCATTCCGCTTTTATAGACTCTCTTATCAGTTGATCTTCTATAGAATCTATCACGGAATATATATCATCGAGAGATACTCCATTTTGGATTAACCATAATCTTGCCTGTCTGGCACTAATTCTCTGACCGGGAATAACGCTATTTACTCTATCTAATTTAGTTTCGATATCTGTTATTACAATTTCCATTTTTTCTTTTTGTTCAGCGGATTCGTCTAATTTTTGAGATAGATTATTTATTAACATTAATGGTTGAAGGATTATCGGGTTATCGCTAGTTGTAGGAATATCTGGACTAGTACTAGGGACTATTCCCGCCATCACACAGGCATTCTGATATTCTTGAAAGTCAATACCAAGCCAATAAATATGCATTCCATAACCAACAGTGGTCACTAAGTTTGGATCGGTAACTCCATCGATATATCCATTACCGTTACTAATTATCCAGTATATTCTCTGATTGCCGGCTCTAATTTCACTGCTCATGTTTGTAAGCCTCCGTCTGAAAAAACCCAACCGTATGCTCGTAAAGCCTCTCTCGCCCCGCTGCCGGCCGCGGTGAATTTACTATTCCCAAAATTCGGAGTCATTGGCGAAAACCAATTTGCTACTCCGTTTTGAGACAATCCTGTTTTAGATGCCCAGCTATTGAGTATTAAATCATATTGCCCAGATGGTATTCCTCCATTGACTAGGAATAAGTTCAAAGCTGATGAAACATTAAGTCCTGCTAAATTCCAATTTTCTAGCCCGCTGCCGGCAAACACGGGATTAGACGCAAACATCGCCTCCATAGTAGTAACCTTAGAAACATTCCACCCACTAAGATTCTGATTAAAATTAGTCTGAAACATACTTCTCGTATCAGTAAAATTTCTAGTATCCCAATTTGAAATACTGTCTATAGAATTTAAGTTCGTCGCTCCCGCAAACATAGATCTAGGATTAGTTATACCGCTAGTATTCCAGCTACTTAAACCGGATACATTTGCCATATTACAACCACCAAATAAATTGTTGCAACTATTTCCACTAGAAAATACCCAATTAGGGAGATAACTTCCACTTATATTTGCATTGGCAAACATATTATCATGAATACATCCATTCGCCCCCCGCCATCCGCTTATGGTTAAATTTGTTAGATTCGTACAAAAACTAAACAAACTATTCATGCTGGTAACTCCAGTAACATTCCAGTTACTCAGAGTTAGTGGTAATCCGCTACCTAATCTTGTGCAACTAGAGAACATATTCTGTATAGTACCTACCGGCCTCAATTGCCAATTGCTCAGTCCACTCCCGATGAAAGAAGGACAAGAAGAAAATATTGTCGGACACGTTCTTAGGCTTCTTACATCCCATGAACTTAAATTTGCATTAAAATTTGAACAATTAATGAACATATCACCCATATTAGTAACACCACTCACATCCCAGTTTTCTAATCCTTGTCCTTGAAAAACAACACAAGAGTTAAATGTATTCTGCATACTAGTAACTTTGCTAGTATTCCAATATAATGGCTGATTAAAATTAGTTGCCGCAAGAAATGCGTTATTTATATCGACTATATTACTAGTATTCCAGTAACTAACTTTTGAATTATTAAAGTTAGAGCATCTGCGAAAAAAATTGTTCATACTCGTTATTCCAGTTGGAATAGTTTCTGGACAATCTATCAAATTTACATTTTCTGCAAAGGTGAATGTCAAGGAAATCGCCCCAAATGGAATCTTGCCAAATGAATTACACTTAATTAATGCTCTAGTATCTAAAAGATTCGCACTTGTTCCAAAATCAAATGATGTTACACTAGAAATTTGAACAGTATAAACTCCGTGACACGCATAAGTGTGTGATTGGGTAGAAAAACCCGCCTCTTGTAAAATTGTGGTTGATCCATCTCCCCAATCTATGATAGCTCTTTGTGTTGCGAGAGTACGTATCTGTAGATAAATAGTTGTTGACGGAACTTGTATTGTGCCATATAAAGAACGAGAAAACGTTAATCTAGTATCAAAAACCAAGACTAAATTATTTGTATTAACGCTCCAGTCCGTATTTGGGGGAAAATGATAGGGAGTATTTATAACGGTTGGAACGCCCAATAATCCTTTGGGAAGATTACCAAAGGGATCATTCAAGCTTAAGTTTTGAGAAACTATTCCGTTGTTCACAGGTCCGCTCCGAACGCTATGATGTTAAAACCCTGAGTTGGTCCTATACTGTTAGCGGCACTTAAAACTTGCCCACTCATTAACACAAGATTATTATAAGTAGTACTAATTCTTGTGGCCTTAACGCTCGCGGAAGGAGTTGCTGCCGCAATAGTTATTTCGTCAAATAATGGATTACCAACTATTCCAACCCCAGAAATATAGATTCTAGCCAATCCCGCAACAGTCGTTCCTGTTGCATGAACAACAATCTCTGCAACTCTTGTGCCAGCTATAGAACCACTAACAAACGGAACATATCCAGAACCTGAAATTCCGTCCCTATTGTTATTCAGAATCGTTACTAAACCATTTCCAATTTCTGGAAAAACAGCGAATGCTGGATTATCTGCCATATTATTTTCCTTTATCTAAAGTTTGACCACATATATAAGTTGTTTCCGTTATTTATTATAACACCATTCACGGTTAATCTATTATCGATAAAAGTTAAATCACTTTGACCAATTATACCAGAGCTTGTTCCATCAGACGTTAGTAATCTCCCAGAGCCTGGATCAGATACAGAAACGCTGCCTCCTCCACTACCGCCGCCGGAAGAATTAATCGTATAAATTCCGTTATTGCTAGTTATGGTTACGTTCGTACCGGGCAGGATATCCTTTACTGGTAATAATCCGCTTACTCCGCTATCAAAATTAGAGATATCAGAAACGGTATGAGAATGTCCGCTTACGCTATAGTTGCCACTGGGTTGAAGACCGCTTGTGCTAATATTCAGGACTCTATTTGAAGAACTTATAATGACATTTCCGCTTCCAACAACTCCAGTAAATGGAAGAAGTCCACTAACTGCTGAATTAAAATCAGTTATTTGTGAACTAGAGTGTGTATGACCGCTGAGACTAACCGGAACTCCTGTGACAAATAGACTATTAAAGTTTCCACTATTTAATAGAGCATATGGCGTTAAAAGTCCGCTCGTCGCTGTATTAAAATCTGTTATATTGCTTGCGGTATGATTATGACCTACCAAACTATAGTTTCCGCTAGGTTGTAAACCGCTAACAGAAACTATATAATTCCCAGTTGTAGCAGTTACATTTACATAACCACTACCGCTTACATTTTTAACAGAAATTAGGCTATTGACCGATGTATTAAAGTCAGTAATCTGAGAACTAGTATGGGTATGTCCACTAAGGCTCACTCCAGTTCCATTTACAGACAAGGAAGAAAAATTACCGGTTCCGTCAATAACATAAATATTAATGCCACTATTAAGTAAATTTAATACTTGACTTTGACTTAATCCAAACGTTCCAGTCGTATAGATAGTATAAGAATTTCCGCTCTTATTGACTCCTACGCCGCTAACTCCCGTAATTGTAATATTCGGAGAAATACCGCTAACAGCAGATGAGAAGTCGCTAATATCAGAACTTAGTATTCCTGTATTTCTCCATAGCCCACCGTTATATTTTAAAAACTGTCCACTAACCGCACCAGTGGTAGCAACATTATGTAGTTCTTCTAACTCAAAACCATTTTGTATGCGAACATTAAATACACCTTCATTTTGGTGAGTTCTAATAACGGTGCCAACAGATACAAGATGATTCGGAACATATGGCTTATCAATAGTTAATCCGCCAGACACTGTTGGGCTTAGATATAGAATACGCCCATTAACATCCCCATGAGGAGCATTTATGTTGAATTGGTCCGTATCTATTCCATAGATATTTCCATACACAACAACATGACCGCTGCTCATTGCGGGAATTTCTTCTTTTGTAATTCCAAATGTCTTACTAGATTTTGGCTCCCCGTTCGCTAAAGCAAGGGTGACTGTTGGTAGATCTCCCTGTCCACCGCTAATGTAAACGACAGAGAACTTTGGTAGGACAGATCCGTTCCTATTAAAAACTGTTGTGACTAATGAGTAAGATTCACTAACAGTAGTTAAAGTTGAATAAATAGTATGATTACCGCTAGTGTTGGTAACACCAACTCCATATCCTCCAGTGATAGAAACTACTGGCAACAGCCCACTAACTCCGCTAGCGAAATTTGTTATGTCACTTGCAGAATGAAGATGCCCGCTAACACTCAGGGGATATCCATTAAAGTACAGTATACTGTTGGCATTATATAGAACCCCGGATACATTACCCGGAATCCCGCCATTAATTAATATACCAGAAGATCCAGCAACTACCCTATCGGCTTCATCCTTATAGACGCTTTTTTCAGAAGGATAAGCTATAAAAACATTACTAGATCCATCTAGGTTAATCTTATTGTTAGAATTAGAACTAGAGAGAATGATATCTCTTGTAAGAGTATTTGATGAATATGTTCCAATTCCTACTTCCCAATTACTATTATCAACAACTGTATAGTATGTTATATCGCCATCAGATAAAACGGAAGAGAATGGCTGATATGTAGCGGGGGCACCACCAAGTACTATGATGCCACTTCCAGAAGATATACTAGTTTCTTTAATTCTGTTGGCTAGATGTAGCGGCATAATTAATCCTTAAATAATAAAAAAGGGGAGGGGGAGGATATCTCCCCACTCCCCCAGAGTGACCATCAAGAACAATCCTCAGAAACTTCCGAGGATTACTCTACGATTATCTAGAACGCCAAAGCCAATTTCGGCAAAGCCATAAAGGCCAGCACGTTGCTGACGATGGAGAGTTGGGTCTTCGAAGATTGTTACTTCTTGCTTGACTGGCATAACGAAGCTATCGTTAGCAGCAAGATCTAGACCAACAACTAGTTCAACGTCACTGCTTGGACCAAGAGTACCACTTAGGTTACTTGAGTAGTAAACCTGATATTCTTGACCTTCGCCAAGTTCGTCAATCGCGTGGAGATTAACATTAAAGACGCGAGAAACTGAACCGGCATCATCATTAGCAACATAAACTTCTCTACGACTAGTGTCGTCAAGCTGGTCGATTCCCCAATTTCTCATATCTTCAACACCTTCTGGTGAAAGATAGAGATCGGTTAGTCTACCACGCTTAATTGATGCACTATTACCACCGGCATTACGACGCATGACAACCTTTAGAAGACTGACAAGACGCTTTGTAAACTGACCGGCAGCAGCATCGGCATCATAAACTAGGATGTTACGATCAACGCCAGCGGCAAGAAGTGTATGCCAAGCATCGTCATTCATCTTCTTGACGAAGCCAGCTTCAAGAACCTGTGTTGCACGGGCAACAATGTCCCAACGGGCTTCACGGGCATAACGAAGTAGCCAGTCAATAGCGTTTGTTACGGTGTATGTGGGCACCATGACGTAATCGCCTTCAACTGTTCTTTCAGGAATACGACCGTGTGCTGGGGCAACATAAGCGGCGAAATCAGCTTCTTCACCAGGGGAAAGAAGATCAAGGGGGAATTCTGTTGAACTTCCCGGAGCCATTGGAATTCTTTCATAGATGTTGCTGGCAATATCGCCAACCATGATACCGTCACGTAATGGCAGTTCGATAGCCTTAGCAAGTTCAGCCATAGCTATTCCTGCTTCGTTGCGATCTGCACTGGCGGTACGCTTTAGTAACTGAATAAATTCAGCATCGGGTTTAGTTAGAAATGACATATTTATATTCTCCTATTTCTTATTAAGTTCATGGAAGGTTGACAGCAACTTTAGCATAACCATCGGCGTCCTTTGTTGAAAGGAAACGTCCGATAGCTGGTGCCCCGGTTGCCTGAGAGGTAGAAATTAAACCACTTGCAGCAAGATAAGCTACGCCTCCAGCGGTTGGTGTACCACTGATTCTATCAGTAACAACATTACCCTTGGTAAGAATAGTAACCTTACCTCCCTGTTGTACTTCATCCTTATGCTGGTTTAGGTGCTGACGGGTTAGGTCGATATTAACTACATCGTTTAGGAGAATACCAAGTGGATTGGCACCTGATGGATTAGCAGCAACTGTAACTAATGCAGCAGCACTATCCATAGCAGAACCAGAACCCTGTGTACTAACTGAAACAACGACGCCACGGGCGGCGGTTTCGTTCATAAAAAATGAAATGTCTGTATCTAATTCGTAACGATCACCTTTAAGAGCCATATTAATCTCCCTATCACTTAAGATTTTTAGTGGATTGTAAAACCGATTTACGCAACCAAGAAGCGGCAGAAGCAATAGCAGTGTTCTGATTTTCTTGATCTGATTCAGGGTTTGCTAAGGAAGCCTCAGTAACGCCCTCGACACTATCCAACTCGGAAGCATCAGCTTCTTCGTCTTCATCACTTGCCGCATCCTCTGATCCAAAATCAACAGGAGCAGGCTCTGACTTTTTTTCCGGTTCTGATTGTACAACCGGTTTCTTATCAGCTAAAAGAGCAACGACTGATGTGAACATTTCATCTGACGCATCAGAAAAATCTTCAACAATCTTTGCGGCTTTTTCTTCATTGGCACCGGCTTCAATAAGGGATGCCATACGCTTCATGCCCTTCATTTCTTTGAGCATGGCAGTATATTTATCTTTCATCCCTTTGAGTTCTTCTTCTTTCTTCATCATTTCTTTCTTTACAGCCTCGGCTTCTTTCATCATCTTGTCTTTATCGCCATTCATACCGGCAACAGAATCTTCTAATTCTTTTACCTTGGCTTGAAGAGATGTAATAAGCTGGTCTTTCTCGGCTAAAACTGATTCATCGGCAGATGTAACATCTACTGATGGCTCAATTGTATGTTCGGTTGTAGATTCGGGTTCAACACTAGCTTTGCTAGAGAGTTGATCCTTTAAGTCTTCAACCGGCATGGTAATATCACTCATATTATGATTCTCCATCGCAGTTAAAAAATTGTAAAAGGTTACATCAGCCTTACTATTAAAAGGATTGACTTCCTTGTTAAGAATGATACTTCTTGGATTAGCTGGCTTTTCGACTAAACCTTTTCCAGAGAAATAAAAACCTCTTAAAAGTCTTCCTATCTTGTATCCGTTATATTGTCCAGTTCCACCATAAGCCCTTAGATGCTTTGTTAGAAAGGAAGAAGCTTCCGTTCTGGACAAAACTTTTTGTTCATTATTTGGTGCGATGATAGCATAATCAAAGTTGTTGAATACACATTCCATAGAAACGGACCATAAGCCATTGTCTATTTCTTGTGTTAATTCTTCAATCCTTTGTCTCATTACTGGATCAGACCATGTTTTATAAATAACAGCACTTGTTATAATATCAAGTTTTTCTGGTAAAGAAGAGGGGTCTGTATTATGTTTAACTTCATTACCGTCGTGATCTACAACCATAGATCCGGTTATATGTCCGATGATATCAGTATCATCATGCATATAGTTAAATTGTTTGTTTACGGGAGTATTGCGAGCAACCCATAACTCATTAACGCCAAATACATCGTCATTTTTGTTCCAACCGGCTGAAACAAGTATGGAATTCAAATAGTATAAATCGTTTTGTTTTTCGGCATCCTTATACAAACTTGCGAAAGACGAAAAGATATTGCCAGGAGATACTATCTCCTTGCTGAGAATATCACATTCAAAAGCAATAGAATTATTTTGTTCTATAGCTTCTGCAATGCCGTCTGATTTTTCGTGTTCATATATTTTCATATTGTTGCCTTTCTATTTGTAATACTCCAAAAAACATAATTTAAGTTATTTTTCTGTAAAAAAATCGAATGAATAAGTTAAATTATATATCTGTCGTAATTCATCTATAGATGGCGTTCTGCCTTGATTTTCTATAAATTCCGCTTTTAATTGAGTCTTCATCTCGTTTTGAGATGGACTTACCTTCGGATTATTTTCTAGAATTAAAGCTATTTTTTCTTCATTTATTAAATCGTATGGAGTTAAGCTACATAATACTCTAAATTTTATTTCTTCCAAATCTGTTAATTCGGCCTTTGTTAATTCTCTAAGATTTTTCTTATTATAATGATTTAACATTGCCGGATTAATTATATTAGAAATTACCTTTTGTGCTTCTGCACTCCAAACTAAAAGAGATGCAAGTGCTGGTTTACTCTTTGGTAATACTCTCTTTTGTTTTCTTGGTTTTGTATCTTGAGCAAACTTTGGTCTGCCATTATTATTTGGAGACTTTTTATTATTTTGTAATCCGGGAGGAGTACTTATTGGACTTTGTTCTTTTGGCTTTAGAGTTGTTACATCATCAATTCCAATTTCGCCTCTTTGTAAGGCAATCTTTCTGTATTCAGAATCCGCATTGCCATTATGGAATGGATCTGCTTTTGGAGGCATTTGTCTTTGATATCTCTTTCTTGCTTCTGTTTTAATTCTAGAGTTTTCAACGTCGTTAAGTTCGCCAAGTCTTTCTCTAAGAGTTTCAACGGAGATAATATCTCTATCAACTAACTGCATTAATAGATTCTTTTCGGCCGTTTCATCTGATAAAATCATATGCTCAAAGTGTAATGTGGCAGGGGTACTAAAACCCATAGCCTTTTGTACATATTCTATTTCTTTTTCCCAGAATTCATAAAGTAGATCGCGGCCATATTCTAGCCTTTCAATGAGCGTTTTTAAAGAAATAAAATTGTTAGTAAATCCACCCGACTGACCGGCCAATCCAGTTAGAGTTGGAGGAATACCAAGACCGGCATAAATACTATTAAGAACTGGCTGGTATTTTTCAGAACCAAGAAATTTATATATCTGAGTATTACTTTCTTTAAAGTCAATTTCTGGACCCCAAACTAAATCCATTGTTCCGCCGCCAACGTTGCTCGCTAAAATATTACGTAGTTTATCAATAGCACCTTTGTTTGGTAAAATCTTATGTTCTAGATTACCTAATCTCCAAAGTCTGATATTTGAAATAGCACCATCTAGAGCGGACATATCAGCTAGCTTCATTTTTTCTAGCATTATAATATCATCAATAATAGCGTTGATCATTGGGTTTGCCCACAACTCCCAATCATCCTTCTTATAGTAAAATACTTCAATAGTATCACTATCTAGTTTAATGTAACTCTCTTGTTTTTCTAATGCCTTTTTTATTTGAGAAGGGAGATTCTCTATATATTTACCATTCTTTTCAAATGATTTACGTACAGAATTACTAATCTTCATCTTAAACTTTTTATCGCCGCTAAAAGCACCGGCATATCCACCCTCAACATCAATCATTAAAGGGTTGAGAAAATCATATTTAAGAGGTATTTCACGTTTTAAAACTCCAAGATCTTTTAATTCTATTGAGTCTCCAGCTTTAGATAAATTACGCTCCTGTTTCTTGGAGATTTTTCCATAACGTTTTTGTATCACTACGTTTCCGCAACGATATAACATATTTAAAAATCTCTCAGAGCGTTCTTCTCCTTTTACCTTCTTAAACCATCTACGATAAAATCTTTCTATCTTTTTATTAGGATGATTTAATGTAATTCCCTGTGATCCAAAATCTCCCATGAGATCAATCACGTTCTTAACTATTCCAACCCTCTCATATGCTTTCATGCACATGGACATGGCTTGTTTAAAGTTACTAGCCGGTTCTTCAAATGGACGAAAGCGATAATAATCGTCCTTAAGAAAGTCAGTTCTGACTGATATATTTGGCTCAATATCAATATGTGAGCGACGACTAGCGGCATTAGATGTCATAATTCCGTCATAACTATCGACATTGCCAACAGTCTTATCAAAAGCGGTCTGTTGATCTTCTGCCGAAGTCCAAAATATATATGGTGTTTTGTCTGGTGTTTTATTATCTTCTGCCATTTTCATCCTCTTCTATATCAATCTGTATGGATTCGAAATGCGATCTAACTGTTTATTATACTCCATATAAATTAGTAAATGTTATTCATTTGTGAAGTAAACCAGTTGGGACCAGAAAATGTAGCACCTTCAAATCTCTGTGCGTTGCTCTTTACGGCAAATCCACCGTAGGCAGAATATGTCGCCTGCTTTTCGCCAAGGTCAATATTTCTTCCCGCCATATTTGCCATAATTAATGCGGAATATCTATCCTTACGCATTCTTTGTTTTTTGCCAACCCCTACTTTAACTTCTGGGGTGTCCCATCGCATACGTCCATTTATACTCTCACTAACTTCAATTAATGATAGTTCATTCTTAAGTTCTTCAATTTCCATGACACAATCTTCTAATGTATCATAAAGTCTATTATTTGCTTTATCTTCTTCAATTGATAAACCTATAGTAACTGGATCAAATCTTGGGAATAGTAATGTTTTATCTTCTAAGTCTTTACGTAGTCCATGGTTAGCGTCAGAATACCAATCATACTTGGCAAATTGACACATCTCTAAAATATGTAATCCTGGCTGATCATCTGACGGCTGTGGTTTTTCTTCATCAATGATCGGCCAAATAGCAATCTCTCCGGGCTGTAATTGACTATTATCATGTAATGCTTCCGCAACTGAATAACCGCCGCCCTGTGCGTCCATAGCAATATGCACAATTTGGAATAAGTTCATTAAATCTCTAATTTTTCTTGCACAATAGCTATAGAAGTTATTCTCTTTAGTCAGACCTTTCTTTACACGCTCTGTATGATCTTTTCTTGTAGTGGTCCAACAATGTACAACCCGCCTATGGTCTTGATGGAGTTCTAGAATAATAATACTAAAATTATCTACTTCTGACGCCGGGTCAATAGCCATGACATACTTTTCATTTTTATTTCCACGTAAAAGAGGATCAAAGTATATATCCCCGCTTGCAATCTTTACGGGCTTTGAATCTGTTCCAACACAAGACTCAATTAAACTTCTCTTGAAAAATCCTTTACTATCTTTTGTAAATACAGCACCAAACTCCATAAGATAGAGGCCATTATGAATAGTTGCTTTAGAACGTGCGATTTGTCCTTCATCCATGAATCCTCTTGGTACTAAATCGACCGGTATTCTGATAATAGAATAATCATCCCATTTAAAAGAAGGAGGTATTTCCTCGCCATTAAATACATTGTTCATTATCGCTTTTCTATCGCCGCGAGTTTCTATGATAGTCTTCCATCTTTTCCAGTATTCGGCAAAATGATTAAATTCGTAATATGCTGTTCCAGATATGATAATTTGATTGCTTTTAGCAGCTTCAAGTATTTTTTTCTCTCCATAAAGTGAAGATGGATCAATACCCATTTCTAGGGCTTTTGCTTCCATAGCCATTCTTTTAACGTTTTCTACTGGAGAGGCAGAAACGGCCGCGAAGCCGGCGATAACATTTTCAAAAACTTCTCGGGACATGCTCGCAAACTCATCCGCGACAATATCATTGGCTCGCTGTCCGCGAATTTTTTGACCGTCCCCGATAGGTAACGCCGATATGGTGCTTCCATTAATCGTCATTTTGCACATATCAACGTCTCTTCTTGGGCCACTATTACTGTCACACATGTCTCTTAATATTGGTGCATTCTTCCATATGTTCTCCATATAATCATGAAGATACTTTGACTGTCTGAATGCTGAACCTACTACTACAATTTTTCTGTTTGGTATCAGTGATGCACGTAGTATACAATATAGCGATAGAAGAAACGTATTGTGAGTTACTATATAATCTTTGGTGATATATGTACTATCTAGACTATCCACTTTTATGCAGTATCCCTCTGCGTTTTCAATTCGCTCAATATTTGTGATAAAAATCTTTTCATATTTAGACTCACCAGCTTTTGATTTTTTATGATTCAGATACGATAGCTTTCTTGTTAAAGAAAATATTCCTTGATCAGTATAGATCCTTATTTTATAACAGTCTGCGTATCTTCTTTTTCCTATATATGACGGTTTGATTTTTTTGCTGCAAGAAATACCTAATGACCTAATTACATCCATGAAGTCATTACAAAGCTTTTCTGAAACTGTATAATACTCTATTGTTCTACAATCGGACCATCCGTCTGTATCCATTAGTCCTTTTATTAACTCAAGCTTCTGATTATAAGATGCAAACTTATATAGGTCTGGAATGAATTTTGTATGTGAATTATGTCCCCAGATTTTAACTTCTCTACATAAATGATGAAATGGTAAAACCTTCTTATCAGATCTTATAATTGCATAGTCTATATCGTTTCGTGCCTTCAATACATAACCATAAGGCAATAGCGATTGAAATCTATCTAGTAATTCCGAATCCCTAGATGATATGACAATTGCATTTTGCGTTAATGTTCCATCTCCTAATAAAACGCCAACAACATACGGATGCAATGGCAAAATAGACTCTTCCTCATTCATTAATGCCTTATTAACTGGTAAAGCATATCTGTATTCTTTGCAGACTTTTGGAGTCTTAGATTTACTATCTTTTCTCACGTAGAAATAATTATCTGCTAAGTCCTTTGTTTTTAACTCTGACCATATAGTGGGATTTTTTGGATCTTGGTTTTTATTCTTATCCCATACTTTCCACATATGATCTTCACAGCAGTCTATGGTCCTGCCATCTCTTAATGAGATGCGATACATTACTAGATTTTTTTGCAACTCTGTCTTGTAAATAACATTGCATAAGGTTCCATCAGAGCTATATACATGATCACCAACTTCGATATCACGCATCGACTTCCATCCATTTTTAACCCTAATTTTTTCATCTGGCCTAATCGCTTTCCCCAGCCCTCTTGTCCCCACAAGCATTGGAAATTTTCTATTCCACATCTCTTGTAATATCAACGCCTGCATTGGTAATAGGTCGATATTTAGTAAATGCTTGCATATAAATGAAAAGTATTCCGGGTTCATAAATAAGCAAGTTAGTCGCTTATAAAATTCCTCCGGGTCATCTGTCTTTAGTCTATCTAGAGGATTAATTATAAACCGGTCATCTACATTTAGATTTAACCATGCATTATTAAGTTCTGTTATAACAGTTCTGTCTTTAATCTCTACATTTACCATGAGGTCACTACCCTATCTGCAAAGCCATAATAGACCGCTTCTTTTGCACTTAGATACCAGTCTCCAGACTTAAGCTTTCTCATTAGATATTGTTTTACTTGATTTTCTGTCGGCTTTTTATTAAACTTGTCTTTGAAGAACTCCCCATCCACACATTTTCGGGTGTATATATCCATCATTACATGTAAAAACTTCCGGTCTTGTTCCATCCAATTATGAACGTTTTGGAAATCACCACCCCCATAAGAACTACCAAAGTGACACATAAAGTATGTATTCGGGGTAATTAGCCGCTCATCTGCCGCTTGTAAGATAATACTACTCATTGACTCCGCTTGACCATAGGCGATAATAGTAACATGAGATTTACACATCGTGATAGCGTCATATATTGCCATCCCATCAGCCCATTCCCCGCCAATACTTTGCATATGAATTTTAATTGGATCAGATGACCGGCCTTCCAGTACCCTTATATTTTTAATAAATGCGGTAGCCATTTTATATTCCACGCCGGGATTTTGGTTATCGTCCGACATTAAAGAATTATGTAGGAATATCTCTCTTGTATTGATATTGGCACTATAATTGTGTAAATCGTGTAGTAAGTCTTTATCATTTTTCATCTGATTTCTTCTTCCCATGACTTGAGAGTATCGTATGTAAAGTTTTCCGCACTATCCCGGTCTTGACAGAATACCACTTCTATGTTAGGATAATCTAAGCTTATCTGCGATACTAGCTTCGCTAGATATTTGCCATTAAGTTTGACTTTAGCCATTTGTGCTAATGACATTCCCGAGTTCTTTGGAAATTCGTAAATATTAGATTCTGGAAACTCACAAACAATATAAGCTTTCCGTAAATTAACCATCCGGTCAAATTCGCGGTAGAATCTAGCTTTAGCTGTACGCTTTCCTAAATTATTAGCTAATTCAGTTGCGGTGGCTTTTCTCTCTATTACAACAAAGTCTTCAAGTATCTCTGTTGTATAATCACCAGAGTCTAATTTCCTTTGGGAAATCTCCACATCAGTAAAAGGAAAATCCCATCCATTACGTTCTCTAGTGTCTCTTATTATTTTCATTGTTCTTAACTATTTCCATGAATAAAGATTGATATAAGTGTTCTTGATCTTTTATTGATTTATGACAGGCATAACATAAAGTAATCAAATTATTTACATCATATCTCAAATATGCCGCTTTACTCCAAGGAATAATATGATGAGATTCTAACCTTTTCTTGCACTTACATCCGGGCATCTGGCATTTATATTTATCCCGCTTTAATGAACGCTTTCGAACCTCTGCATATATTGGATCTTCATAATTTCTCATTGTCTTGTTAAACTCACAACATGAAAATCATCTTTTAACTCTTTTAATAGATTCTTAGTTTCATGAGAAGAAGATTGTTCCGTTATACAATCACAAAATAGTTTATATGCAAAATAACAAGCATCGTCGGGATTGTCTGCCTGTATATCTAGCGTTAGAGAATCTTTATTGAAAACTCCAAGCTTAAACCCAAGCTTTTTTATCTTGGGCAGTATTCTCAGCATATTAACAACTACTTTGTAATTCATTATTTAAATCATGTTGTAGCATCATTGATACAAGTTCCTCAAAGGAAGTCTTTGGCCTCCATCCTAATTTATTTGTGGCCTTTGTGTTATCACCTAGTAGATAGTCTACTTCTGCCGGTCTATAAAATTCTGGGTCTTGTACTACATATTCTGACCAGTCCCTAATGCCAATTCTATTAAAGGCTACGTCTAAGAACTCCCGAATAGAATGAGTTTCACCAGTACAAATGACATAATCATCAGGAATATCCTGTTGTAACATCATCCACATGGCTTCCACGTAATCTCCTGCGTACCCCCAATCTCTAAATGCTTCAAGATTCCCTAGACGTAGCTTCGGAAATGGTACTTCGACTCCGTTGGACACTATATGTTTACAAAAATCCCCAATCCACTTTGTAATCTTGCGTGTAACGAAAGTTTCTCCACGCCTTGGCCCTTCGTGGTTAAATAATATTCCGGCACTAGCATGTATTCCATACGCTTCACGATAGAGTCTTACAGCCTCATGAGCGGCACATTTTGCTATTGCGTATGGGCTTTGTGGCAAAAATCTTGTAGTTTCACTTTGAACTTTCTTACCATCAACAACATCGTAATTTTTACCAAACATTTCACTACTACTGGCTTGATAGAATTTGACATTGTTGGTTAACTGCAAATCAACAATAGCCTGTAGAATATTTAAACATCCTTTGGCGGTAACATCCCATGTTAATCCGGGCTGTTTAAAAGAAACGGCAACGTGTGATTGTGCCGCAAGATTATAGAATTCACATACTTTTTGTCTTGGGGCATATTTTAGTAATACATTTACAATACTAGAATAATCAGTAATATCTCCATCCACTAATTTAAAATTAGGATGGTCAAGAAGGTGTTTAATCCTACCGGTATTATCAGTAGAAGAACGTCGGGTTATGCCAACAACCTTATATCCTCTTGATAAAAGAAAGTCAGCGAGATGTGATCCGTCCTGTCCGGTTATTCCAGTAATAATAGCTTTCTTGCAATTGCAATTACAATTCTGTCCGCAACTCATAATTTTTCCTCATATTTAAAATTTTCGAATTGTTCTCTTGTATTATTTCCTCTTCCATATTTTTTATGAAATTTATTATGGCATTTTTCACATAATGTAATACAATTATTAATATCTAATCTTTTTTCTTTACACCAATTCCATCCATCCAGATGATGATGATTTAGTTTTCTATCATTATTACATAATTGACATTTATATTTATCTCTAAGAAATACTTTTTTTCTTAATTCATTTATTTGCTGTATATCTCTTTTTTTTATTCTATCTTCGTCTGTAAGATTCGGATTCCAATTCCAATGTTTATCTTTACATCTTGATGATGACATTTTAGAAATTAATTTTTTTTGGTAACATCCACATGATGTTGTTGTTTTATTAATTAATCTAGCGACTCTCGTATTAAAAATTTTTCCACAGTAGCATTGGCAGTCATATTTTATTGTCCCGGCAGCGGTTTTGCCATTTTGATTTAAAATTTTGATATTGTTTATAATAGTTCCACTATAATTTTTAACATTTCTGGCAAAATTTGAATTAGCTATTCTACAGTCTTTATTACAGTATTTAATACGCATAAATTGACTAGGCTTTATATTTTTAACATTAAAGAATGTACATCTACATCCGGTACATATCTTATTAAGATAAGTATTATTTTTCATACATTACAGTTTCACTATTCAAAAATGGCCTATCAATACAGCCATCTCCATAGGTATGATAATCCGCAAGTCTTATTTTTTCTTGTTCCATGGCAAGCCTCATCTTTTCCATAGCCTTGCCCTCTTGTTCAAAAAACTCTGGATCGCGTAGTATCTGATTTACTAAAGACGCAAGCGTCTGTTTATTGCTCTCCAGTTTTTCTATTCTTTGTTCACGGGTAGCCTTGAGGTCTTTATACATCGCGGCTTTTTTTGTTTGTAAATCTTTGAACTCTCTTGAGAGAGACTCTTTAGCAGCACGAAGGCTTGCTATCTGCCTCTCTAGGTTAAATATCATTTCTTTATCTTGTTGGTCAGAATCCCGTCTTTTCTCTATATCTATTTCCGCCTCAAGGAGACGAACGCGGTCCATAGATTGCTGTTGTTCACGTAAAGCACGATTCATGAGTACTTCTAACTTTATTGTATCTACAATCTGTAACTCTTCTGTTGCTAAAACATCTTTACGAAACTGTGCGATAATCTGCTTCCAATGGTAAAGAAATAGTTCTAGTTCATCCTCAGAGAATTGTGCTTTTAATTCTTTCCAATAGGGGCGAGATTTAATGTCATATTCCGCCTGAACAGCAAAAGATCCAAGCTTGTCGAATGTCTTCCCGATTTTCTTAAGATGCTTTTCGATTGAATCTAATGACCGGCCAAGATTTTCCGCTATCTTTTCCGGGTTTAAGCTTTCAGCATGGGTTGAGATATAATCCCATTCTTCTCTTGAGAGTCTACCAGTCTTCACCTAGAATCTCCTTTATCTTGGCAAACAGTGCGGTCTTCTTCGCAGATTGGATTGAAACCCCATTAGCAAGCCGGAAGAAATTATTCCTCATTGACGGCGGCAGCTTCTGCATTAGAATCTCCATAGCCTCTTGCGTAGAAATCCGGTCAAGCATATCATCCCCGTAAAGTTTGTGTTGTCCCTCGACACTCTTCAAATCCACTAAATTCTTTTTAGTTTGATTAAGTTTCTCATGTTTTTCGGACTCTATCTTACTTCGGGAGTATTTATCTCTAATGAGAGTCTTGAGTCGATTCGATAAGTGTTTTGAGATAAAATTTTCGAAAGGACGGGATTTATCATATTTACTAATAGCCTCAAGGCATATAATATATGATTCTTGCCGGATATCGTCTAATTCGTAGTAACCAAACACATAGCGTGGAGCAATACGTTCAATTACTTTCAGGATCGTTTCCTGTTGTTCCTTCGTTGGTTCCATGTTCTATAATTTCTACGCCTTTGGCGATACTTGGAGGATCTGGTATTAATAACTCCCTCGCTACCGCGATGGAGAGTCCGCTAGTTGGAATAGCGACGTAATGACTTGAATTCATGAAATACATTCCTATAAAAGAGGAAAATAGTAATCTACAAAAGTATTATACCCCGAAAATCGGATTTAATGGAGATAAAATGTTACAAATTAAGCTTAATGGTATAAACGGGGCCGGAAAATATGCCCTCGTTAGCCCGGAGGATTATCCCCGTCTTGCTCGTTTTAGTTGGTATTACCGTGAAGGATATGCTTTGGCTAAGATTGACGGGCATGAAATTAGAATGCACCGCTACATAATGGATGTTCATGACCCGGATATGATTGTTGACCATAAGGATCGCAACCGTCTAAATAACACGCGGGGAAACCTCCGCATAATTAATTACTTAGAGAATGCTAATAACCGCACCGATAACGTATTTATTGACTGCTTCGGAGAGAAAAAGACAATTGCGGAGTGGAGCAGAGACGCAAGATGCGTAGTATCATATGACGCCCTTCGTGCGAGGATAAGGAAGGGAATAGAACCTTGGGCGGCAATTCTCGCCCCTGGCGGGGAGCATCCTGCGGAGGCTGGAAGAAACGATATAGTAGCGTAGTAGAGGCAATACATTAACTAAGCTAGAGGGATATTGCGGAAAAACCCCCCCGGCCCGCGACGATCTCGCCAGACTCCTGCCGATTGAACGGAAAACCCCCCGCCATGCACGTTCCCCGTATCGGTGAGCGATTCACAATTTTTGGGAGGCGATTCACAATTTTTGTGAACGTCTCACTGTTTTTGTGAAATCTGCCATAATGGCATAAATCGTAAACCCTTACCACGATTAGACTTAGGATTTTTTTTGTTTCGGCACGGGGAGTGCATATGCTATTCGGCACGGGGGGCGTCCCTCGGATCGGTTTCCTACTTCAAGGGGTTCTACAATGTCTGCCATCTTTTCCATCGTCACCGGCACGGAATTGGTCAAGGTTCACAAGCCCGAAGAATTGTTTGCGGCAGCGGCGGCGGCAGGGATTCCGTTCGTGGAGACTACGCTGGGCATGGTCTGGACGGACGACGGTCCCTACCTTCGGACGGAAGTGACCCGCCGGGTTCCCAAGGCCCGGAAGGTCAAGGTCAAGGTCAGCAAGCGGTTCAAGGGTTGGGACGATGGCATGATCGTTCCCGTTGGGAAGCCCGGATCGGAGGAACGGCTGGAAGCACTGGTCGTGGCCTATTCGGCCCAGATGGAAAAGGCCGAAGAGGATCGGGAAAGCCCGTTCTACGGGTGACGGGGATCGGGAGGGGGCGAAAGCCCCCTCCCTACCCTCCCCTCCCCTAGCGTTAGGGGGTGGGAAGGTGGGGAGTTTTCCCAATACGAAAGGGTTTTACAGTGTCCGCAATCGTGGAAAATGTCAAAACGCAGGTGTGGTACGTAAAGAATGGCATCGTCACCACCTATTCGGGCCACTGGATTGGCCCGGTGCATCAGGGCAAGAACGGACCCTATCAGTTGTTCAAGATTGACGGCATTCCGGCTGACGACATTCGTGGGCCGTATCGTACATTCACCCTCCGTAATATCGTCAAGGTTTGCGAGGGTGGCAAGCAAGTCTACCCCGTAGTTCGGAAGATGATGCGGGCGAGTAATGGTAGGTTCGTGCGGGCTTGACCCGCACAATGGGGAGGGGGGAGCGTTTCCCCCCTCCCCGGACGGGGAAAAGGGTTTCACGTTTCACGCGAAAGGTTCAATCATGGACTCCCTGACCGTGGATGATGCGATCCGTCTGCTGACGGAGGTGGCGAACTCTCGCCGCCAACTGACCTCCCATGAGGCGGGAATGGTTTTGTATGTCCTCAAGGATCTGAAATACCAGATCAAGAGGGACAAGGTTCTCCGCACCCTGGAGGACGGGAAGAAGTAGTCCGCACGGGGCATGGGGGGCGGGAAACCGCCCCCCTGACCCGGATGGACGCGACGGGACTTCTAGTAGGGAATAGGGGAGATTATGGCTTTTAGAGCGATCACAACCCGCGAAAACCACGCTTATGGCCGCAACGCAGCCGCCGCTTTGGGCGGCTGTCAAAATGGCAGTCGGTTTGGCACGGGAGTTGCAGTGCTGTCAAAATGGCAGTGTCAAAATGGCAGGGCAAATGGCACGGGACTTGCACACGTTTACTATCCTGCCAAAATGACAGTAACAGATAGTAAAAGAATAGTAACACGATAGTAAAGGAATAGTAATACCGCTGCTAGCAAATGCTGTGCCAAAGGGAGAACCTTACAATCCCGTAAGCTTCAAGTCGGGGTGTTGACACGCCGATGATAGATGGTAGAATGACACCATCGCGGGGAGGAAAACCCGCGACACTCAAGAGGATTTCACAATGTCTGCGACGATTGCGAATCGTATCGGTATCTCTGCGTCCGATCTTATCGCCATGCTTCACTCCGTGAAAGGTGCGACGATGGTTTCCTTCGTGGCATCCACGGAACCGCGTTTGCGGGCTGGCAACCCGTACCCCGGTCTGCGGCTTGTCCGCAAGGTCAACGGGGTTCTCAATTTCAATTATGAGTCTGCCGTCAACCGGCAGCGGGAGCGTGAGGGGATGGTGGCCGATTTCATCGCGGAACCCCGGAAGTGGGGGGAGCGGATCGCGGGCACGCCTCTCGTCTACCATAAGGATAAGTGGTACATCGAAGCGAAGGTGGAGCGGAGCGACGTTATCGCCTACATCATGCCCGACCTTTCCCCCGTGGACCCGGAGGAAGTGGCGAAGTGGCTTCCGCCCGCCCGCCACAGTGGTCGGCAGGGAACGGAAAAGGCTATCATGCTCCGGGATTTCGCGGTGGAGAACATCCGGTCGATTCGGATGAAAGGTTCGGAGTACATCATCGGCTGACCCAAACGGGGAGGGGCGGGAAACCGCCCCTCCCCTTGCCGGGGCTGGAAAATCTGGTACACTCTCACCCGAAGGGTTCAATCATGACCGTCGAACAAATGATCAAGCGGCTTGAAGAGGATGGCTGTGCCGTCCAGCGGATGGAAGGGGATGATCGGATGATCCACGTTGACGGGTATTTCCCGCCCGACGCGAAGGGGCTTCCTCCGTGGATTTGGGACGAGCAGGGATGGAGCATCTCGACTTGCGGAATCGCAAGGGTTTTCATGACTCGCGTAGGATAAACTTCCAGGGGACAGGGGGAGCGGGAAACCGCCCCCCTAACCCCGGATGGACGCGGCGGAACTCCAAAAAGGGCACGGGAGAATAAAGGCTAATGGCCGCTGCGGAGCGGCCGCTTTGGGCCGCTCGCAAATGCCGTGCCAATGCCAAAATGGCAGGCCACAGCAAACCGTGTGCCAATCGCCCTGCCAATATGGCGGCTAGCAAATCCCATGCCAACTGCCAAAATGACAGCTTACAATGTCGTTAGGAACCTTACAGTTTTGTAAGCTTGCAAAGTCATGTCGGGGGAGTAAAATGCCGATACAACACATGGGAAGGATTCAACGGCACGACGAAGAAAACCGCTTGACAACGATTTCCGATAGTGTAAGATAGAAACACCCCCGGAGGTTGAACATGGATATCAACGAGAAGTTGGATCGTTGCCACCGTATCTATATGAACAAGGCGGTGGCGGAAGCGAAAAGCCTCATGAAAGAATTGGCGGCTTTCGTGGAAAACCCCGCAAGCGTCGATAATGTTGTTCGAATTGAATTGGGATATAGGGACTTCATCCGGTCGAAGAATATTGCCGATGCGTGGGAAGCACACAAAGAAATAGCTTGACGAAACCGAAAAGTGTGGTAGAATCCCAGAATCACCAGTAAAGGGAAAAAACAATGGACAACTTCACTTTCGGACAGTTTGCGGAATTGCAGACGTATGAGGACCGGGCCGAATATGAGGCGTGGCTTGACGGCGGGACTCGCGGGAAGCGATATCGTAAGGTTTGGCTGAATCCCGATGCGGTGGCGGTGGAGAGATTCAGTCACAATCGGGGGTGGGTGCAGCAGACCAGCTTTTCGGGTATTTTCCCGGAATCTAGGGCAGACCGTTGGATTGCCGATCAGGAGAGGCTTGACGAACTGGACAACGCCTAGTATAATCGCAAGAGACGCCTATGGCGTTTAGGACGGGGACAATGAAACAAAACCCCGTTCACAATTCACCCCAAGTAAAGGAAAGCTGGCATGTTTTCGATCACCGATGGCAAGGGTTTCCAAATCAAGTTCCAGAATGGTTGCACAATTTCCGTCCAGTGGGGGCCGGGTAACTACTGTGACCATTATCACAACGTAGAGTATGGTTCGCAGCGAGGAAAACTTCAATGGGAATCCACAACGGCGGAAGTAGCTATTCTTCTCCCCAATGGTGAGTTCTACCGTATCCAAGAGCATGACGACGTAATGGCCCGGCAGACCCCGGAAGAAGTGGCCAAATGGATCGAAGTTGCCCGTAACCTCCAACCGTCCGGGGCAGGGGGAAAGTTTTCCCCCTCCCCTTGACGGGGCTGGAAAGTGTGATAGAATCCACAAAACGAAAGGAGCGGAAATGCGATACGAAACCGTTCGGCACGGCGAGGAAGGGTACTCGGTAATCGACTTGCACGCAGCCGTAGGAAACCGAATCGTGGCAGTTTTCTACGGAGAGTTCGCCTGTCAAAACGCAAAGGCATTTTGCTCAATGAAAAACCTTTGGTGAGGAGCTTGACAATCGGGAATAACTGGTACACTGTGGGGCGGGGTAAAACCCGCCCCCACTATCCCACAAAAGGTGAAATATGACCGCACCCCCCGTTTACTCTTTTACTTGGCTTTGTGAAGCCATGCAAACCCGAAAGGTAGTTACTATCCTACTCTGTTCGGGAAGGCAGGCGACCGGAATGGTCAATAGCATTTCCGTGGAAGATGGATCGGGCCGGAATTGGCTGGTGAAGATGAGTTGTGACGATCATCCTTTTTTCGTGAGGGCAGAATGAATTACATTGACGCAGTGAAGATGGTCAAGGGTAAGACTTCCGCCAGTCGCCGCAAAATCGGCAACAATACCCGTGCGGAAATCCTCCCCTGTGGAAGTGTGGCGATTATCCTCCATGCTACCCCCGTGGTGACGATCCATCCAGACGATTCCGCTACCATCAGGAGCGGTGGATGGAGAACCCATACCACAAAGGACAGGATCAACAAGTACAGTCCTTTCCGCATTTACCAGAAGAACTTCGAATGGTTTTTCGAAAATCACGTTCCGTTCGTGGACGGAGCGGTGGTGACAAAGGATTGGGTGGCGATCCACCGCGATTGCTTGACAGCGTGAACGATTGTGGTACGCTGAGGTGATGTAAGGTGAACGACAAATAAACCAAGAACAAGGAATAACAATATGAAATGTAGAATCTGCCAGCAAGAGATTGTACTAACTCCTTCTGCACAGGAGAGGGCTAAAAAGTATGGAGGCAAACCTAGTGATTATACCCGCCTTTTTACTACTCATTCACACTGCTTCCTAAAAGAAAGAGATGGGAAAAAGTAAATAGTAGCATGGCAGGGGAGGACAGTAACACTCCCCCGCCGTGTTATTACCATAGTACCTGCCAAAATGGCAGAGCCGCGACGGAGCCGCCGCTTTGGGCGGCTCGCAAAAGCCATGCCAAACGAAAAAGAAAGTTCGGCACAAGACTTGCATTAGCAAACCCCGTGCCAAAGAAAATCTTTTTTTCGTGGATTTTCCTAGTTGACAAGCCGATATCTATGGTAGAATGAACGCACAACCCAACGGGGTAGGGAAAAGAAAAAAAAGATTGAATCCCCTTGACTTCGATTGCCGATAAGGTAGAATAAGGAAATGGGAGACGGAAATGATGAAACTTGAAGTCTTCGTGGATGGGTTTCTTGCCGGTGCTGTTTGCGGTAAAGACCGACTCGACGCGATGAACATGGCCCGAAAGTATTTCCCCGACGTTACCAGTGTCAAATACAATCTTGGGCACGTAGGGGACGCTGGTATGGTGTGGATTTCCCCGAGGTTCGCCCTGTTTGTTGACGGATATTGGCAAATCTAGTAAAAGGAGAAATGTCATGAGTCACCCGGACCCCCTGTACGACGAAGACGATGATGATATGATTGAGGCCGCGACGTATGACGGCTTTGACGAGGATTTCTTGGATGATGATGATATCATGACCGGCGACGACGACGAGGATTTTGCCCCGGATGATCCGTGGGACGACGACGAGGATAACTACTGACGCTAAAAAATAGTTAGTGACCGTGATCGTAAAGCAAGAGAAGCCTTCTGCTTGCAGAAGTGACTTAGCGTAGCACGGCACTAACTTATTTTTTTCTCTTGACATTCACGCGTAGTGTGGTAGGATGATGGAATAAGGAGCAAACAATGAGCAAGTTTTTCCAGTTCGACCAGATTAACGTTGGTGGTAGTTTCATCACTGACGACAATGTTTTCCATCTGATGTTCATTGAGGCGGATAGCGTGGAAGAGGCAGTCCAAAAGGCCGAAAGCCTTGGTGGCGACCGCTGGTATAATCCATGGAATGATGGTGAGTCCTACCCGATGGAATATGGCAATATTGTTTTCAACTCCGTTGAGGAACACGCCCAATACCTTGCCAATGGCTTTGGCTGGACTAGCCCAGACATTAGGATTTTCTACGCCGATGGGACCGTGAGGGAAGTTTTTACCGAAAGGGTTAGCTGATGAGTGAGCAAAAGCCGATTGTTGGACTTGGGACTGTTCTCCCAAGTGGTACGGTGGTTTCGATTCGCAAGGATCGTGTTGGAGTGGTCGGAGAGAGTGGTATCCAGTATTTCTCTTTTACCCAGATCGAAAGGATGATTGACAATGGCTAACCTGTACAAGCGGAACAATGGTCGGACGGTTTCTGTTCTTTACCCCGTCCACGGCACGAAGAACGTGCTTCGTCGGGTTGTTGGTGTGAAGGTCCGGAGCTTCACCGGCCCCAACGGTCGGGGCATCACGGTCCAGCAGAAGAACGGGGAGATTCGCTCCCTCTCCCTGCGGAAGTGCATCGCGTCCCTTTGATCCCCCCGCGTGAGCGGCCCATAAGACCCGTTCTTTGACAAATGGGCGGGGCCGCTCACCCTTTTTCTTCTAGGTGAAATCATGAACTGTTACTATGTGGTTTATAAAGAAACCAATGATAGTATCCCAATGGCAACGTGCATCTTGACCCATGATATCGACAATTACTTCCCCTCCGGAACGATCATTGTTGATATCTATGCCATGATTAGCTTGCCTCATAAGAAAGGTGTTGTGAAATGAAGAATATCTATGCCATCATTAAGCATGGTGAAGGCTATTACTTCAATATTGCGGCGTATGAAAATCTCAAAACAGCCATTGCCCGCATGGAGAAAGAGAAAATGTCTCGGAAAGGCTATTCTTTCTCTTGCTGGATCGACACTATTGTACTGAACGAGGAGTGATTGCCTGCCAAAATGGCAGGGGCCGCGACGGAGCGGCCTCTTTGGGCCGCTCGCAATTATCGTGCCAAAAGAAAATAAGATTCCCCGGAAAGATTCTGCTTGCAAGTGTCGATATCTATGCTAGAATCGGGGCACACAAGCGAACGACGGGTAAAAGAAAAAAGTTTAAGATTCGCTCTTGCAATTGTCGATAAGTAGTGTAGAATCCAAGTATCAAACGGAGGATACGATGAAAATCGCTGACGGGAACGATAAACTTGGCAAGGGTTGCGTTGTGGTGTCTCGCCCCGTGGGGGATACTTGCCCCTCGTCGTGTGCATATCTCAACAACGGCTGTTATGCTGAACAATCGGAAAAGCAGTATCCCGCCGTCCGTCCCGCCGGATTCCAGAATATCATTACGGAGAAGAATCGTATCCGGGCGATGATTCTGGACGCCCGCAAGCGGGGCAAGTCGATCCGGTGGCATGAACGGGGTGACTGGTTCCTGAACGGTCAACTCGACCACAACTACATTGCCAACGTCATTGAGGCTTGCGAAAGTATTCTGGCCGATGGGCTTGACCTCCCCGACATGTGGTTCTATACTCATATCTACGACGACGTTCTCGCCGGTCTGGATAAGTATATGGCGGTCTATGCCAGTATCCATAACCATGAAGATATGGGTTTGGCTATGGCGGCAGGGTTCAAGCGATTCGCATGGTGCGATTCGGACCAGAAGATTGCCCCCAAGCGGCCTCGTGGCAAGGCAAAGGCTGATGCATGGCGGAAGTCTCTCCCCAAACTGGTTATCCTGAATGGGGAAAAGTTTGTCACTTGCCCGGAGATTCGCCGGGGACGGTCGGAAGTTACTTGCACGGGGGCGAAAAACGATATCGCCTGCCGGATGTGCGTCAAGGGTTTGGCCAACGTCTTATTCCCCTCCCATTGAAAGGCATAAAATATTATGAAAATTGAAGTGATGATGAAAACCCCTGACGCTTTATACTACGCTTTTCAGGATTTGCCGCCTGATATTGAAATGCAGGCTAAACAAGTGACTGATAAGTTTTTTAGGTATGATGAAATTGTGACCCTAGAGATTGACACTGAAGAACAGACCATTACTGTAAAGGCAAAATGATGTCAGAAACAAGTTTTCATCTACAGATTTTGCTGGCTTTTTTTAGTGTATTTGTTGTTTTTCCTCTAGGTGTATGGAAATTGCTTGAAATTATCATTTATCTCATTAATCATCTGAGGATCGTGCCATGAATGAGAATTGGGTTATAATTAATGACCGGCAAATCCGACACCTATGGTGTTGCCCATCCTGTGGAACGGAGGAATACGTCAGTCCTTGCTATTATGAGAAGCATGGAACACCAGTTTGTGGTGCAAGATTTGCTGACGGGGAGGCGGAAGTGGTTTGCGACACAGACATGGAATACTACCACACGGAGTTTAACAATGCCTAAGTATTACATTAACTGCGGGACGCTGGAACTAATCTACTCTACTAACAAAACTCCTATGGAGGCGGCTTGTGCCGCTATCTGGGAGACGAATGATAATGACGAACTGGACAGGTTCATGACTGTTGACGAGAGGGGATTCCGCACTAAGAAAACCGCCGATGAACTGACCGCAGTCTTTTCAGTTGACGATATCATGGAACAATCCGGCTGGAATAAGGAGTGAACTATGCGATACGCCCTTGAGAATTGTAAGAAAACCGTCAGCGTGAACGGGAAGATTCTGATGATGGAAGGTGAGAGTATTAACGGAAAGCCGTTTACTGTTACCGTCAACTTGGCGGATATGAATAGGTGGTTGAATGGCGGTCTTACCCAGGATTGCTTTCCCTATTTATCTGCCGATGATCGTGAACTGTGCATGAGCGGGATTGACCCGGAACATTGGGATAACATCTTCGGAGAAGATAATGGCGATTGAAATCAATAGTTCCAACCGTGCATGTATCATCAATAGGTATGTAGAAAATATCATTGATGGTCTTGATATGCGAAAAATGGAGGATATGCTTCACTACTATCTGACTGAGGCTATTTCTCAAATGCCAGATAGTGAATTGACGAAGGAAATCCTTGAAGTAAATAGCGAATTGTTGGATTACGATTGTTGCACTTTTGGAGAAGATAAGAATGATCACGGTTAAGCATAACGTCAGAAGTCCTTCTAAGACTACTTTTGGGGCTGTTAATATTGGTGAAACTTTCACATGGAATGATCTGGTCTACATCAAACTTATGTCCGAAATTGTACCTAATAATGTTTGGTGTTTTAGCCAAAATAGGTTTGGATATTGGAAGAGTGAAGAAACCATTGATCATATCGTGGATTGCACCCTGGCTGTAACCACTTACAAGTGACCAAAGGGCCAAACCGTTGCTTTCCTTATAGTAAGGGACGCAGCGGAGCGGCCGCTTTGGGCCGCTCGCAATTACCGTGCCAAAGAAAATTCTTCTTTTTTTTATCCCAGATGCTTGACTCGGCCGATAAGTAGTGTAGAATAAGTCACACAGGAGCAAATGATGAATATCTTCGTCCTAGATAACGATCCCAAGATTGCGGCACAGTTCTACTGTGATAAGCATGTCCCCAAGATGGTGGTTGAACTCTACCAGCAAATGGGGTCTGCTCTCCGTCGTCATGGAGTTCAGGATCAGGATATGCCCTTGACAAAGGCTGGAAAGCCTCTCGCGGGCGGATATCACAATCACCCCTGTACCCGTTGGGTTGGCGATTCCAAGCTTAACTTTGCCTGGGCGTATATCCACGGGAAGGAACTTTGCAAGGAATATTCCTTGAGGTTTTGCAAGGAACATTTTTGCGAGAAAGGTATTGACAGAATGGGAACCTTGTGGGATAATATCCCCAACGTCCCAATGACGGATTTCGCACAGGCCATGCCGGATGAATACCGGAATCCTGATGCGGTGGAAGCCTATAGGACTTACTACAGGCGGGACAAGGTTAGGTTCGCTAAATGGGAAAAGGGTCGGTGTCGGCCCTATTGGTTCTAAACTTGAAAGGTTTTAATAATGCAGAAGTTTACGTTTACGGTCGAGATTGTGTCGGATGGTCATGAGGTCGATGTGATTGATGTTCGTCAGCGTCTTTCTAAGGCTGTCCGTGGTGTGCATGGCCGCACCTACGACGCCGTGAACATTGACGATATCACTGATCTTGGTACGCAGGGTCTTAAGGTTTGGGCGAAGCGGCGTATGGGCGTGAGCCTTGCCAATCCCAAGCCTCCGAAGAAGAAGAAGGTCAAGGTCGAGGCTGTCGAGACTGTCGAGGAAGCAAGCCAGCCCGTTGAGGCTTGACTTCTAAAGTTTTCTGTGTAGAATGTCGATAGAGTTAGTACCACTTCACAAAGGAAAATGAAAATGAACGTTTTCACGGGCCTGTCGATTTCGGCCGGTCAGCGTCTTGTGTGCAAGTACCCCAAGCACGGTCGTCGGAACGTCCTCAAGTTCCACGCCGGCGTGGTGGAGATCGTCGGGTTCGGCCCCAACGGTCCCTATGCCCGCATCCGTAGTGCGGACAACAAGGTCCGTACCCTGCGGTGTGACCGGATGGTCGATCCGTCCTGTTCGTGAGGGACTTGACTGTGTGGTGGGGGTGTGGCACAATGCCATGCCCCCACCATGCGGGTAAAGGAGAAACACCATGTGGGCTAGATGTAAGGAATGTGGCGGCGAAGTTGTTTTCGACGCCTGGGCACACCTTGACGGGACTACCTACACCACGTTTGACAATAACATCTGTACGGAATGTGACTGTCACGATGTGGACTACGAGGAAGTAGAAGATGAATGAGAAAGTGGCGACGTATTTGTACGACCGCAATTGGCCGCTTGGAATCTTTCATGTGGTCGCCTGCTATGATGACTCTGACGGATTTGATTCAAGAACAGTTGACTTTTATGATGTGTATGACAATGATGGTATCTGTGTGAATGAGGGTGATCCCTGGCACAAGATGCCGACTTGGCAAGAAGTGTACGATCTTTACTATCTCCCGACTTTGAGGAACAAATGACTGACGGAACTGGCTTTCTTATTCTTCTGATGGTTCTTTTCTTTATCGTGATGCTTGTCCTTGGTCCGATTTTGACCATCTGGAGTCTGAATCTCCTGTTTGGTCTTAGCATCCCGGTCACTATCAAGACTTTCTTTGCGACGATGTGGTTGTGCATGGTTCTTGGAGCGAGGGCTAGTTTTAATAGGAGTTGACTATGATCCAATGGATTGGAATTGGCTTGACAATCGTAGGAATGGCGTATAATGGTTGGAGGCAGTATCAGCAGATGCCGATGCTTCCTCCCCAGGTAATCGTTCAGGAATCGTATGCACAGCCACAGCCGATTATGACTTGGCAAGTTGCATTTAATCCAAACAGTGGTAAACTGTATCACCTTCACCCCGATGGAAAATGGCATGAGCAAGTCCCGCAAATACGAACCAATCCAACTCAATATCCGCCCGGTGTGGGAATTGGGCAAGGGTCACAGCCCCCACAGGTCGGGGAGTGGATTGCACGACAGCCGTCCCAAGCGTCAACGAACCCGTGGTTCCGCTAATCGAAAGGCAATCAACGATGAGTAATTTTGCACAAACTTCTTCGATCCTGATTGACTATGCGTTCTTTCAGTCATGGGTAGAGGCTCTGGACTACCCTAGTCTTTCTAATGATGAATTGAAAAAGATGCGAGAGCGTCTGATTCCTCTCATCGAAGACGCGATTATTTACTATATGGATTACGACAGCGAAGCACCAATTCTTGCGGAGCCACAGTGATAGTTGGCCCCATCTTCTAGCGGCTAGGAAAGCGGACTTTCAATCCGTTAACCGGGGTTCGATTCCCCGTGGGGTCACTTGACATACACTAAAAGTATGGTAGAATGGTGGAAAAGGAGATAGAAATGTATAAGGTTCGCTTCCATCTTCAAAGCGGTGAGAACTTCAAGAAGTGGCAAGTTCGTGGGCCGGATAGTGCTGTTAGGTATCTTGACCCCAAGCAGTATTCCCTAGAAATGCTTGAGTGCAAGCTGGTTAACAAGGTGAACAAGGCTAAGAAGGTCCACGCCGAAGGCGTTAAGGATGTGGCGGGATGGATTGAGTGTGCGGAATTGATCGTGACTGAAAATATTCCGGTTGACAATCTGGAGCGTTTGTTCTATAATCCTATTGTCGATCCTCACTGGAGGCGGGATAGTGATGACGGGGAGTTCATCTGGGACGGATATGAATATGCCACCCTGGTAACTCAAGACCGGCAAGTCTACATTCTTGAGGAAAGAAACTAACAATAGTTGCCCTTATAGCTCAATTGGCAGAGCATTCGGCTTTTAACCGATAGGTTCTAGGTTCAAGTCCTAGTGGGGGCATTGGCAGCTTTACCTCTAATCTAAGGAAATAGAAATGAACTATAAGTTCACTGAGATTCATCAAGAAGCACCAGATCATGATTGCGATTTCATCATCAATTTTCCTGGCGGTAAACAACTGGTGATTCAGTTGCGTCCTAGCAATGCTGCCTTAGACTACAATGGATCGCTTGATGTTATTCTTCCGTACAGTATGAATATTGGATGTTACAAGGGTGATGATCTTGAAGAAGCAGACGTTTTGGGACAGCCAAACCATCTTTTTGCCAAGCAGATTATTGCTGAACTCCCTACATACTGACATAATTATGGTGGGGCTACCCAGCCCGCCGACAGTTGCAAAATGGGTAGCACTCTAATACAACCCCATTAAGTGGCCGCAGCGGAGCGGCCGCTTTGGGCCGCTCGCAAAAATCGTGCCAAACGAGAATTAATTTCCGGCACGGGATTTGCATATAGCAAACGGCATACCAAAGAATCACGAAAAAAAACTCTTCTCCCCTAGTTGCAATGTCGATACCATCTGGTAGAATCGGGGGAGTCGAGCGGAACGCGGGACGAGAAAAAAAGTTAATCCCGCCTCTTGCAAACGACGATAACCCTGGTAGAATCCGGGGACAAGTGACGGTGACAGTAACTCCAACAAAGGATGAATAAGATGACTAAGCAGCAGGCCAGCGACGTTTCCTCTAGCGTTCGTGCGGCTTTCGATTTCAGCGTGGACAAGTTCCCCCTCGCCGGGCCGGATGGCATGACCACCCCCTGGTACGGTCTGTTCCGATCTGACACTTCTGAGGTTGTCGGGACGGGCAGCGTGACCAGTCGTTACGTTCCCCACCAGACGGATGATGTGTGTGCCCTGGTCGATGCTGCCGCAGAGGCTTTCGACGGGGAGGTGGATTGCAAGACCTACTTCCGCAACGGTCACTATGTGGCGATTGCCCCCACCAAGGAGCAGCGTCTGAGTGTCTACGGGACTGCGGATAACGTCTTCCCCCGCATTATGGTGCGGGCGGGATACGATGGTCAGGCTTTCCATGCCAGCATGGGGTACTGGCGTGACCTTTGCTCCAATCTCTACATCATGCGAAAGGTGAGCGGCACGACGGTTTCCATCCGGCACACTTCCGGTCTGCGGAGCAAGATGGACGATCTGATTCAGACGTTCCAGCTTCTCAAGCAGTCGTGGGGTACGCTGGGGGATCTGATTCTGACCCTCCAGAATCGGGAAGTGTCGATGGTGAGTTTTCTGGATCAGGTGTACGGTCAGCCCGCCCCGGATGCGTCCCAGACTGCGGTGACGATCCACAAGAATCGGACTGAGGCGATTTTCCAGCGTCTCTACCGCGAGCGGGTTCTGACTGGTCGCCCCGACATGGGGAGTGATTTCAAGGTTAGTGCGTGGGAGGCTTTCAATGCCGTCCAGGGTTACGTGCAGCACGATGCACGGACCAAGGCCGGATTCAAGAGCGACTTTGCTCGCATCTTGAAGGCGGGTAGTGATGCCAGCGTTCTCAAGGCAGAGAACCTTGTCATGGCGTTGACTGCCTGATATAATGGGAGGGGCGGCATCGGGCCGCCCCTCCCTGCCCCCTTACACTAACTTTGGAGAATCTATGCTCAAACTGATCCTATTCCTTTTCTTTGTCGGCACTATCGGTCTGATTCAGGGAGTGGTCAACTATGACAAGCGGTGAGATCAACGAGGCTCTTTTGGAAGTTCAGGACAATTGTTCCCCCGAAACTTTCGCAGTTATCTACCAGTATATTCAGGATCTGGAGGATGATGTGGAGAGTCTGGAGGTAGAACTGGACGCAATTAATTCCCGCTCCAAGCGACGGCGGCGGGACGAGGAGGACTGGTCATGAGTAGCTGGGATCGTAGAGAAGCTTTCAAGCGTAGACTTTTTGATCTCATGCTTGAATTTGATGTCACTATGGAAATCGAAGAAAGTCATCGTGGAATGGAATGTTTCGCAGTCGGAGTGACATTCCATGGATATGGAACATGGGATGACGAAGGTAATGAAATTAATCCGCCATTTACCCTGGAACTTGGGCGATACGAGAATGGCAAGGAATGACGAGGTGGGGGTGGCACTTGTGCCACCCCCACTGCCCGGCTCCCCGCAAGGGCCAAGGTATTTGTAGTTTGGACGCAAGTTCTTTGGGAGTGTGTTGGCTAAACAAGCCGAATCCCGCAAGGGCCAGGGTTAAGTGTTTGGACTCAAGTTCTTTAGACTATAAAGGTGAAAGTATGGAAAAGCTGAAACGCGGGCAAAAGATGTGTAAGAACTGTAGCACTATTAATGGTGTTCGTTCTTTTAACTGTAAGAATTGTAATCACCCGTTTGTAATGAAGTCCGGGAAGAAAGCCCCAACGGAAGAAGTCGCTGTCATTACCTCTAAGAAGGTTAAGCGATTTAAAATTAATAAAACCCGCAAGATTCCGGTATCTGATCATACCACCCTTTTTAAAGGCGATTTAATTAAAGTCGTCCAGGGGAGCGGTCCTTTCCATACTGATCAAGATGGTAATATCAACTACCTTGGCAATAAAGGAAAGTATACCGTTAGTGAAATCCTCCCGGATGGAATTATGGTATCCAGCCCATACGGCTCAAGGGAGTTTCTGTATATGGGGCCGGAAGTAAAAAGTCCGGTCATGGATAGTATTACTCGGGCACCACACAAAGTTATCCTCTTGAAGAAAGCTGACAATGGACAAGGATGATGTACTACGCGAATGGTATAAATATGTAAGAGAGAACTATAATAGACTCAAGCAGGCGGCAACATGTGTTACTTCTGGAGAGAGAGAATTACTACTCACCAGACAGATAATGGCAGAGCTAGGACACGAAATCACCCCCCAGGAACTAAAAGATTTTGCAGAAATCCTCTCTGAAACACTAGAAGCGATAGAAAATGACGCAGATTTGTCCCTGTAAGTGAGAAAATACCCCAGAGAGAAACACAAACCATCCAAAAAGAGAGAGAGAACAATACAAAAACCCCCATATAGGAAAAACAGTAGAGAGGAAATGGGCTTGAAACCCACAGAAATAGTGCAGAAATAGGGCTAAAATGGCATATTTCCCACTTATTACGCGGGTGGCTGGTTCAAACTTCCAATTCCAACTGTCAAGCATTACTGGTCTGTTCATCATCCTCTATTATTATTTACTCTCTTTTATTTATGGTATAGGGGTTTTTGATATTTCTCCTACTCTCTCCCTCTCTCAAACCCTCTCTCAGTTTTCCCCTAGTTTGTATTCTTATATTTTTTCTCCTGAATATTTACTATTCAAGGCGATATAATTAATTGGTTAAAAAAATAGAAAAATCTTAGAAAAAAATAGAAAAACCTTAAGGTGAATTATGGAAATTAACTTCAAAACGTCCGCTCTATATGCTCTTGCTCTCAAGGCCCAGGCAGACAGGGCAGAGGCTCTAGCTAGTCTCAATCTACTCCTACACCATCCTGCGGGTATTGGGGACCACTCCACGGGTGATTTGCACAGGAATTTGAACGAGGCTTTACAACAACTGACAGACGCGGAAGATCGTCTAGAAACTCTCGTTAAACACTTCCCGGAATTGAGAAATGTCCCAAACCAAACTGCCTGAAATAATCAAAGCCGTAGCTGAGAACTATAACTACAGCTTTGCACAGTGGCAACCAGACCGGATTAGAAAAGCCATAGAGGCTATCGACAATAGTATTTCCCCGAAATTGGATTACTCTAACGCAGACAATTTACTGTCTAGTATTAGAAGTCTAGTAAAGGAAGATATTACCCCATATATTGTTGAATCTAATTATCCGGTTTGGGCAGAGACTAATGATATTGTGCCAAAGCCTAAATCTAAAAGACTGGTAATAACATATCTCCCGCCGGATTGTGAGATTTTCAACGAGTGTGTTAACAGTATTAGTAAGTATTCTAAAAAGGTTAATTCCGACTTTGTTCTTTTACAGGGAAGAACTCAGGGGTCTTTATTATTAGAAAAGTTTAGAGTTAAACGATTTATCGAGGCTTATGACAGAACAATCTATTTTGATTACAGTGTGTTAATAATGGACAACTGTCCTAATCTTTTTGATATTGTTCCAGAAGATCATGTGGGATTATATGATAATCTAGAAGAGATTGAAAATAACGGGATGTTCTTTCGATATAAAAAGACAAGAATGAGGATATTAAAAGCAGAAGCTTTCACTAGATATCCAGCATTGACACAGACAGTATTAGAACCTCTAGAATATGAATCAGACCAAATGAAAACTTGGTATGATTTTGGGGTTGTCGTCTGTAATAAAAAACATTCAAATATATTCTGTCCAATAAGCTTTCCATTTTCTAAAGAAGAAGATGATGATAATAAATGGATGGAGGTCTGTATACATAGGGATGGATATCCTATATTTAATTTGTCGCCTGAATATAATTTTGGTATTTCATTAAATGACAATACTAGTAAGAAAATCAACCAGAAATATATCTATAGATACAAACGAGGCGACATAAAAGATAACGTGCAATATACTTGGCTTTATGATAATAATATCATAGGTTATAAAAAAAAGCCAAAGTTTAATATGGATGAAGTAAAAGTATTATGCCTAGGGCATAAAGCAGAACAGTTTGATTCTATTAAAGACAGGGACTATCTATCAAAGATAAATCTAAATGAGTTGAAGACTTCATTTGGGAATGAATACTCGGAATCAAGAATATATGATATTTCATTTGATGAACTATTCCCACCAGATAAAAAATATGTAGGAATAGTCACAGCGTCTTGGAATCATAAATATGTAGGATTAAATCCAATAGACGAAATGCATAATTGGGCCGCACTTAATTATTTAAGCGACAATAAAATACTTTGTGCCAATGTTGAGCCATCTCTTGTATTTATAGATATTTTATACAATATATTACGTATAAATAAAGAACAAATTAATCAATTTTTTGATTTGATACAACTAAAACCAGTATCAAAAACTGCGGCACTTTCGAACAATATTATCGCAAAAAGAGAAATAGTAGAAGAACTTTTTGATTTCTATCAAAATAATAATATCTTAGAAAAGATAGGTTTTTTCGTAGATAGTAATAAGATCTCATCAGATAAGCCGGTCTTTGAAATAAGGAAAAATGGATATTTAACAGAATTTGTAACTGTATTATGGCTGGCAAATAAAAACTTTATCATGTTGCCACAAGATATAAGAAAACTTGATTGGTATTAAATGCAATATGATTTTCTGATTGTTGGTGCCGGTCTATTTGGATCGACATTCGCCAGGATTGCTCAGGATGATGGCTATTCTTGTCTTGTAATAGATAAACGACAACATATAGCCGGAAACTGTTACACAGAAAATATTGCTGGGATCAATGTACACAAATATGGTCCGCATATATTTCATACAAATGATGAGCGTATCTGGCAATTTATAAATAGATTCTCCTCTTTTAATGGGTATTCGCACAGAGTAAAAGTTAATTACAAGGATAGATTATATTCATTCCCGATTAATTTATTCACCCTTTATCAAGTAGCAAATGTAAAAACTCCAGAAGAAGCAATTAGATATCTTGAATCAGTTAGGGTAGTTAATACCAATCCCAAGAATCTAGAAGAATGGATTCTAGATAAATGCGGCAGAGAATTATATGAGATATTTGTCGAGGGATATACAACTAAACAATGGGATAAACATCCCCGCGATTTGCCAGCATCAATAATAAAACGTATCCCAATCCGAAAAACATTTGACGACAGATATTTCTCAGATAATTATGAAGGACTACCAACAGTTGGATATACCAAACTAGTAGAGAATATGCTGGACGGCATTAAGGTAATACTAGATGAAGACTACTTGACAAGCAGGGATGAGTGGGATAAGATAGCAAAGAAGGTTGTATATACAGGCCCAATTGATGAGTTTTTTAACTCAAGTCTAGGGAAATTAGACTGGAGAAGTTTACGATTTGAGCAATTATACATCGAAAATTGCGACTTTCAAGGGACTTCTATAGTAAACTACACAGACGTAGATGTTAAACATACTAGAATTGTGGAGTATAAACATTTCGACAAATTAGATTCTCGTCATACCGTAATAACTAAAGAGTTTCCACAAGACTATGAAGACGGTTTGGAGAGATTCTATCCTGTCAATACTACACTAAACAACGAATTATTTGGTAGATATCAGTCGCTGATAGATACAAATAAGTTTATTTTTGGCGGTAGACTAGCCGAATATAGATACTATGACATGCATCAGGTCATAGCTTCTGCTATTCATAAATACAATTTACTTAAGAAATAACGGAGGTAATTATGCAAGATTATGGTGACTATCCTGAAACATCAGTTGCTTGGTGGGAAGAAACCGAACTGCCGGTTTATGACAAAGAAGTGGAAGAATTTGAGTGGGACTTGGTAGAAGAGGATGAGGATGATGAATCGACTAAATAATCAGCGGGTATATCTTGCTGGTGCTATGGATAGAGTACCGGATGGCGGAAAAACATGGCGAGAAAATATTACCCCCGTTCTTTTAAAAATGGGACTTACTGTTTTCAATCCATTAATTAAACCGTCAGAGATTGGTAGAGAAGATGAAAATACCGTCATGCTCAAGAAAAGACTCAAGCAAGAGAAACGGTATGACGAACTATCTAAAGTCATGAAGACAATCAGAAACGTAGACCTAAGACTTGTTGATATCAGCGATTTCTTGATTGTCAATCTAGATTTAGATATTCATCCCTGTGGAACATATGAGGAAATCTTTCTTGCAAACCGTGAAAAGAAACCGATACTGATCAATGTTGCTCAAGGAAAGCAAAATGCTCCAGATTGGTTATTCGGGACAATTCCCCATCAAATGATTTTTGATTCGTGGCTTGACTTGCAAGAATACCTGATGTATATTGACGGTGCGGAAGAGATCGTCACCTATAACCGTTGGTATTTCTTTAAGGATGTATGAAAGCTATGTCAAAGAAAATTACGATAACGAAAAAAGAGATTGACCGTGCTTGTGCGGGCTATACAATCGTTACTCGTCCACAAAGTGGTGGAGGGGTTATGGTTGCGACCGTTGCTGTAGAAACCAGGGATATTCTCTGGAGTGAAATTGTTAGAGATGGAGAAGTTCATCGGAAAATCCATCAACAATTGAGGATGTTGGACAAATGTGGTGGGGGCTGGCCTATGGCTTCCAAGTCTAGGCATAGGGGTTGGGAAAAAATTCAAGACCAACTTGACAGCAGACGATAGGATGGTAGGATAGGCGAGTCGTTAAGGCACACACAAACACTTGTCAGGAGATTAGGAAATGAAGATGTATTCTGCCGGGTCGAGCGTTGAGAAGTCTGCTGGTCTTGTTTCGAAAAGCTATTCCATTGAAGGATCGGCAAAAGCTTTTATGGTTCTGTCTAATGACATGTATTCCCACAAGGAATTTGCCGTTATTCGTGAACTTTCTACCAATGCGTATGATGCCCATGTTGACGCGGGATGTGCGGACAAGCCGTTTGAAGTCCACCTTCCTACTGCAATTGAGCCGTATTTCTATGTGCGTGATTTTGGAATCAGCATGACTGACGATATGTGCATGATTCTCTACACCACCTTCTTTAAAAGCACAAAGACTGAGAGCAATGATCTTCTCGGCTGTCTTGGTCTTGGAAGCAAGAGTCCTCTTGCCTATTCGAACAGTTTCACCGTGGAAGCCTATCTGAACGGAGAAAAGCGGATTTACTCCGGGTTCAAGGATACAACGGGAGATTATCAGTTCGTGAAGATGGAAACCTCTTCTACCGATGAGCCGAATGGTATTAAGGTTTCTGTGCCAGTCCGGTCTGGAGACATTAGCAAGTTTCATACCATCGCTGGTGAATTCTATAAGTATTGGAAGGTTAAGCCTATTGTCAATGCTAACATTAATATGAACATGCCTGAGCCTATCATTTCTGATAATGATGGTAAGTGGGCATTTCATGACATGGCCGATAACTATGTTGTGATGGGACAGGTTCCTTATAACGTTGATAACTGTGAACTCAGCCGCATGTTTGAGGATGATTCTGTTAGTATTTTCTGCTACAATCTTCGTGGGTTGATTATGTATGTGAATATTGGAGATGTTGACTTTACTCCTAGCCGAGAGAGTCTGTCTTTCAATCCACAGACTAAGGCGAAGCTTCATGAAATGCTTATTCATATCATGAAGGATATTAAGAATAGCATTGAAACGTCTATCTCTAGCCAGCCATCTCTTTTCCTTGCTCGTAAAAAGTACGTGGAGATTCAAGACCGTTGTAGTTCTGTTAGGCAAGTTACTTCTCAACTTAAAGATTCTATGATGTGGAATGGAATGAAGCTTTTTGATTCTATGGGCATGAATAGCGTTTCCACCGGAACGAAGATTGTAATGTCTGCTTCTAAGTCTAACTTTCGTAGCAAGATCAATATTGACCGCGATCTTCTGACTGTTCATTTTGGCGAGAATGTAGTGTTCGCAATTGATGACTTGAAGCGAGGAGGAGTTGGCCGGGTTCGTCAGTATCTCAAGGATAATAATCGCGGGCATGTCTACGTCTATACTCTCGCAGAGAATGAGACTGTTGACGATTGTGCATTCTATGATATTCTTGGTGGAGCAACTCGCAAGGATGTGATTCTTGTTTCCTCCATGCCAAAGCCAGAGAAGCAGTCCTACACGGTTGCTGATCGAACCTATGGTCTGGTGGAGTATTTTGACCAGTATTCCGAAAGCTTTAAGACCTGCGGATTGAGCGTTAAGGAAGAAGATGCTGTTTATATTCCCATTAGGAAGACGAGGGGTAGTTACGCTCAGGACGTAATTATTAACAATAGGACGATTAGTATTTCGGTGATCAAGCAGATGCTTATCATTTGCTATCGGCATCGTTTCTTTGACAAGAAGTTTATTTTCGTGCCAGAGTCTACGGTGGCAAGCCGAAAGCTTGAAAGTCGAGATAATTGGGAAGGCCCGGAGTATTTCATTGATATGGTGAAGGATATTTTCACCACTTACAAGGATGATATCTATGATATGCGTCATGCCCCGTCTATCGGTTTTACTCACCTTCACAGTGCTATTTTGAATACCTCTACTGATAACAGGGCAAAGCAGATCGTTGCCGATTATCAGGAGAAGGCCGAGAGTCTTAAGAAGAATATGGATATTTGTAAGAAGATCATGAATGCTTGTGATTGTCTCGGACTTTCTAACCTTATGGAAGATCGTGAGGGATTTGATAAGAAGGCAGAGTTTGAAATTCCGCTACGGAATGAAATGGACAAGTATCCTATGCTTAGTCTTGTCTCACTTAATTGGATTGATGGATCTAATAAGCAGAAAATTTCAGACTATATTGATTTTGTGGAAAATCAGGTGTTGACAGACAACGTTCTTCCGGTATAATCACACACAGACAGCTTTACTACTAAAAAGGAGACTACGATGAGTGTTCCGTTCATGATTGTTGATGGTAATTTGACGGTTGTTCTTAAGAACAAGAGCTACCAAGTTCTTAAGGATCATTTCAACTACAAGTCGATTGTTGAGGCTCTCCATACGGCAGACGAAGACACCATGCTTAATCTGATCGATGTTCAGAGTGCCGTTGCCAGCTTTAGTGACGGCTCTGTTGAGGTCAAGAATGGTGTGGTTTTCTATGATGGAGAGGAGGTCCATAGTACAATCACCAAACGTCTTCTTGATTTCATGAAGAACGGTCTTCCGTTCCAGCCTCTTGTTAATTTCCTTAAGAATCTTATGCAGAATCCAAGTATGCAGAGTCAGCGTGAACTGTATGACTTTTTGGAGCATGAGAATCTCCCGATTACGGAAGACGGTTACTTTCTTGCTTACAAGGCAGTCAGCGTTTATCACGGAGAAAGCTTTGTGGATAAGAACGGCAAGACGGTAAATGATGGAGATTTCGTGGATAAGTACACCCTCAGATCATACCGTAATAATGTCGGGGATTGTCCTAGCATGAGTCGCTCTAGGGTTGACGATAATCGAAGCGTTGGATGCTCCGGGGGTCTTCATGTTGGTTCTCTAAAGTACGTTGAGGGACACGCTAACAGTTGTGATAAGATTGTTATCGTTAAGGTTAATCCGCAGGATGTTGTGAGCGTCCCCCTTGACGAGAACTGTCAAAAGGTTCGTGTAACCAACTACGAGGTTGCTGCCGAGTATCAGGGTGCTTTGAATCGCCCCCTGTATAGCGAGAAGTTCTCGTATGACGAGGACGAGGATGAGGAAGACCCAGACTATGAGGACGAGGACGAGCAGGACGAGGAAGACCCCGATTGGGAGGATGATAACGAAAACTACAGGGTTTGGGTGTGAGATCAATAACCCTGGGGTGGCAGCAATGCCACCCCAGGAGTTTTTAAAGGATGCACAAATGAAGAAAATATTTATAACAGAAAAGTACGACGAGATCAGTCTGGGTTCTCTAGAGGGATCAATAGAATCAGCGATAGAATATCTCAAAAATATCTGGGTGAATCTTTCAGATGGTACAAACAAGGTTAAACTTGAATTAGTCTATGGGGATAGTGATACACAATACTTTGTTGTCTATACCTCCCGACTGGAAACAGACGAGGAATATGAAAAGAGAATGCAGTTAAATAAAAAGGTCAGAGCGAGTAAGAAAAAGGAAAAAGAGGAACAAGAAAAGGCTGAATACAATAGATACCTTAAGCTAAAGGAGAAATTCGATGGAAAATGACAACTATGGTTGGGAAAATATCAAGACCTCTTTATATGAATCAGATAATCCTCTGCTTTTTGTAATAACCGTCCCTAATTATATGACTAAATTAGAAATAAAGGCTCTGAGTCAAAGATTTGCGGACTTTAAAAAACAGGCTGGTATAGATATCCCTTTTGTTATTTTGCACGAGGGTGTAACTCTCTCACTAATTGAGAAACCAAAATGAGAGAGTCAAATCTAGAAGATTTTCGTGCAGAAACAATAGTCCCATACATAGGGGTCACAGGAACTCGCAATGGGATGAATGAGACTCAGACATATAATGTTAAGAAATTTCTACATGAGCTAGGACCGGTGAATTTTATACTACATCATGGAGACTGCATAGGAGTTGATGTAGAGATTGCAAGTATTGCAGAAGATCTCAATCAATTTACTGTTAGTCACCCACCAGTCGATGAATCATTGAGAGCATTCCATAAATCAGATAGAATTCTAACAGCAAAAACTCACTTCGCTCGTAATCGGGATATTGTTGACAGTAGTGATCTACTAATAGTAGTGCCTATGGATAATGAGCGTAAGTCAAAAGGTGGAACTTGGTATACTTATTATGATTATGCGATTAAACGAAACGTCCCAGTTAAAGTGTTTTATCCAGACGGGAGAGTAGAATCATGAGCCGCATAACAAACGTCATAGTGACCCTCGATATTCTGGATCATAGGTTCATTATAGATAGACTAAATACTTGGTTAAGACTAGGAGATCATTCCCCTCTACTAAAAGTAGACGATCATTGCGGAGGATGGGCATTTGAGGCTCATGTGTATATGGGAGCTTTTAATTATTTCAACAGTAATAGATTCATAGAATTATGCAAGTCAATTAAGAAGAAGCACAAATTTCACCATATACATTTTAGTGTGGTCATTGTTGATCCAGAGGATAGTCATTATTTTTTTGAAATAGGAGAACCTCTTTAGTGTCAAAAACAATAGAGTGTGATATCTGTGGTCAAAAAACTCTTATATATACCAAAGCTCACAAAACCTCTCCATTCGTTGACGGCAGAAATTATGACCGGGTTTGTTTTGGTTGTTTTAATGTGCCGCGAACGAGTGAGCAAACATACAAAGCTGACGGCTGTTTAAAAGACCATATTGAATTAGATTACTCTCCTGAGTATCTCCATTCCGCAAAGGAGTTGACAAACGAGGGATGCTGTGATACACTCAAGGAAGCAAAAGTTTGCGTAGAGGCAGTAGCCAAGCTATGCTCTAAAGCGAAGAAAAGCGTCAAATTAAAAGGCAAACCCAAACCAGAATGGACTGTTCTGTAATTATGACGAGACAATACGCCGGATGGAAAACCAATAAAAATGGTGATCCCATTGAGGGAACAGATCGTATATTTTTGGCTAGTAATAGAAGACTGGTGCTACAACTCCTTGCTTTTGAAGAACAGGTCGAACTCAATTTGAATGCCAGCTTTGTAATATGCAAAGATGGTAGTCGTTGGTATGTTAGATATCTTGTAGATATGAAAAACGTAAACCAGAATGGATAATAACATGAAGAAAATGAGAACAGAAAGAAATTATCACCGTATAGACTTTGAAAAAAGTATCGATAGTGTAATTTCTATGCTTCAAAAATATAAAGAAGAGGGATGGACAGACATTACTTGTGACTATTATGGACCGGACGATAGAGAATTTCACGTTTCCAAGGAACGACTTGAAACAGACGAAGAATACAATACTCGTATCAAACTTGAAGAACAGAATAAGACATATCGACGCAAGTGTTACGAAGATCTCAAAAAGGAATTTGGTGATGAATAAGCCCGGCCTCTGCTGTATCTCTCTGGAATTAAAAGATCAGGATTATAGTTTCCAGACTATGCCACTCAGCCAATCGATACTTACGGTCTAGATTTTGAGATCAAACAAAAAGATTTAGCTATCAAAAAATATCAGGAACTTTATCCACTTCTCACTGTACAGGAGGCAGTATGAGCGGTAATCTAATACTTTTAACCGGGGCGATCTATCTGTATGTATCTTTTGAGCAGGGATATAAGGGCAATATCGGGATGAGCATGGCATACGCTGGGTATGCCTTTAGCAACGTTGGTCTTTACCTTCTGGCAACCAAATGAAAATTATTGACAAAGCTATTAAGTTGAGTTACGATACTTTCACGCCGAATGAGTTTCAGCGACGTTATCACTATGCTATTGCTTTTAGCGGTAAAAAGCCCATTCTTGTCTGCGAGAATAATCCTATCAAGATTAACTCCAAGGCATATAAAATGGGAAAGCGGTTTAATATCCAGACCTACAAAGAGTTTCCTTACATTCACGCGGAAAGTCATCTTGTTTCTAAACTTCTGGACAGATATAATGAGATTGACGACGATCTTTCCATTGTTGTTCTCAGGATTAATCGTCAGGGAAAGATTTTATTGAGCAAACCATGTGATAATTGTCAGAAGATTCTAGACGCTGTTGGTTTGCACCGGGTTTATTGGAGTATTGACCGGAATACTTTTGGGTCTTCATTTAACAAAATTTTTACAGTTTGAGGAAACAATATGTCGAAGAATAGATTTAAGGCCAGGAAGCATGAGTCGGGTAGAATTATTACCACAAAGACTCCATATGGAATTACTAGTGATATGGTGGTCAACGATAAAGATATTTTGTCTGTCTCAGTTCCAGAGGGGTCTGTTATAGTCAAGGATGATGACGGATATTTTATCGTACCAAAGAATCGGGTTGATGATGGCATGGCCTGTCCGCTTCGCTATTCAGAAGCTTACCGGGATCATATGAGGTCTTATTTCCAGGCGGCGGGAGTTAACTGATGACTAAGAGAAATTTTCAAAAGATGCAGTACGATGCCGAGCATCGACAAGAAGATAATATCGAACCAACATCAGCATATGTAGCTTTACGTAATATGCTTATGAGACTCAAGGCTCCAACGATGAATGGTTATCCAGAAATTGGAGATATAAAATATGTTATGGAAGAGGCTGTAATGGAGTGGTCTAAGGATAGGCGTAAGATTGTCGATCTAGAGGAGAGAATTAAAAATGATTGAACCACGATATAATACTGATGGGAAACTAGAGGACAGACAATGGGACTCCCAGTTTTGCATCTTGCGGGATACTTTACAGGCACGCGATGCTCAAATCGCTAGTCTCACTGCCGAGCGAGATTCGTTTGAGCGTCTTTTCCATTCTGTGAATGACGCGGCTAACCAAAAATACGACGACGATCTCGACCGGGCACGCCGCGATGTTCACCAAGCGAATATTGAAATTGCCGCACAAAATAAAGTTATCGAAGAACTAAAGAGAGAAAAAGCGGAAGACTGGAAAGCAGCTTGTGAGTCCGCACGAATTGCTAGTGGTACTGTTTATGACTTGAGGAGAAAGTATGAACAGGTAAAGAAAGAGTTGGAAGAGATTAAAAACTCTTCCACTCCAATTACTTGGGGTGTACGAAATACAAAAGATACTCAATATAAAGTCGATCTAGTATGGTCATGTTGTTCTACAGAAGAACTTGCCAAAGGAATATTTCCAGAACATGAGGGATGGGAACATTTTCCTCTTTATTCTGGCCCTAAATATACTATAACAAAAGAAGATATAGACCAATTATCTCGTATTGCCGATAGACTTGACTATGCTCAATTTTATGAGTCTGCGAATTCACTTCGCTCTTTTATCGCTAGGAATAAATAATATGACAAACGCAGAATTTGATTCCTTAATAACAAAATTTCTGTGGATTTTGGCAACCATATTGTTACTTGGTATAGGTGTACAGATTAAGTATTTATCAGCTAATCTGATTAGCCTTAATAAAAGTATACAGAATATAGATTCCAGTATTCGTATTCAGACCGGCCAAATTGACTGGTTGGTTAAACATTATGCTAAACCTGTTCGTCCACTATACCCTTGGGAAAAGCATAAATGTGAATGGTGCGGAAGCGAGGTATTGGAGGGTGATGATAAGATATACCAAGGGGATGAATGACATGATTCTCAAGGTTCCAGAACATTGTAGTTATGACGTATTTGACACTAATGGAATCAGACTAGAATTCTGCGTGTGGTGTGATACTGAAACAGGAGAAGCTGTGCATATAATCACGCCGATTGAGCATGTGATTAATGATGCTGGTGAAGAAGTGTTTAAAACCAAGTGGTGTCAACATCCGGCCCCGCTTTTGTATAGAAAGATTACCTCATAGGAGAAATCAAATGAATGAGTTTTTTGAAAATATACTACTATTCTTTCTGGCTTTATTTATGTATTTTCCATTATCCTATTTATTGCCAACAGCATTAACGCTAATTGGCGTTGGAGTATTAATCGGAATGCAAATTGAAAAACGGAGAAACAAATGACTGATAGTGAAATCTCCTTGGAGTGGGTAAACTCACACAAGACCCAATTTGAACTATTTGGTGTTCCATCAGAGGAATTGAGTAGGGATGAATTACTCGCCACTATTGGTTGGCTGAATAATCAGCTTCAATGGGAAAGAGAAAATCATAATAAGTCTGCAAGCAACGCGGAGTCGGTGGCGTGGTTATACAAAGGCGAACCTTGGTTTGACGGCAGTCGATGGCATGACAAGTATGAAGTGACGACAGACGAGCGGCTTGCCAAGTGGAAAGACAAAGATGCACTCCCCCTCTACGACGCACCGTGGCTGACGGAGGAGGAGCGTGAGGCGATGGCTTTTGCCGCCCGTAAGCTCCGTGAATTGGCGAATCAGCAATACCGCAACGGTGACGAAGCCACGGCCACAGACACTTCCAGGGAAGCCGATTTCGTAGACGGCATTCTCGCCCGTTCGACGCCTAAAGCGAAGGGGGCGTCGAATGATTGAATCAATTTTACAAATTATCGGAATGCTAACAATAGTGCTTGGATTAGCGGCTTTAATCGTGGCAGAGATATATCGACATGAATTCATATCTGATCTTCGATATGATTGTGACCTCCTGATAAAAGGCACTAACGAGCTATCAGAAAGAATTAGCAACATAGAGGGGAAACTCAAATGACTCATTCAGTTTTAGAACAGATTGGTATAATTGCTATAGTGGTTTCTATCGTCCTTTCATTAATTGGAGCGGCGTGGAGGATGATAACTATCATTGATCACGGAGATAGTTTAAAAAGCTTTAGACAAGAAATAACTACGATCCATGTGAGACTTAACAATATGGAAGATAAACTAAAAAGATGAATAGGTGGGATATTATTACGATTAGCAGAGCTTATAAATAAAAGGAGACTACTATGAATAGGGTTTATTTAGCAGGACCGATTACTTCGTGTTCTTATGGTGGAGCAACGGATTGGCGAAATGATTTTATAGCAAAAGTCAAGTCAATAACGAATAATGTTAAGTGCTTGAGTCCAATGCGAGGTAAGCATTACTTGCAAGACTGTAAAGATATATCTGCGACAAACGTTGAGGGTATATTGAGTGGCGGTCCCGCGATCTTGACGAGAGATCATTCTGATGTTATTAATTCAGATATTATAATTGTTAACCTTTTAGGAGCTACAAAGGTTAGTATTGGCACTATGTTCGAAGTTGCGTGGGCTTATCACGAACATATTCCAGTAGTGCTTATTATAGAGGATGGAGTAAATAATGTTCATTCTCACTCTATGATGTTCGCTATGTGTGGATACAAAGTAAATAATTTGAATGATGCTGTAACGATAGTGAGGGCTTTTTTTGATGAATGAACAAGTGAGGGAAATTTCTTTAGACTGGGTGAAGTCCCATAAGACAGAATTTGAATTATTCGGCGTTCCCTCTGAGGAGTTGAATCGGGACGAGTTACTTGCTGCTATTGGATGGCTAAACAACCAGCTTGAATGGGAAAGAGAAAATCACAGGAAATGTGTGGATATACAAAAATTAGCACAGGAATATCGCAAATGAATACTAACAATCTTAAGCGTATGGTCGAACTAACTGTTCAACTTCATCAACTTATCAAAGATGGTAAGGACGAATCAGATGAAGGGGAAAAGATCCGTGAGGAAATGGATAGATACGATGATAGTTCAATTTCAGAAGAAAACTGGGAATGGCTCGCACAGTTTTCAGAGAGTCTATACAAGTTGTGGGAGAACACAGGTGATTGAACTACTAAATCAACTTAAAAAGCTCGCATATAGAGGTCATTATACCTGTGAAGATCCATGGTATTCTTGTCCATTATCAGAGGATGGATGTGCCAATGATGCAGCAGGAGATGAATGTAATTGCTGGGCGATGTCTAATGAAGATATACAACATTTGCTTGAGAAAATAGGGAAGATGTATAGTGATCAGTCTGATGAAATCGTAAGATTAAACCAACTTTTGAAAGACAGGGGTTAGGATGAATATTAAAAAATTGATAGCTATCTTTCTATTGGTATTGTCTGGGTGTGAACAACGCACTATAAAGCCAGAAGTGCCACGCCGCACTATTACAATTTGCAGCGGTTGTGGATCAGAATGGGAGTCCAATGGTCCGTCAGAGCCAATAGATAAATGCCCAAATTGTCCTATGACACCGGAAGAATTTGAGGCGTTGAAGGAACAAGTTAGGCAGAGGCTGGAAGAAGAACGTAAAGCAAAAGAGGCTGAAAATGAGTGAATCATTTGGTCTAGATCTAGCAATTAAAAACATCAAAGAAGGTAACTATTCAGACGCGGACGTAAAATTAGTAATGGAACGCTGCGTAAATTACCGTAGCAAAATTTCACAATGGTGTGACGCTTTAGCTAAATCAGAACAAAAAGTAAAAGAACTAGAATCCGCCTTGCGGTGGATTCCAGTTACAGAACAACTTCCACCGGAAGGTGCGGATGTTGACTTTTTGTGCGTCAGCGGGTATGATGGATACGGTCATATCCATAGAGAGAACAAGGAATGGTGTGAAAAATACCATCTATCCCATGATCCAACGCCCATAATGACCGAATACGAAGGTGGTCCATATCATATAGGTAAAGATGATTTTGGAAATTGGGGAGTAACTCATTGGCGGTTGCGGCCGGGAACACAACCAGATTTTGACAAGTTCTTTCAAGACAACGAGAGTTGACGGTCGATAAGGTTGTGGTAGAATCAGATAGAGAGGGGTCAGTGGTTGAGGCACGGTTCGAATCCGTGGGAAGGCATGGTGTAGGGTTGATCATCCTTCGGAGGTTCGATTCCTCCGGCCCCTCCTTGACACACACTGAAAGTGTGGTAGAATAATGGTATGAGGCGACGTAGACCAACGGCAGGAGTCAGGACACTTAAAATGTCCACAGTGTGGGTTCGAATCCCACCGTCGCTACTGATTTCAAACTAACCACTGGTGGTAAAATGAATAAAAATTCAGAAGATGGATCAACTGCAAGTATTTTTTGTATAGTCTGGGCCGCGTCATGCGATATATTTCTAATGCTAGGATTGTTTATAGGAGTGGAAATTGGAACTATAGATGTACAAACACAAGCTATAAAAAATAATGTCGCTCAATATAATCCAAATACCGCACAGTTTGAATGGAAGACTTTAATAGAAGAAGAGGAAACCAAATGAAGAATATCGTCGTTATGCCAATTGGAACTAAAGTATCTCTAGGTCATAGTCTTGAAGAAGCTATTGATGCTGTAATTACCAGCGTATGCATCAAGCAGAATAATTATGTAACGTATGAATGTAGTTGGTGGAGTGGACGATCAAACGAAACCGGATGGTTTCATGAAACTCAGTTTCTAAATTCGGATAATGTTGAACGTACCAAGATTGGATTTGGACGATAAAGGATAAATCATGCCATATATTTCAGAAGATGAGCGGCCGGGATTGGACCGGTCAGTTGATGCGATGATTGACGCAATTCTTTTTGACGTTAAGCCGGAAGAGAAGTGGGAACTCCCCAAGCTTTTGGGCCGGATTAATTACTGTTTCTCAAGGGTTGCTGCCCACTTGACATTGACTGAGGATGGTGTATCATACCGTAACGTGGCAATGATCACCGGAGTTCTTGAAAATATCAAGCAAGAGTTTTACCGGCGTGTTGCATCCCCATATGAAGATAAGAAGATTAGAGAGAATGGGGATATCTTTGAGTACAAATTGATTGACCGGTCTACTTGATTCGCGGCCCCATAGTTAAATGGATATAATAAGTGACTTCTAATCTCTAGGTGCAGGTTCGATTCCTGCTGGGGCTATCTACTAATTGTTTCACCTCTATAGAAAAGATCTGACAATGCTTACAAACGATGAAGATGCAGTCCGTATACAGATTACAAATTTTGCATACGCTCTGGCTGATGACATTATCAACGAGCGTGGTGAGGAGCAAATGGCGGCTCATATTAGTGCGTTCTATAATTTTATTTACGATGCCCTTGTAATTGCCAGAGCGTCTGGTAAACTTATGGCTGTTAACCCGAGCGTGAACTAATGACTTACTTGATTTTTTTTGGAGTCGTAGTCTTGTCGATCTCGTTCCCCATCTATTTTTTGTTTGTGTACGCTTATAGCGGGCAAAAGAAGAGGGGCGGGGGAAAATAAAAAGGAGAATAAATAATGGAAAATAAAGAACAAAAATTAATTGATCTCATGTTTTCAATGGTACTTGCAGCATCAGAAAACTCTATTTTTTGCAAGAAACCAAGGGGCGAAAAAATGGCTTGGGTTGCCAATACTTTAAGAGAAATGGGATTTGACACTCATCCTATTGGCATGAGTTGGGGGGTTTTGGTTTCTCCCTCATTTAGAAAAGAGAATAAAATTATGACAAATAATTTAGAATTTGATGGAGAATAAATAATGACTAAATTATCATATGACGTATGGAAAGATAAATATTGTGCAAAAATAACACAAGAGCAATTAGATGTCTTAAAGAATACTCATGGAATAGAGAATCCAAAAGAATTAATTGAAAACTATTTACTAGAAGCGTATCAAAAATATTTGGAGAATAACTAATGTGGTTAATTGCTTGGGAAGATACTAATGGCGAAAAGTTGTGGGAGGTTGTTAGTGGTTATGATGCTATGCAAGAACGAGTAGATAAGATAGTAAAATCAGGTATTCTTAATGAAAATGTAATAGTTGGGGAAATTCTTGAATATGGGGGTTGAGTAAATGAAACTTTATACGGTCGTATTTGGGACACTTGACTCGTTAGCGTAGTGTGGTATAATGGTAGAACAAGGAGACACTATGAAGAACCTAACTGATTTGGACAAACGGGATATTATAGTAACCCTTAATGAACACTCTATATCAGTTGGCGATAACACTCCCACTATAGGGGGACTAAACATCCCCTTATCTTTTAACTAACAATACGGTTTGGTGGTACGCTGTGGTGGTGTAAGCCAAACCTTCAAACAAGAATTATGACATTGTATGGGATGGGTTTGTAACTGGCTACGAAAAATTCAAAATCACCTGGGAATAATAATGCGTATTTATCTTTATCACTGGATGGCTAGGGATTTAACTAACGAAGAAGTCCCTGGAGTTTTTAGTCAAGGTACACCAAAAAACCCAAAAGCCAAACACAATCTTCAATGGGTAGAAGTTGTTGATTTTTCAAGCTTCGTTTTAAATCTAACCAACAAGTTTGATGTTATGTTGGTTGGAGAACAAGAGTTTGATGATTGTGATGGGCTGCCTGAAAGCAGGTATCATTGCGTTTATCTAGACAATAAAGGCAAGATGTTTAAGCAAAGATAAAAGGAGAGATGATGGAATATTCTGGAAGAACAACTTGTTATGAACACAATAATGAAGAAGGAGTTGGTTGAATTAAATAAGTATTTGGAGAATAAACAATGAACGAAAACCCACTACAACTAGCAACTAAAAATTGGATAGAAGCAGTCCAGAAATATTATGAGAGAGAAAAAGACCGTAATGAACTTACTCAGGTTTTTATGAGAGGCTATTTTGCGGGCTGGAGCGAAAGAGAAGTGGCTCAATTAGCAGATAACTTGGCTAAAAACGATAAAGAATATCCTCTGTGGAGAGATAAAACATGAAAGATCGTAAAATCGGAAACAAAAAGACAAGAAAGATAGCAGCGAAACGAACACAAGAACTGCTAGACGCAGAATTTTTGAGTTGGCTTGCTGATAGGCTTGTTAATGTTTATGGTGAGAATACTCTTTATGATTTTGTTCATAGACTTAGGTCTATTGCTAATAGATTGGAGAACGGACGATGACGATATTGCGAAACTTAATCACCGGCACACTAATACTAATGCTCTGTGCGTTTGGTCTTTTATTAACTCCGCTAATACTTCTATATACGGCGGGGGAATATGTTTGGAATGGAATCGATTGTGAGGAATAACTAATGGATGAACAAATGGCTAAAAATATCAATGCTTTTTATAAATTTATTTACGATGCCCTTGTAATTGCCAGAGCGTCTGGTAAACTAATGGCAGTCATCCCAAGCGTGAACTAATGAATTATCTACTACTTTTTTGCGGTATTCTGCCAACTATACTTCTTCCTATTTATATTGTTGCCATTCATCTTTACGGTGGAAACAAAAAGCGTGGAGGGAAAGGAAAATAATATGTCACTTAGTCTTGGATCGTTGATTAGTATTCTTGAGCGGGAAAATCCTGATAAAGTAGTAAGGAATGGATTCCGCAACCCTCATAGTTATCGGGGATATTATGAATGTCTTGCGTTTGAACCGGCGAAAGACATTACCGTTAGGGAAATGCTGGTAGATGCAAAGTATGCTCTTAATAACGTATTTACCGGATATAAAGGTGGAGAGTTCAGGATGGATGAGTATACGGATGTTTATATTGCTCCTTATGGGAGTAGTGGTGACGAGATGGGTAGAATGCTGCTTAATTACATGCTGAATGACGTAAAGGAGAGGGATCTTTACGCCTGGATACAATGCCAAGAATGTGGATGGGGAGAACAAATCGCTATCTATCTAATAGGCGAGGATTATAAGGACAATCAAGCTTGTCCCCACTGTGGATATGGCTATTGCAAAATTGACCGCGACTTTTTCAAAGAAGGTAACGTATAAATTATGAAACTTGTTCTAATCTATGATGTTGGAGACAATTGTACCTATTGGTTCGAGAGGACCGTACCTATCGAATATGAATCAGCAGAAACATTGATTGTTGACTTTGAAAACGTAGCAAAGAACGCATACTGTTCTGATAAATGGGATTTTGTTTTCGCGGGCCATACTTTCGACGCATACAATTTTTTTGAAAACAATACTTTCGATAAGAATGACGACTATATTTGTCCAAAAATTATGACCGTTGATGAATGGTTTAACCAACGAGGAATATAATGAAAACAAGCACTTTTTTTATTTATGCAAGTTTTGTTTTTCAAGTTGTATTAGCAGTTGTAGATTTAGCACTAAATAATCCACAGTATAGTTTTCCATTTAATATGGGATGGGTTATTATGATCGGATTACTTACCATTATTGAACAATTAAAGGATGAGGTAAAATAATGATTTCTGAAATTATTCAGCCCGAAAAGCGTGATGTTAGTTATGAGTTTGATTTGCCTGTTATGGTGGTTCATAATTATGATCCAAAAATTGTTGTTGTTCTAACTGAGTTCCGTCAAAATAGTGATGGAGACTTTGCGTATCATGGCTATTATTTGGGAATCCCTGATAACTTGGTCTTTAAACCTTATATTATTTTCGATAAGGATATCAAAAAGTGGTCAAAGTTCAAAGGTAAGGTTGTGTTGAGTAATTTTACGGAGAATGAGTGATGGAAATTACAAGAGAGAAAATCGAATATGTTCGCACAACTGAAACTATCGATATTACTATTCCATATTATTATAAAATCCTGAACCAAAATGGGTTAATAGTTTATGGTAAAGTATATTCGGAAGATTTGCAGTCTATTGAGATTTCCGAAAGAAAAAAGCTCTCGCCAACAGAAAACTCATTTCAATACGACTATTGCTTAAACGCATCCTTAAAATTAACCGCTGATCACCCAAATTTCAGAGAGCATTATGCTAGCAAACAAAAAGATTTCGACGATGCAAAAAATAGAATGACAAAATACGCTATATCTGTACTGGAGAATGACTAATGGCTACAAAAACAAATTATCGTCCCAGTAATAAATATACAATTATCCAATTTCAGGATGGTTTGGGTAAAGTTTGGTATAAAATCAGACATCTTGGTTGGTTGTGGGATTCATGGTATAGAATATATTATGAAACTGAGTATGGCTGGACGCCTTATATCCCACAATTTGATAGTAAAGAAGAGGCAATAGAACACTTGAATCTTGAAAAAGAAAGGTATTTGGTTAGGCTAAAAAGAAATCGTGTCACAGTCACAGACCTTGGTGGAGAATAACTAATGAATCACGATGATATATGGCGTGAAAAACTAAAAATAGATCGTGATATACGACGCGAAATAGCAAAATGTATGGATGAGTATGACCGATGTATACACCAACACCATCCTACACTCAAACAACTACGGGATGATTGTGGGACTTTAGGACACAAATTTGGGTTTAAGTCATTTGGTCCCGTAGGTAATCCTTGGTATATTTGTGAATATTGTGGTCTTACAAAAATGGAGGATATATAATGAAACCAGAAGTAGCAAAAATTTGGGTTGACGCTTTGCGTTATTGTATTATAGGAATAAAAATTCCAGTAGAAGATCTAAAAGTAGTAACCTCACCAGCGGTCTACGAAGAACAAAACCGATATGATTCCAAAACTGGTAAAGTAAAAGGAACAGAGCGGGTTTTAGTCAAAAGAGAAGAATACCATTATGAATGGGATGGTAAAGTATATGAAGAACCTTATGATCTCGGTGAAATAGAATATGATGATCCAGTAGAAACATATCATCTAGATGATTACTTATACTTTGGTTATATGATAGATGCAGATGAAGATTATGGAAGGGTTAACCTTTTGGAAGGTGAACTAACTCTAGAATTTATCCAAGAAAGGTTTGATCTGATTAGCAAAAAATTTCCAGATTATCCGGTTAAGATGTATTTTATGTCGCTTGTGGGCTAGGTGATACAATGAAATGGACAATTGAACTCGTTAAGGCTAATCATTATATTGAAAGAGATTATCAAAAACAACTAGCATATTATGACACATCATCGGAGTGTTTCATTCCTATGCATGAGTCTTTATGTCCTAGAGATATTTTGCTAATGGAGGAATGGTCACAATCTGACGATGGAATGATCTTTATGGATTATAAAACCCATCAGATAGGCTTACTGATCAGAGGATAATGTATGAACAATAAACCAAGTTGGAAAAAGGGCGATGTAGTTGTTCTATTAGGTCATAATGGTGGTGCTTTGTCCATATTTGAAGCAGAGCATACCCCACAATTTTGTTCAACTCTTTTTAGTTCAAAGAAAGCTTGGTATTATGGACTAAGGGATTGTGAAGAACTTAGACCAGCAACTATAGATGATATTGACCTCAAAATAAAATTTCAAAAAGAAGAAGTAGAACGAGAACAATTGAGATTAGACAAGCTACTTAATTTTCGTGAGCGTTTAGAGAATAATAACACTGGAGCGATATAGTGGAAGTTAAAAATAAGAAAGAAATCACCTATTCTATTTCTGATATTAAAACATTGATTGAGCAACATATTCTTGACAATGATTTGAGTTCAAAGGGAGATGCTTATAAGATGGAGTGTATTGTTAAACCCGGTAGTGCCTATAATAGTTATAGCTTTGAGGGCATTAAAGTAATTGTGGAGATTAAAGAGTGACTATGAAAGTTGACACTTATTACATTGTATATGTCAGAAAAGATGGAAGATATGAGGACGAAATTATCTCTGGTCCATATTACTCTTTAGATAAGACTATAGAAAATGTGAATATACTAATTGCGTGTGATACTTATTATAGTTATGATTACTACTATGATATTAAACGGTGCAAAATTGAACTAGAATTAGAAGAAGTTGACGCATACGATAAAAGAGGAATTAAACGACTATATGATTAACGAAAAACAAAAACGCATTATAGAATTTATTAGAAATCGTATTGATGCCTGGGAAAATACAAACGATATATCCTCACCTACTCATATTTGCGAAATCGAAGCATTGGAGATTGGCCTTACGGATGTTTTACGCGAAATAGAACTTTTAGAATTAGACGATATTATTCAAGAGATGTATTTCTTTATAAGAGGTTGTTGTCAATGAAGTATGTTGTTTGTAAAGTAGAGACAGGTAGTGGTAAAATCTGGTATAAGATTAGAAAAAAGGGTTGGATTTCTGATTCTTGGCTTACTCAAATAGACTTTACAGCATATGGTCTTGCCTATAATAAGACTTTAGTTTTTAATTCAGAGAGTGAAGCTAGGCAATACTTGCATGATTTTCTAATTTCACAAAAAAAAGACAAGGTTACGGAGCTTCCGTGAGGTAAATATGAAATACAAAGTATTCAAATTTGAGAATGGTCTTGGCGAGATTTGGTATCAGGTAAGACTGAAAGAATGGATTTTTTACTCTTGGATTCAGGAAAATTATCGTAGCGGCAGGGAACAAAGACGTTTTAAAACAGAAGAAGAGTGTCGCAAGTATATTGAAAGTGAAAAAGAATATCTGAGAAAGGAAACTTTGCGTAAGCAAATAAAGATTACGGAGCTTCCGTGACTTGACAGCCCGTGAGGGCTGTGGTATACTGTCCTTCGGACAGACAAACACAGGAGAAACAGATGGCAGACTTTATTCATATTGGCTCACATATCATTCACAAATCGGATATCTATCATATCAATAAACACATTGACTCCGCTAATGGCTCAAGAATTGTTATCTGGTTTCATGATAGCCGTTCAATTAACGTTAAATTTGACTCTTTACCGGAGTTGGCCGAAACATTTGCTCGTCTAATTAAGGATTTGACATAGAAGGCTGACAATCAGCGAGGAGATTTCGATGATTAAGTGCGACGTTTGCGGAAAGTTTGTTTCTTATGAGAGTCTAGAAAAGGGCGAAGCTAGACGCATAATGATAACTCCAGATTCAGCATACTCGTCAGAAGAATACGAAACTTTGTGTAAGAATCATAACGTAAAACTAATTGTGGAGAGCGTTGGTAATATGAAAAATCTTCTCAACTGTCACTGTGTAGGAGTTCATTCTTTCCCGCTTGAATATGAAGATGGACGCTATAAAAGAGTTTTTTATGCGGATAAGAATCATGAACTTTACAAAGATTCGGCTATTGCTATTCATTCTCATCATGTAGACCTCAAAATTACGGTTTTGAAAGGTCAACTTGATAATAAGGTATATGCTCTAGACGATCAACGAGGAGAAGAGTACAACAAATATAGATGGGATAGTCATATCTCTGGAGGTTGTGGCAAGTTTATTAGTCTTGGAAAGCAAAATCTCTCACTTACTAGGTATGAATCCTATGATTCGGGCTATTCTTTTTTCTTGCGTTCAGACCTATTACATACCGTTTTTGTTCCTGAAAACCGTGTTTGCTCTTGGTTAGTGGAAGAATTTCCCGCATCTAAACCTTACGACGGGATTAATTACTCCAAAGTAAATCTTGAAAACTGGACCGCAGAAGGCTTGTATATTGAATGTGACGATCAAACTGCTAATAAGTACTTATCTGAAATTTTAGTGTATGATGGCAAATGGAAAAGTAATTCTTAGTAACAACTAACTGGAGGAAAAATGATTACGTTTAAAGAAAAGTCTAGCAAGCCCGAAGAAATCATATTTAAACACATGAATGTAACTGATACTTTTTTTGTTAAAGGTATAGGCATGAGTGAAATTTTTATGAGAGTGAATGATGTTGATTTTAATGCAGTAAGTTTAAAATTCGGTATATTATACAATTTTTTGTATGATGAACAAGTTCAGCCAGTTGATCTCGTTATTGAATACTCAGTAAGGAATGACCATGACTAGTCATTGGGACTCTAGACGCAAGGTGTAGCTGTGAAATCTTCATTGTTGCGAACTCTAGTTTTAGAGTATGACCTTATTGAAATTCACTATAATGAAAATCTAAAGCGAAATCCTTATCTGGTGAGGGTTTTTAGTTACAACAATGATCCGGTCGAGTTTCGTGTTGACGAGAATGATATGAAAAATTTGTACGGCTTTTTACGAAAGAACGGAGTTCTATGAAATACTATTTGCTAATCGCAGGGGAAGATTATTATCCGTCCCGTCGTACTGGTGACTGGATTGGATGTTTTGAAACATATGAGGAAGCATTAAGTCAGGTAAAAGTTGAGAAATATAATTTTCAAGGCAACGCATGCGACGAGTCTTATACCGTGAATGGCAGTGACCGTGACTGGTATGAAATCGTAGACTTGAGGGGGTGGATCAACGGTTGACACGTTTGAGTCGTGAGGTATAATCGTTCTACACACCTATTACAAAGCGAGAGACTATGTGCCAAATTTGCGACACGAATGCTGAACTCTATGGCGAGATTGTTCCAGACTGGTTTGTTTCTAAAGCAATTACGAATGGTTACGAAACTGGTCATATTCTTGTAGACGCTGGTGACTGGTTTATTGTTAGAAGAAACACTGGAATGGCTACATTTAGCTGGGATGACGAGTACGAAGCTGAGTATGGTGGAAAAGAATATAATGGAGATTTTATCGTTTGTTGTCCCGGTGACGGATATTTATTCGTTCAGTCTTGTGAAAAAGCCGGATTCAAGCCAGGAAAAGAAAACTTCCATTGGTGGTTTGTAAAAAGACTGCGAGAATTTAGAAAAACCCACAAACAACCAATAGAAAGAGAAAATCATGTTTGATAAAACTAGAGTAGTCAAGAGAGAGTTTGATAATGGCAAACTTTTGGGTTATTTTATTCAGAAAAGACATCCTTTATTTTTCTGGGTATGGGAAGATTGCCATCACCATCCGGTTTCTATCAACGAAGCAAAAGAATCGGAGTATATGTTTAAGTCATATATTACTAATGTAATTAAATCTTACGCTGGTGGATTCAGAGTTGTTGAACAACTTTATAATAACGGCGAATTTCGTGGATTCTTTGTGCAAAAAAGATCTTTTTGTTTATGGGAGAATTGCCACGTTATTCGCTACGAGTCGGCGGATCATGCAAAAGAAGCGGTAGATTATTGGCATCAGCGACATATCGAGTTATTAAATCAATTGTGTATACTGATGAAAAAGTATGAAAGGAAATAATAGAATGATTGACGCAAAAACTGCAAGAAAGATCTCTGATGATCTAAATAGCAATACTAATCAGACTCATCTTACTATTATTGAAAGCAAAATCGCAGAAGCATCCAGTAAGGGTAAATATGCAGTTGCTATTAATGAGAAGTATGTTAATGAGACGATTATATTCCGTTTAACCAGCTTGGGATATAAAGTGGATAAGAAGAGTGGATTCTATGACCAGAGAGATCCACAAGGATCAGTTGATCCATATTACACTATAGCATGGGGTTGACAACCCGTAAGGGTATGGTATACTGTCCTTCGTACAGATAACCGACTAACCAAGGAATCACTAATGGAAAAAACTCATACTCAACGTGGATTTGGCCGATACAATTTCGTAGACGATTACGGGGCCGAATGTAGCCTTCAACGTAGTAGCTCTGGCGTTAGAATTTGGTTAGGATGTAATGATATTGGTCTAAGGGCGGGATATCCTTGGCGAGATGTTTCAGAAGAGGAAATCAAAACGCTTCTTAAAGCCAAAGAACTAGTATCTAATAGTCGAATGCACCTTAATGTCGAGCAAGTTAAGGCTTTAATCCCTATGCTGCAAAAATTTGTTGAGACAGGAGACATTTAATGATTGAATACAGAAAAGGTAATCTGCTGGATGCTCAGTCTGGAGTGATTGTTCATGGCTGTAATATGTTGGGAGTTATGGGTGCGGGCGTTGCTAAAGCAATCAAAGATAAATATCCTGAGTGTTATACACGATATAAGTTGAGTCTGGAATCAAAAGATAAACCGAAGCTTGGCGACATTATTTGGTATTATCATCCGTGGAACGAATATAAGTCTGCTAAGAGAGACTATCTATGGATTGCTAATGCATTAACTCAAGAAACTTGTGGAGGCGATCCTACAGTAAGATATGTCAATTATGTGGCAGTGGCTAATGTTTTCAGAATAATCAGCAATAGTAACATTGAATACAATTATTTTTCGGATGTTCATTTTCCGAAAATTGGGGCGGGCCTAGCGAATGGTGATTGGAATATTATTGAGCAGATTATTAACGATAGTGATCCTCACGATAAATATAGGAAGGTTTGTTGGGTACTATGAGCAAATGGAACAAGTGGCTTGACAACGCTGATAGGCGTGGTATACTCTGAGAGAAGGAGAAAACGATGAAGACAACCAAAACAACAAAACTTGACCTATGCCTGCCTGATCTGGAAGATATCATTAACGAGTATCTTGTTAAGATAGGATATTCTGAACTTGATGGGAATAAGTTTCACTTTCACTGGAAAGTGGTGAATAAGCCCCGTGCCTGTGGTATTTATGACAGCGTTGACGTTCATGTGTTTGATGGTGTTGAAGTAACAATAACAGAGGAATAAAATGACTACTAAAATTAAGCGTGAGAAGATTCGTAACGTGCCTAGTATTGAAGAACTTCGTGAGGCTGGTCATAAGGTTCGGGTTTATCATTGTCGTGTTTTTGCGGCCGATGGTTGGTTGGAGCATGGGGGCCGCGATATCCTTATGAGTAAGAGGGAGATGTCCGAAAGGGGTGATCGTAAATTTCATGAACTTTCCTGCAAGGGTGGCTATACCCGCATTGATCTTACCACTATGACCGGTCAGGAATTCTCTGCTAAGTTTAATACCCCGAAGGGTCACAATTTCAATCGTAAGCGTGGCATCCGTGCCTGTATCGGTCGTATCATGAAACAGTGGGGAGAAGGATGAGACAGTCATTTTATCTTAACGATATTAGACTAGATAATATTTCTATCTATGGTGGACCATTTGATGGGTCTGCACAACTGATTGATCCCTCCACAAGAGTTCATATCTTTGGTGCGGTTATAGATGGAGAACATGGTCTATATGTGTATCAAGTGGAAGACGATGAACTGGTATATCAGGGGATATTTAAGCCGGGTCTAGTCAACGTAAAGGAGATAGAATGATTTGGGTTTTCTATCTACTGCTATTTCTTTCTCTTCCAATTTGGGCGGTGCTTGGAATTATTCTGTGGGGTATGTCCTTTGCTTTACTTGTTTGGGTATGTGGGGGAAAGATTTATATCTCGGAAGGCAAGACAAGGCTTGGATACATAAGGTGGTTTAAATATTATGAATAGTATCTACTTTTATTTATTTATGCTATTTTATGTAATTAGTGGAATAATAGATGCAGATAAGCTTTGGTCCAATAGGCTTCTAATTTTTTTCATGATATTGTATATATTTCACACAACACAGGAGTTTAAAAATGGAAAATGATCTTGTATGGATTGATCCACCTAGCGGATGGATGTATGGTTTCCCAAAGGTTTATAATCGTAGTAAAAATCCTAATCTGCACGAATGGCTAGTTGACATGGGCTATCCGGCTGATAAAATTGCAGGACTTGGTGATAGTTTTTACGTCCGTATCTTGGCTCTATCAGAAGAAGAACTAAAGGAGTACAATAATGAATAAGAATATTGCAAAGAAGTGGGTTAAGGCTCTACGTAGCGGTAAATATAAGCAAGGTCAAGGATATCTAAAGATCACTGACCATGAGGGAGATTCATGTCATTGTTGCCTTGGTGTCCTGTGTGAGTTGTATAATGAGGAACAGAAGAGGCATAAGAAGAAGCAGATGAAGGTTCATGAGGTAAGATGGGAAGGTGTATCAGCAATTCGATTCGGACAGGGTAATACTGAGCGTGGAGTGACAGTTCTTCCAAAGAATGTTCAAGACTGGGCTGGATTGAAAACACAAGAAGGATCATTCAATGATAATGTATATACTTATTATGAAGATCTTACAGTCTTGAATGATGGTGGAAATGATTTTTATAGAATTGCTGATGCTATTGAAGACAATGTAGATAAACTGTGAAATTTCTATATTGATGAAAACAATAGTAAATCGTCCGTTAATTGAATCGATTGTTCATGATGATATATCGAGGTTAATAATTTGTCTGATTATAAGTATAGTGTGTGGCTATCTTATTGTAAGAATTATGAAGAATTTTCTCAAGTAAAGGAGAGTTTATGAATAAGCTTGTGGCTGGTTTTGTTGTTTGTATGTCTCTTATGTTTAGCAATGGTATTATCGCCGCCCCTGTTGATAATAGGCCGGCAGTTGTCATGAAATATGATCTGAAAGTTGGCGATATTTTAGTTGTTGAGGCAAATATTGGTGGGGTTACACAATATATTTTTGTCATGATTAATCCAGACTGGAGTACGGATTATGTTTATGGCGGAAAGCTTTATCCATTTCCTATTGCCGATCTGGATAAGTATAAGTGGTTGCTATTTGAGAGAACAGAATTTTGAAAACCATTATTGCTGGCGGTAGAGACTATCACTTAACTGATGAAGACTTCAAAAAACTTGATCAGTTAGGTGGTACAATCTCAGAAGTTGTATCCGGCTGTGCAAGAGGAGTTGACACGGCTGGAGAAGTGTGGGCTAAGAAGAATAATATTCCAGTCAAGAAATTCCCCGCAGATTGGGAAAAGTTTGGTAAATCAGCCGGATATAGAAGGAACCAGCAGATGGCAAAATATGCCGATGCTGTTGTTTTATTTCCCGGCGGAAAAGGAACCGGACATATGTATGATATAGCCAAAAGAATGGAGTTAATAATCTATGACTTTAGAGAAACCTGAACAATTTGTAAGGTTTGTCAGCAAGCCTGGAATGTGGTATGATGATGGTACAGAGGTGTTCGACGCTACCGTTTGCGATTGGGGGCGAAAACATCGACGAATTACAGTTCAAGAATTTGATCAGTGGAAATTACCCGGTCATATCTTAGGATTAGGATTACGAAACGGATTTTGGGACGAAGAACTCTGTCCGCTAGAAGAGTTTGATATAACAATAGTAGAGGAACAAGTATGACTCAAGTAAAACTAGTCAGTGTTACTCCTGATGCTGAAAAGTTAATGGCTTATTGTGCCAGAGTATCAAATCCAGAAGGTCAAAACAATCAGGATTGTGCCAAGCTACTCAGATACTGTATCAATAAGAAACATTGGTCTGTATTTGAGATGGCTGATCTTATTTTTGAGATCAATACTACTAGGGGATTAGCCGCACAAATTTTAAGACATAAAAGTTTCAATTTTCAAGAGTTCTCTCAAAGATATGCGGACACAACATTACTAGCAGAAGATATTCCTCTTTTTGAACTTCGTAGCCAGGATCACAAGAATCGTCAAAATAGTATTGATGATGTTAGTGATGAAGTAAAAGCTAAATGGAATACTCAAATCCGCGAGCATTTTGCAAAGGCTAAGAGTCTTTATGATGGAATGATTGCTAGTGGGATTGCTAAGGAGTGTGCCAGATTTGCTCTACCTCTTGCAACACCTACTAGACTTTATATGAAAGGCTCAGTAAGATCGTGGATTCACTATATTGATCTAAGATCAGGAAATGGCACTCAAAAAGAACATATGATTATTGCGAATGAGTGTAAGAGTATTTTTTGTGAACAGTTCCCGACTGTAGCGGAGGCACTAGGATGGAAATAAAACACAGTAGCATGTACGCAAAAGTAGTGTCTGCCTTCCCAGGAACAGGTAAAACATACTATTCCAATAAACACTATTCCTATAATATTCAAATTGGTACGGTATTAGATAGTGATAGTTCAAAGTTTGATAAACAATATTTCCCGGCAAATTATATCGAACATATTCAAACATCTTTATTAAACGAATCTATCTATAAAATATTTGTATCTTCTCATAAAGTTGTTAGGGACGCACTTGTTGATAATGATATCCCTTTTCTTCTAGTGTATCCAGATAGAGAATTAAAAGACGAATATATACAACGATACAAGAATAGAGGAAGTACTCCAGACTTTATCTCTTTAGTAGAAAAGAATTGGGATATTTGGATAGATGAACTTGATAACCAGATGGGATGCTCTAAAATTAAACTAAAAAGTGGAGAATATTTATGGAACAAAATCTAGAAGAACTCCGCGAGAGCGTTATCGATTCATACGGTTCTTATCGTATTGTTATGAACTGTTGTGATGATTGGTGCGAAGATGGTATTAGGCGAGCCAAAGAGGCAAAAACTATCGAAGAGTTAGAAAAGCTTGACGAGATTATTGAAAGAGCGTGGGATAACGAAAGAATAAGGGATAATTATTAGGAGGTATATTTATGAAAAAATATGTTATTCAAATAGAGATTACAGAAGGTTGTGATGAATTCTGGGAAAAAATAACCAAAGAAGAATCAACCGGCTGTGATGAAGTTCTGGCAGATGTTCGTTCATTGTTAGATTTAGGATATGCGGACTATAAAATATCTCTAATTAATTATTCTAATATAGATAGGTAAAAAATTATTATGACAACTGAATATTCTTCTAGTCCAGATAGAGGCTATTTCTTTAAATCTAGCCTTAAAAGACAGCATGATGATGGTACGATGACTAAGGAAGTTTATGATTCATGGATGAATATCCTTGATCAAGAAGAGAGTCGTAAAGATCAGGCCAGTAAAACTTGTAATCTAGAGTACGATCTTAGATCAAACCAAACTATCCTAGAAAAATGTAGATCAAGTAAAATCTATGCTCAAAATCTATATGCCGCTATGTGTAATAATGATTTCTTTTATAGTGATTGTGAAGAACCGTGGGGTTGTTCATGGAGATATGCTGGCGGTATAATTGCTGATATGAGACAAGAAGGAGACTACATAGACTGGTATTGTTCTGGAATTATAGATAAAAACAATGGATATGTAGGAGAAAGTTTTGTTACGGATGAAATTAGGAACGATCTACTGAGCATGGGATGGACAATTGAAAGCTTTGACTCGCGGAGAGAAAATTATGACACCAATTGAAGAAGTAAAACAACTTTGTGAAAAAGTGACAAATGACTGGTCTAACGGGCAACTGAAAGAAAAGTTGGCTCCAGTAGCCGTGTTCGCAGATACAGTATTAACCATACTTAATAATGAAAAATCAGAGTCGCATAACTTAAGAGATAAGCTTCAATACATCAGGGGTATTGTCCATTGTTTCTTAATGGTTGGTCCAGTAAAAGCCGCAGAACATTGGGAGTCTATGTGGATTTTACAAAGATCAATAGACGATATGACATTTACACACACAGAAAAGGAAAATGAAAAATGATTCTAACAATACTTCCGGCAATTCTTTTAGTTTGTTTTATTTTATTTTTAGTTTACAATGAATGTGATGGTGGACTAGGCGTTATATTAAGCACAATTGCTGGACTATGGCTTTTTGGCTATCTTCCAGATGTATTAGCTTATGTTCAATTGCATCCAAAGTCATGTATTTTATATCTAATGTCATATATTGGCGTTGGATTTATTTGGAGTGTATTTAAGTGGACAAAGAAATTCCTAGATGTAAATGGGGCAACACTATCAGAGATTGCTAAGAAAACTAATACAACTCCCTATGAGGTATATATTGAATATATGCGAATCAGCGGTCGTCTTTGGAGGAATGAAGACGAACTAAAAATCTATGGAGATATTAAGAATCTTAATCTACTAGATAATGTACATCTAATTAGTTCGTGGATATTTTGCTGGCCCCTTTCAGTTATATTCTATATTCTTGGTGATCTACTGGTAGATTTTGGCAAGTTTGTAGTTAGAGTTTTTAAGAAGATCTATGATAAATCCGTAGAAATTGCAATTAAGGTACTTGTAAAATGAAGTATGAAACTATAGAATGTGTTGGTGGACCGATGGATGGCGGAATCTATGCCGTAGAACAAGACCGCGAGACACTAGGTTTTAAGGTAGATAATGTTATTCACCTATATTATCGTGAAGAATCATTTGCTAATGATAAAAAAGTATTCATTATGAAGTATAATAATTCAGTACCAATTCCAAAAAAAGGAAATACAAATGAAGGACAGATTTGATCTTGAAAACGAAATTATGGAACTACACTCATTTATTTCTAATCTAGACAGTGTAGCACACGGAGTTATGGAACGTGACTTGTCACAAGATGAAATTGTGAATGTGCTTTCGGGGATGAGTGTTTTGCTTGAGTTGCATATTTCAAAACTACATGATACAATGAGCCAAGTCTTTAATCTAGACGAGTATAACTATGAAGATACTAAAAGATGTTGTCGATGATATTAAGTGCGATATCTGTGGAAAGAGTTGTACAATATCTGACATGACTGGACCAGATTATGCTGTTCTTAAGGCGGAGTGGGGATATGGTAGTCCTTTAGACGGGAGCAAATTTGATATTGATATTTGCTGCTTGTGCTTTCAGTATGTAATCAAATTCCTAAAAAACGAGCGACGATGGGATGTTATGCCTAATTCAATTTATGATCCACTAGAAGGGAAGAATTGTTTATAATGATTGATACTTCAAGAGTCAAGATTGTCTTTGAAACAAAAGATACTGAATATGAATTCATAGGCTTTCATTATTACGCTAGGCCGAACAATATTATCTTTAGGTCTTTTGAGCCAGATAATAGACCAATTATTGGAAGCATTAGAAAGATACATCAATGGCATTATTATTGCTATTCTACAGAACTTGCTATGGATGATCAAGCTATAGTATATTGGGCACCATGTAGAAATATTGATGCTTATGTTGTTTTCAATGAATTAATTGGGCGGGTAAAAGAGGAATGGCATACATGACAAAATTGAATGACGCTGATCTATTCGATCTACAATATTTCTGCGAAATACTAAAAAGTAAAACACTAGATTCTCTATATAAGGTTTCTGATAATACAGCAGATATTTGGCATTTAACAAAAGCTATTGTTGAAGTTGTTGGTCGTGGAGGATTTAGCATCTATGAAGATGATTATGTCGCTTCGCTAAAAAGAGAAATAAGAGTTCAAAGAAAAGAAATTGCCGGATTGCGAGAAGAACGCCGGATGTTTCTGGATAGGGATATCCCGCCAAATGCATTTAATCCGTAATTAAACAAAATTCTAACATTATTGCCATCTTTTATTGGGATACATAAAATGTATAATTGTATTTTTAAACTTAAAAAAAGGATTGATTATGAAAAAACGTGGATTTACACTGGTTGAACTATTAGTTGTTATTGCTATTATTGGAACACTAGTTGGACTTTTACTTCCGGCGGTTCAGGCGGCAAGAGAGGCCGCAAATAGAACAAATTGTTCAAGCAATGTAAGACAAATTGGATTGGCTTTTTTAAATTGTGCTGATAGTAGAAATTATCTACCGGCCGCATGTTATACGGTAGCTAGTGCTAAAATGAATCCAAAACCTGTTGGAAATCCATCAGGAGTAGAACATAGTTGGAGAGTCTTAGTAATGCCATATATGGAAGAAGGAAATCTAGCATCTAGTTATAACTGGAATGAGCATTGGTATAGTCAGAATAATTTAAATGCTGCCATGAGAAAAGTAAGCGTTTATTATTGCCCTAGTGCAGTTAGGGGTGAACTAAATAATTATCCAGCAAGTCCAGATAGTGATAGCATAAGACCGTCTATTTCAAATCTATCTTTGGCAAGCACTGATTATGAAGTCTGTACTGGAGTCAAAAAGAAAGTAGTAGATCCTGATATTTATATCAATGGTGGAGATTCATCAGTTGGTGCCTTAGATAAAGATAAGGTTACTAAGCTTTCCTCAATTATGGATGGAACTAGCAAGACGATATTAGTCGGAGAGTGTGTTTCAAGACCTTATGTGTATAGACTGCGTAAAATAGAACAAGGATCAGTTAATCAGTGTATTTCTTGGGCTGATAATCTTGGTCCATTTAAAGTAGATGCTTTTAGGCCGGATGGTTTTAAAGGTGCTGCACCAAATGCCGGTATGCCAATAAATGCTAGCAATGATGGAGAATTTTACAGCTTTCATCCCGGAGGGTGTGTAGTAGTTATGTGCGATGGTAGCACAAGATTAATCTCTCAAGATGTCGATTTAAGGGTATTTTGTGGATTAGTCACAAGAAGTGGTGGAGAGGCAACATCAATTGATTAAATAAATATTCTATATAAATAGAATTATGAGAGGGTGATCTAATCGGTCATCCTCTTTTTTTGCCTGATAGCCTAAAGATTCCGCTTGACATGGACGATAAATGGTGTATACTTAACGCATCACCAACAAGGAGAAACAGAATGAACACGATCCCAAACAGTGTGTTAAGCGAGTTTGTAGAGTCAAAAGTTGGATATAATAATCTAGGAAATATTGTCAATACTAGATGCCATTTCCTTTGGAACAGGGATAATATTGAGCGATATAGAATTGACGTATGGATTGAAGAATACATCAAGACTTGGGATCTAAATATTAAAAAGATTGGTTATTCGTTCTTTGTCCACTATAATAATGAGACGGAAGAAATTACTGATAAGACCCTGGTGGGAGTATAATATGAGTGACCTTGAATGGGAAATTGAACAAATTCTTCTCGCTATAGTATATCATGATAAATATAATCCAGATCGTACAAGTCTTAAATTTTCTGGAATTATTGATCTATTACGGAAATCAGTAAATGAAAAGGTACAGTCATGGCTATTGACTCAAACTTAGCCTAAACATGTAGAGATTATTTCGGAAATAACACAGGACGAGGCTGCAATGCCTCCACCTCCACTTTTTTTGATCATCTCCATCATTTTTGGTGTATAATAAAATATATAACCTAAATAGGAGATAAAATGTCAAAAATAAAATTAGTTTGTGCTACTTGTAACAAAGAATTTGAAAAAGAAAAAGGCGAGTATAATAGAAAAGTAAAAGCGGGAAAGGACAAATTCTACTGCTGTTTGTCTTGTTATGGCAAAAGTCCAGAAACTACTGAAAGAATATTAAGTAATAGAACGGACTATCCCGTTTGGAATTTGAATAATCCAAAAAAACAAGATGAATATAGTGTATTTAAACCGTTTCTGAGAGACGCAAAAAGAAGAAAAAAGAAAGAATATTCTTTGACTTTAGAACATTTAAAAGATGTTTGGGAATCACAGAATGGTACTTGTCCATTTACCGGTTTTGCTTTAGATTTAAGAACATATAAGGATCAAGATAACAAATTAAATCCATTAAATATTAACTCTGCTAGTTTAGACAGAATTGATAATAATAAAGGATATATAATTGGAAATGTTAGATTTGTATCTGTTATGTTTAATTTTGCCAGAAATAAATTTTCAGATGAAGATGTTATAAAATTTGCAAAGGCTATAGTAATTTATCGGGGGTGAAAAGTATCGACTGATTATGGAAAAGATAATTGCATGTACTGGTTTGTCTAAAGGCCAGTTTAAAAATAGACAAATTTTAAATGACGTAGAAACCTACGCACTCGCTGCTTGACAGTGACGGGGGGTTGCCCGCCCTTGATATCCAAACGGGCATTTGTTTTAACTTTACTTTTTAAAGGAGGATTCTATGAGATATATTCTTGTTGTAGCATTTGCACTTGCTTGTGGCTCTGTAAATGCTGGAGATTGTGCTAATGGAACTTGTGGACTTCGCAACCGTGTAGTTACCGCTACTAAGGAAGTAGTTCGTGTTCCAGTTCAGGTCACAAAGAAGACGGTAGAAGTAACCCGCAATGGACTGCGTAGGGTTGGTTCTCGCGTTCGTTCTGTGGTTCGTTGATATTTTTCCTATGATTAGAGAAATCTTTTCATAGGATTTGCAAGAGTAACTCAATTGGCAGAGTGTCAGTTTTCCAAACTGAAAGTTGAGGGTTCGATTCCCTTCTCTTGCTTTTTATATCTTTGTGGGATAGCATAACAGTAATGCGGCACTCTGTTAAAGTGTAAGATGGTGGGGCAGAACCACCTCCCACAGCTTTGAAAGTTTAAAGAAACAGACTTGACAGGACGATAAACAGTGGTAGAATAAGATCGTGGTCTGAACCTTGGCTATCCAAGCGGATGACTGCCCTAATGGTTTTTAGGATTCCATTTTCAAAATCCTACCAATACACCTTATGGGCGACGGTTTACCGTATGACGAGGCAAAGCACAGCAGAGAGGTAGACATACCCATGTGGCCTCCCAAACCACTGATGAGTGGGAGTAGGAATAGGTGCCGCCCATATTGACATTCTCGCGTAGCGTGGTAGAATCAGAAAAAAGGAGGAAAGTGATGACAATCCAAGAGGTTGATGATTCCCGGAAGGAACTAGCGGACTTGAAGAGTCTTGTTAATAGATTTCTTGACTCTATCTATGACGTTCCTTTTAGGGCTGTTGACTGTGACCAAAATCTAGTCGAAAGTTTGTGGGAAGAGTTGTGCGAGGCTGTTGAGGGTCCGTCTGAGGAAGCTTGGAAAAGGTATCAATAATGAATGACTGGCGAAACTCTCATACCGATCCTCCCAAAGAAGGTCAACGAGTTTATTACTTCGGAGAGAATATCGGATTGTGGACCGGAACGTATAAATATGAAGAAAGAGGCGTTCCCGGCAAGAAGAAAAATGGTGTGGAAGTATACATAGGGTTGTGTCCGCACGCTTTTTACCGTGATGATGGATTTGGTAACGTGGATGCCTGTGATGCTCCATACTGGCAACCGTATGATGCTGAACGTGAATACAAGGGTTGGCGTCCGCTTCCTCCTAGGGAATATCTAAAGGGATTATTTAATGACTAAAGAAAGTGTAAAACGTATGCTAGACGCGGTTCGTGAGGCACAGAGAGACGGTTACGTTATGACTCCAGAGGAAGCAGAAGCTTTATTTGGGGAGAACGCACCTAAGCCTAGACCAAAGGTTGAACCTAAGTCTTTGCCAATAGAAGATTTTGGAAACTTATGTTTTTTTAATCACGATTGAGAAAAATTAAAGACCAGTTCTTGACAATGACGATACGTGGAGTATAATAGTTAAGAACTAACTTCCCAGGTGGAAACCGGTTGGCAACGTACTCTTATAAGGTACTCACGCCGAGTTCGACTCTCGGACCTGGGACTATAATAATTATCGGGGAATAGAGAAGTCAGGTCGTTCTCGCCAGCCTCATAAGCTGGAGATCGTAGGGTTCGAATCCCACTTCCCCTATTCGGAGGCTGACGTATCTACCCATGTGGATAGAGCGATCTTGGCTCGTTAGAGATGGCGAGCCTTGCATGATGGATGTAGCGTGAATGGTAGCGTGAGGGAAGTTCCGAATTGCGACAGCAAAGTAGGCAAACAAATGCCCTTGAAGTGGTTCGATTCCACTCATCCATCCTTAGAATTTGCCGATGTAACTCAGTTGGTAGAGTAGCGGTTTTGTAAATCGCCTGTCGGGGGTTCGATTCCCTTCATCGGCTTTATAGTTAAATGAGTAGAGACTTGCTGTATCTTGTGGCTAGGTGTGAGCAAGCCTGAATTGTGGCTTTACCACAATCACAGAACCCACAAGAACTTGTTTAACTACTATATATCATGCGAGGGTAGCCCAATTTGGCAGAGGCGTCAGATTTAGGATCTGAATGTTGGGGGTTCGACTCCCCCCTCTCGTATTCGGGAGTGGTGTAACGGTAGCACGAATGACTTTAAGAACTGGAGTGCATTAAGGGAAACTTTAATAGTATAATCTCTCAAATTCGGGGAACGCTGTAAAATGCCAATCCCGAGCCAAGCTAAGAAATTAGAAGGTGTAACGACTTGACGGGAGACACCTAAAGTTAATCCATGGTGAAGGTAAAGTCTAGACTACAAACCATAAAGGGTAGTGAAAACTATAGTAGTATGTGGATCATTCTGTCTAGGTTCAAATCCTAGTTCCCGAATTTGAATTTTTACTTTAGGAAAAAAATATGTCTAACCGTTTTGATAATAGGAGTATAGACACTTTCAAACAGCAAATAAAGTTTTCTACTATGTTAGAAAACTATTTCTTTTTTAAGTGGATTGAAAATTGTAATAGTAAAAGAATCAGCGTCAAAAATCCAAGAAATAATGGTGTTGACAACACGGGTGAATTTGTTGAAAAAGGCAAAACATCTGGTGCAGATTATATAGTCGATCTTAAATATAATTCCTGCCCAATCAATGATATGCCAATAGAAATTAAATGGGTTCCTACGTATGGTAAATTGACCCTTAAGGTTGGCGATCTGAAAGCATACATTAGGGAAAAAGCCGCTATCTTATTCATCTATCCATCAGAAAAGATAAATCTGGATCTAAAGATTCCAAAAGATTATGACTTAGATAAGCACATTTCCAAGATCGAATCTATAAAAGATAAGCTGAGATGGGGAATAATGACCCCGGTAACAGTGAAAGATTTCTTCGATTATGCTATCAAGAATAATATGATACAACCAATACATTATATGGGCGGAAAGCCGGGGGTGGTATTAAATCAATCTGTATTTTCAGAATGGTTTGAAGAAGAACTTTGGGTAAACAAGGAGGGATTATGAAATTATATGTAGTCTATGAGACATTAAGTCCAGAAGTAGAGCATGATCCGGCTGAACTTGATAATGCACTTCCATTTATTGTTGGTATTTTCAATAAGAAAGGGCTAGCGAAAGCTATAGTCAAAGACTTAACTAAAAAAAATAAAGGAAAGTATGAATATATAATTGATGATTATGAGTTAAACAATATTTATTTTAAGACAAAAGAAGAAGTAGAACAAGAAATATCTGACTCAATAGAAGAAATGGTTAAGAATGGTTTAATGGATTATAAAGTCGGGGAAGATGGAAAGTTTTACTTTGAACTTACAGAAAAAGGCAAGAAAGAAATACAATGAATATTGTAAAACTCAATACTATATTAACTAAATGGGATATTCGTTATTTTAAGGAAGCTATATCCTGGCGGGAAATGAGCCATGATATGGAGACTCAGTGTGGCTGTGCCCTGGTAAAAGATAAAACGTTAATCTCTACCGGATATAATGGATTTATCAGAGATATAGATGATGATATACTGCCAAGAACTAGGCCAAAAAAGTACCCATTTATGATACATGCAGAGGCTAACGCTATTTATAACTCAGCTAGGCTGGGCCGGCAAACACTTGATGCGACAGCATATATAACCGGTCCTCCATGTATATCTTGTTTACAGGCATTATATCAATGTGGAATTAAGGAAATTAAATTTACAGATGTTTCAAAAGTTAAAATGAGCATCTTTTCAGAAGAATATAATCAAATTCTAGAACTGATTAAGGATAAGATATCTATATCCTTTACTCCAAATAACTTGATTTATCAGGAGGTTTTAAATGTACAAGATTAGCAAAGATAAAAAAACAGTTATTGACTATACAAATAGAGTTGTCGGATTTATTATCAATGGTAGATTTACTCAGTATAGATGTGATAAATTCTATCAAATTGGGCTGACTCCTCTTGAGCTTGAGAAGATTTCAGAACTTATGCAAAGAAGTGGAATTGCTGTTGGTGAATGTTGATGAAGACACTGATATTAAATGCGGATTATACGCCACTATCTATTATCAATATAAGACGAGCGATAGTATTGGACCTAAATAATACCAATGTTAGCGTATTATCATACTATAAAAAGAGATTATGCTCATCCAGTGGGGAGGTAAAAATCCCCGCTGTGATGGTATATTCTAAGTATATTCGCATTTCATACAAAAAATTCCCATCTAAAAGAGCAATACGCACCAGAGATAGAAGTAGGTGCGGATATTGTAATAAAGAACTGCACACAGAAGAACTAACTATAGATCATATAATCCCTGTCAGTAGATTTAAACAAAAGTCCCAGGCGAATACATGGGAGAATCAAGTCAGTTGTTGCAGAAAATGCAACTTGTCAAAAGGAAATAGAACGCCACAAGAAGCGGGCATGAATCTGCTTATAACGCCTAAAAAGGCAGAATTACTTCTAGTTGTAGAAAACATGCCAGAAGAATGGCTAGATTACATATAATATGAGCAATTTTCTAAACATAAATATTCCTTACTTCACCTCATATCTAGATACATCTTTTCTATATAATAATCCTCCAGATTTAAATGCAGATAGAATTCTTGTAGAAGTGTTTAACTTTACAAGCATACCTCAAAGATGTGGTCTTTTTAGTGTCATGACTGAATATGGAAGTCAACACGCAAGAGTTCCAATACATTATTTGCATAGAGATAAGGAAGGTGGATCGAACTATCCTTTAGATTTTTTACAACTCTGGGATAGTCTAAGTTATTATGCCAGCGTAAATATAGTTGATTATCTAAAAAATAGATCGGCCAATATTATCATAAAAGATAAGAGTAGGCATAAGTCAAAATATCTGTTTACGATTGACTGGTCGTTGGGACCACAGTATAGTTCTGGATATGGAGAAATGGCTGGTGGGCATAAATGCGGACATTTTTTTGAAGGAGATGGGGGTCAATACTTCTTACAGCCAAATAATCGTATTTTGTGGATGGATGGTGGATCATTTATTAGCAGATCTTTTGACAAAAAACCAGACTGGCTAGTATTTAGTAGAGAATTTAGCTGTGAGAATACAGGAAGTAGATGGACTAGCGAAAGCAACGAAGAACAGTATTTCTATGATTTTAAACAGATTGAGGATAAAAATATAAAGGAAATATAATGAATGATAGGACAAATAGAAAAACAATATTTTGCGATATAGATGGAACCTTGCTGTATCATTGGCGAGATTTACATGATATTGTAACCTTTCAGCCAACATTATTGCCAGGAGTTACTGCTAAATTAGCAGAGTGGAGAGATAAAGACTACTATATAGTTTTAACAACGGCTCGCCCGGAAGGCTGTAGATCAATTACGCAGCAGCATCTGGATAGGCATGGTATATTCTATGATCAATTGATTATGGGGCTTCCTGTTGGGCCTAGAGTGGTAATTAACGACAAGAAACCAAACGGTATGATTACAAGTTTTGCGGTTTGTGTAGATAGGAATATAGGAATAGAAAACGTGGAGGTTTAAATGACTTTTAAAGAATACTATCAGCATTATCTAAGTCTGCATCAAAATAAAACATGCAGGAGACTTCATGTGCTGGGACAGTTAGTAACTATTGCATTTGTATCTGCAATTATATACAATGGAGGATGGTGGTGGTGTCTAATTCCATTTGCACCATTTGTTGTATATCCGTTTGCATGGACAGGACATTATTACTTTGAGAAGAATAAGCCTGCGGCATTTAAGAATCCAATCTTAGCAAAAGCTTCTGATTGGGTTATGCTATTTGATATTTTACGTGGTAAGGTTGAGTTTTAATGTAGAAGAAGAATATATTTTAGGTAAATCTAGAAATACTCTTTCTATATTTTTATCTTTACATATATTAACTTCTTTTAAGTTTTGATTTTCAGGATTTCTGTCGCCGCTATTAAAAAATAGCAGGCGACAGTTTTCGTTTATACCTTCCAGATTTGATATATTCTCAAGTGTTTGTGATACAGAAAGATCATCATCTATTGAAATAACTGCAAAATCTACTCCTTTAAGATTTTCAACAATTATTTTACGATGGTCTTCGTCCATAAAAAGAGCGGACCCTTTTAGATTTACTTGATCGTCATTATTAATAATGCAAATCAAATAGTCACATTGTTTTTTTGCGGCATTAATATATTCTATATGACCGGCATGTAATGGATTAAAATATCCAGAGACTATACCGATTTTAAAATTACTCATGGATAATAGTAGATCCTATTTTTGAAATATTAAAATCTATATATCTCTTAGAGAATATGTTCTTTATCGTTTGTTTTTCAATAAAGTTGTCAGCCATTCCAAATATAAATCCAGAACCTCCACTGCCGATCAATTTCCCGCCAATCATTCCATATCCATATAAATCATTAATCATTTCTTCTATTTCTTTCGTACAAATTAAGTTAGATATTTGTTTTTTAGATTCCCATGATTCTCTAAGTAACGAAGCTATGCCGTGTAGATTTTCATTACAGAAGGCGTCATATCCATGACGAGCAAGGAAAAGGATATTTTCTTTGTTTCTGTCTTGACTTCCTGTATCATGAGAAGAGGCGATTTTAAAAGATTGTCTATTATTTCCAGTATATATTAGGAATGATCTATCAATAAATTCTTTAACAAAATCATCAGATATCGGAAGCGGTTTGACTTTGAATTTTCCTTTTTTGTCTATATTGATTGAGTTAAAACCGCCATGTGCAGCCCATATTTGATCTTGAATCCCTCCCGCTTCTTTCAGATGCTTTCTTTCAATATCTATGGCAAGTTCTGCCAATCTATTTGGTGAAAATCTATAACTCCTAGTATGATACATCATAGCATTTATTAATCCAACAACAAAAGAAGAAGATGACCCAATTCCTGTTTGTGCTGGAAGATCATTAAAGCATGAAATTTCTAATCTTCTATCTAGGAGATTAAAATATTCAAGAACTCCACGAACACCATTATGTTTTATATCTCTATTATTTTCTACAGATTCTATTGTTGAGTACGTGATTTTTGAGTAGTAATCAAAGATGTTTGGATTATCTCTAACGGTAAGATAGCAATGTTTGTCAATTGCGAAACCAATGAGCAATGAACCATGTTCAGAGTAGAATGACTCGTAATCTGTTGAGCCACCAAATAATGATATTCTAAATGGAGTTTTTGAAATAATCATCAGTAATTCCTGCACATATACATGATATCATCATTAAAATTACTGCAAACTTCTATCATCTCTTTAATCCCGTAATCAAGATCATATAAAGGGGTAAAACCAGTATTATACAGTTTTTGGCTACTAACAATATAATCTCGTTTGTCTGGATCTGTTATATTATCGACTATAGAATAACTAACACCGGTATGTGAAGCTATTCTCTTGACGAGATCAAGCTTTGTCATATTTACAGAATCATTGCCTAAATTATACACATTATTTTTCATAGTGTCAAAATTATCAATAGCATGTGCAAATGCAGAAACAATATCATCAATGTGAATATAGTTGCGTCTAAAATGTCCATCGAAAACTTCCAGATTTTTTGTTTTAAGTGCAGTATATACTAGATTATTTACAAGTAAATCCATTCTCTGTCTATAGCTTTTACCGTATACGGTGGCTAGCCTAAAACATATAGAGTTATCATATTTTGTTAATAATACTTGCTCTGCCATTCCCTTCGTTATACCGTAAAGAGAAATTGGATTGCATGGGGTTTCTTCCGTACATATATCATTTCCCGTGCTTCCATATCCAGAGTTAGTGTTTGGATAAATAACCTTTTGCCCATTTAGATATGGTATTAATTCATTAAACCATTCCTGATTTAACTTAGTTGCTTTACTACGGTATTTATTACATAGTGGTGCCCCAACCAATGCGGCCAGGGGGATTAGAATATCAGAATTAGCAATAGCATTTTTAAGATTTTCTGACCAATTTGTTACATCTTCTTCGAATAGAAGACAATTTTCATGATTGAACACATGAGATACTAATTGTTTTTGACTATAGAAATAATTATCAAAAGCAAAAACCTTATGCCCACTATCTAAGAAATATTTAGTTAATTTAGTTCCAATATATCCAGCAGCACCTGTTATTACAATATTCATATTAGTCCTAATTGTCTATAATTGCATGTAGAAATATTTGATGTACGCACTCAACCACTCCATAGCTATTTGAATCTACCCAATAGTCAATGGCAGCATAATCTTTTAAATTACTACGTACCAGATTATTCTGGTCGAATCCAGTAAGTATAACAAAATTGATATCATTTTCTTTACAGTAACTCGCAGCATTATAAATATTCTTAGAATTTCCAGAAGATGAGATTAAAATTACTAATCCTCCAGACTCATGCATATCTACAATAAATTGTTTGTATGCATCCTCGACAGAATAATCATTCATATATGCGGTCAACATACTTGCATCAGAGAAACAAAATGATTTAATATTTAAGAATTTAACATAGTCCACAGCAATATGTGAAGCTATTGCGTTGCTTCCGCCATTACCTATAAGTATAACTTGCGATGAGTCTTTTACTAGATCTTTCAGATCTCGTATATCATCTGGATTGATAGCGGCAAGGCATTGTTGAATTTTTTCTATCATGACAGTGCTTCCTTTATTGCTGTACAAATTCTTTCTACGTCTTCATTAGATAGATATTGATGACACCCGATATGTACTCCATTATTGCCAATCCATTCTGAATTTGGAAAATCTCCAAGTTTATATCCCATATCGGCAAATGCACCATGTTGTGTGGGAATACATCCAAAATTACGTTTATGATGGATATTATATGCATCCAACACAGACTTAACCTGATCTATTTTTCCGGGTTCTTTGCATGTTATACTAAAACCATGCGGACAGTTTAAGTTACCATGATCTTCTTCTGAGAACCAAGCAACATTTTCAAATCCATTAGCGGCTTCACGCATTCTTTTCATAAATTCATGCCTAGTCCAAAATGTATCATGAAATACTTCAATTGCCTCAAGACCAATAGATGCTTCAAGATCATTCATCTTTGAGTTTAATCCAGTCCGTAAATGATCAAAGTATACAGAATGTGCCGGGCGACCATGGGATCGTGTAGAATATAGTATCTCAGCAATATTATCATGATTTGTGGATACCATACCACCTTCTCCACAACAAACTAAATGTGCAATATAATAGCTATATACAGACATATGTCCCCAACATCCAACGTGTCTTGATTCAATACCGTCGTTGTATATTGCACCATGTGCCTCACATGCATCTTCTATAACTATTAGATTATATTTGTCGGCTAACTTACATATTGGTCCCATTTCTGCCATTCTGCCCATTGTATGCACTGGCATAATAGCAACTGTATTTTCATTAATTACATCTTCTATTTTAGATTCATCAATATTGAGAGTCTCTGTCTTAACGTCCACAAATCTTGGAATAAGACCTGCGGCACGTACAGCATTTGATGTTGCGATAAAAGACAGTGCTGGTACAATGACCTCACTAATACCGCGTTTGGCATTTTTTAAATCATATAGTGCAAGACATGCGTTAATAACTCCGTCCGTTCCAGAACTCATGGCTACGCTTTTCTTGTATCCAAATAAATTACTCCATTTTTTTTCAAATTCAGCAACTTTTGGACCACCACTCGCCCAATTAGAGTCACATACTTCTAGAAGATTTTTTCTTGCAAGATCTCCAATTCTCAATTCACCAAATTCAATTCTTTTCATGAATATTTCCTATATAAATTAATTACTATATAAATCGCCATGCTCAATAATTAGATGGACTCCGTTATTATTGAGAGCGTATTCATATGCTGGATATACTTTATGTGCATACAATAGATTATGGACATGGATTTTATCACACATAGCTTTAATCTGATCTGCCCAATTAGCCTTATGTTGATGACCGGGGTCAAGTGGATGTTCACTACCAACAACAGCTTTAAGTATTACATGTGGAACTCCACATCCCATCAGTTCCCATTTGTCAAGATGATTAAGTAGTTGATTAGCCGCACAAATTAGAAAGTTTATTCGCGGGTAAATAGAGACTACAGTATCTCCAATAATAGACATACCCAAAGCCATTCCGGTTTGCATTTCTTCGGCTACAGGAAGTTCAATTTTTTTATTTTCAGGCCAAAACGCGGCTTGTCTCGTTATGGCGTGTCCTTTATATTTTACTGCTTGACCAATAATTATTGTGTTTCTAGAGGCTAGCAGTTTCATTCCACGGTCTACTTCTTCTATATATTTCATTATTAATCCTAAAATGCAACAAATGTTCCAGTGCCAGAATGAGGAAATTTAGAACTGTACTGATAGTATATTATATCGCATGTAGAATTAAATTTTTTAATCAATTCCTGATAAAAAGATACAATGTCACCAATTGGAACTGACCCCCAAGCATCTTGCGTTGGAGTATCAACGGATTTACCATTGTCTTCGATAATGAATGTTATCGGTAAATCATTGGATATCGCATATATAATTGACTCATGAGATATTCCAGTCCTAAAAGACATATCTCCAAGAAAACACCAAACCCTACTGTCGATATTATGTCTTTTAATTGATAGTGCAGTTCCTATGGATATTGGAGAAATACCTGAAACTATTGCGGAAGTATAGAATCTATATTCTGGAAAATTCATTGCCATTGACTGAGACTCAAGTATTCTATCTTTTATTTTATTTAATGGTATACCTTTCAAAATAGCATGTAGATGATTAGCCCATGTACTAAATACATAGTGATTATCTTTAATATTCTTAAATATTTCAATAAGATTATCTTCATTTCCATTTCTTAGATGTATCGGCCCATGTATTGACGCTTCTTTGTATAAATTTTCTATTTCATTTTCGAAATTTATAAGATCTTCTTTATGCATTATATTCAGTCCTAACATTTGGATAATTATTACAAAACCAATTCCATGTTTTTTCTAAACCGTATCTAAGATCAGTATATTTAAAATCTGGAAATAATCTATTTACTCTAGCTTTTGATGAAGGTCTACTTCTTTGTCCGTTTGGTTTTGAAGTGTCCCATATAACATCGTTTTTAAAATCAGCTATATCTGAAAGAATATCAACAATATTTTTAATAGATGTTTCTTCTATGCCGGACATTATAATTTTATCTGGAATATCTTCTTTGTCAAGTAATTGTATCAACATAGAAGCTAAATCATCAACAAATATAAATTCTCTAAGAGACAATCCATCGCCCCACATTTCAAGAGGCTTGTTATTAATTTTTGATAAGTACATTTTATGTATCAATGCTGGTATTATATGTCCATTTTTTATAGAAAACATATCATATGGGCCATATATATTTCCTGGAATTATAGAACACCAATTTTTAATATTGTATTGTTTTTTTGCAGCATTTATGTGAACATCAACCATTCTTTTTGAATATCCATATGCGAAATTGGCACCATATACTGGACCGTCATTAATTTTTTCTTCTTCTAATAGAGTCAAATTATCTGGAAAAACACATACAGAAGAAAATGCAAATAACTTTTTAATATTTTTCTTTATACAGTTATGTATAATATTTGTATTAATCATTATATTATCATAAAAAAATGACTCAGGGTATGAAAGATTTGCTCCTATACCTCCAACTCTGGCAGCGGTATGTATTACAGCGTCGATATCATTAATAGAATTAAATAAATCATCAACTTGATTTTGATTTCTTAAATCAATGCTATTTCTTCCAATAAAGGTGAAATCATGATTAGACGATGAAGATAATGATTTTATCGAATTTCCACAAAGGCCATTAGAACCTGTTACTAATACTTTCATTCTTTATATCTCCTAGACCATAGCGACGGTTGTAATCTCCAGTTTTCAAAATCAACTGATCTATTATACTCTTGCTGATACAAGTATTTAAATAATGGTAAATCATTTTGATGATATGCTAAAAATATTGGCTGATAATTAGATGTATTATTATTTGGACTCCAATTTACAGAAAATACTTTAGAAGGAGAACAATATAGTTTACCGCCATTTTTCTGTATTGCAAACATTAGGTCATGTGTATTCATATTTATGTGTTCAAATCTACAATCAAGACCTCCATGTTTATAATATAAACTTTTTCTTATCATGAACAATGGTGCTATCTTCCAGTCTCTATGAACCCCAGGCTGTTTTAAATCAGTATGCGTAAATCCTATCCAATATAATTCTTCATTATGTTGATTACCTGTATAATTTTCACCCTCAGAATATCTGAGGGTCATTGCATCATTTTCTGTCATATTATTATCAAAAAATGCTATACATTCATCAATAGAATTTTCAATTATTTTTGAATCATCTGAACACCAAGCTATATACTCTCCTTCGGCTATCATTGTTGCTAATTGAAATGCTCTTGATGGACAACCAAAATCTCTTAGAAATTTAAAATTTTTAATACTTTCTAGAGATTGGTCTGGAAATTTTGGACCAACTCCAATAATTTCATATAAATATTTTTTACAAGCAACTTTCATATATTCATTGATATTAATCCATTTATCCGAATTAATTGATGGAACTATTAATGATAATTTCATAATGAAGCTAACTCATTTTCATCTAGTATACTTTGATATGTTTTTGGAACGCCATTTTTGAATCTAACATTCCATATTGATTGTGACAATTTCCAGTTATCAATAGGAATATTTAAATCACTATATATCCATTGTGGATTATGATACCTTTGTCTAAATTTTGGCTCATCAACTTGTTCTTGAGAAAGATATATTGCTTTATGATCTCCAGTTCCACCTTCCATCCATCCGCAGTTAAGGAATGGAAATTGAGATATTTTTACAATAGCACCTTGTGCCTGTGCCCTTACCGCTAAATCATTGTGTGCGGTTGGACATGCATCAAAATACGCATCAAGACCACCAAGTAATTCATAATATTTTCTATACATTATTGGATTATTAAATCCAACCCATGAATTACTAAAATATGGTGAAAAATTTCTTGAATTATTTATAACTAAATACTCGTCTTTGGTTATGTTTCCAGCTTCATAATACTTTTGGATTACAACATTTTTTATGTCATCTCCCATAGATAATAATAGATCAATATTTTTATCTATCGAATCTTCTATCATCAAACAATCATCGGCTATCCAAGTTATTAAAAGACCTTCTGCTAAAGAACATGCTATATTGGATGCTCTTGTTGGAGAGCCTAAATCTTTTGCGTATTTAACATTTGGTATTGCTTGAAGTTTTTCAGTTAATGGCAAGGGACCACAAAAGATTAACTCAAATGTATATTTTCCACATGCTAATAAGACACTATCGTATAGATCGTCCCATCTATCTTGTCTAATAGCTGGCAATATTATTGAAATAAATGGTTTACTAAAATCATTCATCAAATGCTTCCTTCATTATTTTATCCCAAAATATTTGAGATGAGTAGTTTTTAATGTATCTATCATATCCTCTATTTGCTATTTCAATTCTTTCATCTTGATTTACTAGATAGTATTGAATTTTTGATAATAAATCTTTTGGACTTGTAAAGTCAACATATTCATTATTATTAAGAATTTTTTCTGTTGATGGATTTTTACTTTCCAATAGCATTGAATTAGATGCTATTATTTCATAAACTCTACCTTTGCATTGCCAAAATCCGCCTGGATTACCAGCAAAGTTTATTCCTATTTTACTTCTTTTAATTAAATCAGCATATTCTTTAGTAGATAATTTATCTTCTCTTTGTCCACCAGAGAATACAAATGTTTCGCAATGTTTTTTAATATATTCTATATATACTTTTCTTTCAGGATATCTATCACTTCCTATGAAACTAACATCAATATCTTTTATTCTATTGTCACAAAACATTTCATTGTCTTGTGGAACCCACATGGATTTGGTATTCTCTAGCAATGGAAGCGATTGATTATGATAATCAGAAACTGGATTGTCCCATAAAACATTTAAATTAACTGAATCGCCTATCTGTTTAATGGTTTCTACTCCCCATACTGAACCGGTATCGGGCCACATTATACATTGATATATATTAAGATTTTTAATCTTTCTAAACGTTTCTATAGATGGATTTGCCGACGAAAGACCAAGTAAAGAATATATAACCATATCTACATTAAAAGTTTTACAGTACCCTTCAAGGACTTGATCTATATGTCTTCCATATATCATCATTGATTCATCAAGATGAATAGTGCTATATGTACAATCAGGTCTTGAATTTGAAAAGCTATTGAATAAATTATGAAAATTATTAGTTAAAGCTAACTTTGGGTTAGCATCGCACCATTTTTCAGTTACAAATAAAATCTGTTTTTTCATAGTAATTTAGCTTTCTCTGAAATATCAAGAGTTAGCATCAATTCAACACTAAACGGTTTAGAAAATGTTCTATTAATCATTTCTGTTGCTGTTAGATCATTTTGTCTTTTAGCAAGTGCTTCATTGCTATTGTGATAAATATGTTTAATTCTTACTTTATTTAAATCAACCACTTTCTTTGCGGACTTATATATTCTATAGGTAATAACATCGGCACCATGGTTATCTAAAGAATCATCCATAAAAAAACCAAGTTTATCATATGCAGATCTCGTAATTATTGGAAATGCAGCATAATCATCAGATATTCTATCAATAGAATCGTCATATGTTTTTCCATATAGTGGAATACTTCCATCTCCTAACTTATCAATAATCTGCAAGTCCCAATCAGTATCTTCCATTATACAGTCATCATTTAAAACAAATATAGAACTTCCTTTTGTCAGTTTTGCCATTTTATTTAAATATTTTGGTATGCTAAAAAATCCTCTTTGCTGATATATAAATGTTACATTTTTTTCAGAATACTTATTGTGTAATCTTTTATAATCGGTATCATCATCTGTATCGCATCCTACAAAAATTTCAACTTCTGTTGATGATGTTTTAAAAATAGAATCAATACATTCTTCTAGCATTAACTCTCTTTTTCTGGAAAGTAGCAATATAGAAATCATTGTTTTTCCTTCTTTGCTTGTATATTTAATGACATTAATAGTCCATTGTTATTGAGTAATCTATTGTGAGATAATGCTATATCAGGTTGATTACTAGGTAAATATGCCCTTGAAAAATCATCAATATATCTATTGTGTTCAGTATTCCACCAGTCCCATTTTTCAATATCTGTAAATCCATGTGATTCTAATAAATTTTTAATTTTCTCAAAATCATATACAGCATAATGATAATCAAATTCGTGCTTTTGAGAACCATACAGTAGCTTATCTAGTTCATTTAGATTTTCAGTATAGATATACCTTCTGCATATAGCTTTAAAATCAGGAACAGCAAGTCTTATTATTCCATTAATTTTAAGCTTTCTAAACCAAACAGACAATGCCATTGATGCCTGCGGTGGTTTTAAATGTTCAAACATATGAGAACAATATATTAAATCTACAGAGTCATCATCAAATTTATTTAATTCAAAAGCGTTATCTACAATATCTGGATTAACATCTTTTCTTATATCTACATTAATATATGGTTTAGGAAATCTTTTATCAAAACATCCTAGATTTAAAAATATATCGCTCATAAATTAATATCCTCAATTATCTATAAAAGAGAAAGAAATATTGATCAACCTCTTCTCTTTACTAGAACAAACTGTTTGCTCAGAGAGAAAATAAAAAAATTAAAACTTGAAGGGTTAACATTAGCAATTATCCGCCTACGCAGAACTAAAAAGCCGCTAATGCCGTTGGAGGGTCTTTAGCTATTTATTTCGCCTACGCCCAACAAGCTGATGATTTTAATTGCAAACAAATGCTGTAGGCTGGGAATCAACAACCAGCTACCGCATTATAGCCAACAAAAGGCAAACAAAATGCCAAGAAATTGAAATTTTAGCAACCGAGTTGCAACCGAGAGTTTTTAAGATATAATGTCTTGTTGGTTTGTCAAATCTAATTTAGGAGAATAACATGACTCAATATGAATTTTTAGAAGTTTTAAGTGAAGTTTCAGCAGGATATAGTTGGAGCTATGTTGATAATAGACTGCTTGGTTTATCATATAGGGGAAAAACTCGCGGTAAGACTTTTAATCCAGTAACCGCTGTTGCCAATAGTCTCGGCCTTGGCGTGTTTCCAGCCAACAAGCGTGGAACAGAACGTGCCGCACGGGCACTAGGAATCACACAGGAACTAGCGAGTGCTGTATATTCACAATCAAATCGTGGACATGCACAGATTGTTAGGGGTAAGATGCTAGACGTAATTTCTTGATTCTCTCTATGATTCTGGGGCTAAATATTAGCCCCAGAATATTTCTATATGAAAAAAATAATAATTTTTCTCAAAAATTCTAAAGAAATACATCTCTTCCTTTCTTTGCAAGAAACAAACTCTCTAATAGATCAAATCTATAGTGTGTTTTCTGGAGAATTTGATGATAATTGCGTTGAGATATCTGGAAGCACTGAGCTTGGCAAAGAAACAATTCTATTAAAAGCTGATGAAATTCTGTATGTCAGAACACAAGAGGAAATATCTGATGAGTGAAAAGCACAAAAAACGAAAAGAAAAAAGACGCAAAGAAAATATTAAGACAAAGCTTTTAAAAAAGCGTCTACTTATGCGTCAGGAAAGAAAACTGGAAAATGAACTATTTAAACTAAAAAAAGAGCTAGAACCAAAACAGGTTCCAATACGAAAAGATAAAAATGATAATTAATGTTAATGCTCCAATAAATCAAACTTCTTATGGATATGTTTCATGTAATATCATTAAGGAACTTAATTCACTTGGGCATGATTTAAGACATATACCAATTGGGCAGAATACTCCAGACGAAGAACTTTTTCCATATATTTCTGAAACTCTTAATCGTTGGGATTACTCTTATAATGCCCCGTCTATAAAAATATGGCATCAACATGATTTAAATCTATTCCCCGGCCATGGAAAAAGAATAGGAATGCCAATATTTGAACTAGAAGAGTTCAATGATATAGAACTGCATTCCCTAAAGAATCCTGATGAACTTTTTGTATGCTCGTCATGGGCAAAAGATGTTATCCTTGATAATCTACCAATTATGGCCGGCGTTGTTCATGTTGTGCCTCTTGGAGTAGATACTTCAATTTTTAAGCCATGTAATTTGCCTAGTCCTAAAAAAACAGTCTTTGGAAATTTTGGCAAATTTGAGATTAGAAAAGGACATGATATACTTCCAGAAGTTTTTAATAAGGCTTTTGAAAAAGATGATGATGTTATACTTGTTATGATGCCACATAATTTTTTCTTGAATCAGCAAGAAACTGATGAATGGGTCAGGCGATACAGAAACACAAAGCTTGGAGATAAGATGGTTTTTGTCAACAGACAGAAAAGCCACTCAATGGTGTATAATATCATGTCTCAAATACATTGTGGAATATTTCCATCAAGAGCAGAGGGGTGGAATCTAGAAGCACTTGAATTGCTCGCGTGTGGCAGACACTTAATTATCACCAATGTTACTGCACATACTGAATTTTGCAATCAAGATAATTCAATGCTTGTAAATATGAACAGTGGAAAAGAACAGGCGATAGATAATAAGTTTTTTGACGGTAGATTCAATTGGCATAAAATAGATAATGATGAAATTGATCAGATGGTTGAGTACATGAGACTTGTTCACAAGAAAGTCCAAAATAATGAACTTTCAGTAAATGAAAATGGCATATCCACTGGACAAAAATATTCATGGCTAAACACGGCAAAAACAGTTGAGAAACATCTTAATGAATCTATTTGAAGCTAAAGTCATCTTAAGAATAATAACTACAGCAGAAGATAACGGCAACATACTTATATTTCTGGATGAAAACGGCAATCTTCCATCTTTTACCTTGTCTTCTGATTTGCATATAAATGCTCAAATATATAATTTGATTCAATCATATTTCTATGAAAATGATATATACTCTTTAATCAATAACAAGCAAATATCTTCTATTGATAACAATAAGGATAAAATTGATATAGTATATAATATTCTTTCTCAATCAGACACCACAAAAAAAGGATCATTTGTTAGGTTCAATAAACAAAGTATCGAACTATATCGACTAATGAATAATAATTATCAATCATGAGTAATGGTCATATCAAAATAGATATTTCTGATTCTAATCCTATAATATCAATGGAATATTCAGATCTTGACGTTTTCAAAGATCTAATATTTTTTATTTCTTCTCCATCTGGCCTTAATCTTTTTTGCAAAACCATAGAAAAAGACTTAACACTTAATAACAAGATTGAGGAATTACAGATACTAAGGGCCATTATAGAGTATACAAATCCAAATAATAATATTGAAGATGATGATAATTGCATCAATCCAAGCTCTTTTAAATAAGGAGATATAATATGAGTGTTGCTAGAAAAATAGCTTGGGAAAAATTTATTCCGGCATACGAAGCAAACGATTTAGACAATACTGTTATTGATGATCAAAACGATCAAGATAATAGTAATTTTGAAGAAGACGAAGATAATGAAGAAGGAATGATGAATTTTGTAAATATTCAGGATCTTATATCAATGCGAAAGATAAGAACCCCATTTGGATATTACGATATTAATGATCAATTTTCTCCTTATAATATGTTTGATTGCTGGATTGGTCATACCAATTTCAGAATTAGACAATCTGATTTTCATATTCTAAACAAACAAATTGATGGAATAGGATGCCTTAAAGTCATATCTCCATATAGATTTTTCATTGGTATAGAGAGAATGTTTACTTTTCCATCAGTTAGAATACAAATACAGAAAGAATTATGTAATAATTTAGAATTTGACCAAGATATTAATAATGTTAACAATAACGAGATTGATAATGTTATATCCAGACTAAACGAGGCATTATTCAATATTAAAGATTCTAACAAATGGGCAGTTTTTGTAGGAAAAGATGGTAATATAATGACCATTAAAAACTCAGAATTCGAATCAGATACTGATTATCAGAAAGAGTTGACAACACTAAAATTACTAAAAAACGGAAATATTATTACATACGATAGCCTCTGATGGAGTATACATTATTAGGAATTGGACTAAACTTTAAGGACATTTAGGACACTGGCAATAAAGCTACTGGAGAATATCATGGCTTTACTACCAAGCGGTTATGTCGTATCGGCCACTGGCAATTCTAATATTGTAAATGAAAAATCTAATGGTGGAACAATAGTAGGTATTACATCTGCTACCACAACAACTGTTGGATCACCGGTTTCAAGAACATTTCCATTAACAAATAACGCTATTGATGGAAGAGTCAAGCGTGTTCTAGTTCTTGCGGCTTCTGGTGCCGCTCATGCATACAGTGCAACTAAAGCATATGCTTCCGGCACTTTTGCATATGATCAGAGTCAGTTCATGATTAGAACTGTAACTACCAGAATTAACAATGTTGCTAGTACACTATTGTCAATTGGAACTCCGGGCAATCGTCCACGCACTCTTATATCTAACAAGTCTAAAGGTGCCCAGACATGCTCGGCTTTCAGAAGTGGTTATTTCAGATTTCTTAAGATTTCTGGACAGAGAACTAGTTGGAGTACTCCTCCAGCTTCAAATAATGTTAGCTATGTTCTTCCAACTAATAATGCGTCAAATGCTGTTGATCAGGCTCAGTTTGTAACATACAAGAGTGTTCCTGGCGAACTCGTCTATATGTATGGTGCAATTAATCCCGTTCTGAAAGATTACCCAGCAAGAAACGTATAATTAACTTATTTCTTCTCCCCCTAGAAATAGGGGGAGAGGATTTACTTTGGAGAACAAAAAATGAGTGGCATAGTTACTGAATTAGGTATAGTTGGATTAATGATTTCTTCATTGATTACTCTGCTATTTTATACAATAGTTTCATTCAATAAAAGAGAAGATAAAAGAACTGAATCATTTCAAGAAACTATTTTTCAAATTCACACAATGCACAAGGATGAACGTGCTGAATGGAAGCATGATGCAACAATAAGACAAGAACAGACGAATGATGCTCTAAAAGAATTATCGTGTGCTATACAAGATTTAGTAAAAACTCATGATATTTCAATAAAAGTATAAGGTAATTAAATGGCATTTTCTATCAGTGCGTCAGTAAACCATAAGACTGGCTTTACTCTAGTTGAAACCAATGCGAATGAATCCTTATCTTTAGTAGATTCTAATAATCTTTCTATGTCATATTCGTATGGAAGTGGAACAAACCAGATTACAAACGCAGTATCCATAACTGGAATATTGCCATCAGGTTCTGGAATTAGACTCGATCTTCAAGCACTTCCGCAAAATACTTTTGGTTCTACACAAAATATAAACTTTACCGGTATTAAAAATTTTACAATCTATAATACATCTACTACACAGAATTATAATTTTAATATTTCATGCACCGGAACAAATGCTTGCACAAATCTCTTCAACGGAGGAAGTGGTAATATACTAGTTAAACCATATTCTTTGTTTGTCTCTAATGATCCATTTACCGGATTTACCATTAGTGCTTCTCAAAGATATGTTTATCTAAACAGTTCTGTTTCTGGCGTTTCATATAAATTACTAGTCCTTGGCTTAAGTTAGGAGAATATCATGGGTTCTAAATCTTTTTCATTCAATAAGTCCGATCTACTTAAAGTAGTCAAAAACGCAGCACTTGTTGGCGTTGCCGCATTTCTTACATATGCTGGACAAAATCTAACTAAAATAGATCTTGGTCCTCTTGGCGTAATGCTTGTTCCTGTAATCACAGTATTAATTGACTCCTCTGTTAAATGGGTAAATGATAATACCAAATCCGAAAAGGTATGACAATGTTTGATAAACCTACAGATTTATTAAAAGCCTATAAAGATGGCTTTATGGGTTTTATAAAAGATCCAGAAGATACAGACCGTTTACTTGGTGAGTTAAAACACCCAATTTTCGGTGCTGCCGCTTATGGTCTTTATGGTACTGGTAAAGGGAAGTTATCATTACTTTTCAAGTCAGTGCAAAAGTTTGATCCTACATTTGGATCTCACGAAAGACAAGTAGTCGGAGATTGTGTTTCCCATGCTGGCAGGAACGCTGTAGACATTACTAGATGCCATGAAATAATTGGAGGCGAACGAGAAGAGTTCGTTGCCAGAGGTGCCACGGAGGGAATATATGGTTCTAGGGGCTTTAGCGGAGAGGGAATGACTGGCTCTCAAGCGGTCAGATTCCTTCGTCAAAGTGGTGGTATACTTCTAAGACGTAAATATGATAGTATAGACCTATCTGTTTACAATGGTCATCTAGGTGCTGGATGGGGCAGTAGAGGAGTACCATCCTCTTTAATAACAGAAGCACAAAAACACCAAGTTAAAACTGCCAGTCTTGTTAAGACAGTAGAAGAAGCAAGAGACGCTATTGCTAACGGTTATGCCTTATCGGTGTGTAGTAATTATGGATTCAGTTCACGTAGAGATCAATATGGCATAGCTAGAAGAAGCGGTTCTTGGAATCATGCCATGGCATGGATTGCAGTAGATGATACTCATGAAATATATAATGAAACACTTTTTCTGGTTCAAAATTCTTGGGGCGTGTGGAATGGCGGTGAAAAACGGCATGATCAGCCCGATGGAAGTTTCTGGATTAGAGAAAGCGATGCCGCAGGTATGCTATCACAAGATGGCTCATGGGCATTTAGTGACGTTGATGGATTTCCCCCAAGAAAAGTAACATGGACGTTAGATACTGTATTTTAATATTGGAATAAAAATGAAAAAAAATATAATACTAATATCGACATTTCTATTGGCTAGCTATTCATTGAATTGTTTTAGCGAAGATATATTGCAAAATTATTCTAGCCTAGCGAGCAAATGGAGACTAGAAATATCTAATGCATTTGACTCTGCTGAAAAGGAAGTATATAATATACTACCGGTTCCAAAACCAGATGATGGTCCAGTTACCGATCCAGATCCTAAAAAATGTGCTTGTAAAGGCACAGGAATAGTTATCCATGGAGATACTCATACAACCCCATGCCCATATCATTCCAAGCAAGATCTTCCACAGGTTAAAAATTGCCCAGATGGAAAATGCAATTTGATGACAACAAAAACTACATGCCAATGTGAAACAAAATGCGGTTGCAAACCATGCCAATGCAAGAAAGTTGAGATCAAGTAATGGACACGAACCTTATAATAAAGGGCATTGCCCTAGTAATTGCCGTAGGACTTTTGCTATCCAATATAGACTTCTCCTACTTAATTGGAAAGTTTTTAGTTAAAGACAGTCCAAATACGGTTGTTAATGTAGATACTGCTGTAGACAAAGAAAATAGTGCTGAATTTCTAAAAACTCTTGAATTGTGGTACTTGCTAAAAAGAAGGTGCGATGAGTCAAAATTAGTTTCAGCATCGCAAAAATTAGACGAGGTATTTCCGCTTCTAAATGATAATTTAGAGGAGAAATAATATGATTAAAACTCTTAAGACGATTTTCGCTATTGGACTAATTGTATTTGTGTTCTTTGGATCAGTTCCAGAATTCGTTCCAAATATTGTTCCAAACGAGGTTGATGAAGTAAGTTCAATATTGAATATTGAAAAACCATCAGAAGAAATACTAAACAAAGTTAGGCCAATTGCCGATCTAGTTACGGAGAATGAAGATAGGGCAAAAATAGCATTATTCAATTATGAATTCTGCGAAAGAATACTCAAATATAAGACAGATTCTCAGCAGATAAATGATCTATACGTAAAAGCGGCTTCTAAGTTTTTTGGTGATTCTCTACGTGGTAAATATCCAAAACTATCTACTGAATTAACCAGTCTTTTCCAGTCAGTTCTAGCTGATGAAAACCATATAGTCACCGACTATGAAAAGAAAACTCTAAAGCAATTATTTTCTGGACTATCATGGTGTCTAATAGAAAGAAAGTGAAATGGACCTAATTAAAATAAAAGAAGCTATATATCAAGCTTTTTCAAAAAATGGATATTCCATATCAAAATTTTCTATCTTTATTCCAAATTCAACAACTATTAAAGTTGAAAAGAAAGATAACTCTGTTCAAGTATTATTCTTAAATAATTTACCTGCTGTAAAAACAAAGAAATTATTTCTTTCTATTAAGGCAGAAGTAGAGGGAATAATATTGGGACAAGACGGAGGATCAATTAAGCTAAAGCATTTTCCAGATATTAATTTCTCATATAATGAAGACACTAGTGAACAAAGATTTGGAAGCCCTCCTCTTGTAAATTTAGAAAAAATAAAACAAGAAATTGCTACACAATATCCAGACAATAAAAGAAAAACAGTTGCAGAACTTGCATTGAATTATGCAAATGAATGGGCTACTCTTGCCAGCAATGGAGGAGTGGACTTCAAACAATGCGATGAAAAAAGCAAAAATCAGTTGTATCAAGATTGCAAAAACTTTGTATATGAAAATATAATCAATTCTAAAAAAGTAGAGCCAAAATCATCATCCGTGGCTTTAATATTGCTATATTTCTTTCTCCCAGCTATCATCAATTGGGTTGTTAAGAGATTTTTAGATCAACTTGTCAAAAAGCCATCTCTTTATTTTACGGCTTGACATTTGAAGACAGTAGATATAATAGTGAACCAACATACCCGTCGCACCTCTTCCTTCCATGTGAGGAAACGTGCATAAAGGACGGGTTTTTTTATTACCGAATAAGGACCGATTATGAAAGTGCAAAAAAGGAATGGGGAGAAAGAAGAGTTTTCTGTTGAGAAAATCCATAAGGTTCTAGAATGGGCTACTAATGATATATCTGGCGTATCATTTTCTGATATTGAAATGAATGCAAATCTTGCATTATACGATGGCATTACTAGTGAGGAAATCCATCAGATATTGATTAAATCCGCCAATGACCTGATATCTACATCGTCTCCAAATTATCAATATGTAGCTGCTAGACTACTAAATATGCACCTAAGAAAGACGGTTTGGGGATATGGTGATAAGCCAATGGACTTTCTTCATTTCTTACAACTAAATGTTGATAACGGAGTATACGATCAGATTATTTTACAAAAATGGTCAAATGATGACGTTAGAACTATTGAAAAACTTATAAATCACGATAGAGATAATCTATTTACATACTCTGGTCTACAGCAATTAATTGATAAATATCTAGTAAAGAATAGAACTACTAGCAAAATATATGAGACTCCTCAGTTTGCATATATGTGTATTGCTATGTGTCTATTTAATACCATAGAGGAAGTAAAGGAAGCCTACGATTGCTATTCTACATTCCAAGTCAATTTGCCAACACCTATTATGGCCGGCGTAAGAACTAATATCCGCCAGTTTGCTAGTTGCGTCCTAGTTGACGTTGACGATAATCTAGACGCTATATTCTCCAGCCTTCATGCCGTAGGCAAATATACTGCCCGTCGTGCCGGTATTGGATTAAATATTGGAAGAATGCGTCCTATCAATTCTCCAATTCGCGGCGGTGAAGTAATCCATACTGGACTTATTCCCTATTTAAAGAACTTCGAATCAGCAGTAAAGTCTACTAGCCAAAACGGACTACGTGGCGGTTCTGCTACGGTTCATGTTCCATTTTGGCATTATGAAATTGAAGATATTCTAGTTCTCAAAAATAATGCTGGAACAGACGATAATAGAGTTAGAAAGCTGGATTATTCCATACAATTCTGCAAGCTATTTTATGATAGATTGATTAAGAATGAAGACATTACTCTATTCAGTCCGCATGAAGCCGTTGGATTATATGAGGCGTTTGGTAATAATGAAAAGTTCGAAACTTTATATCTAAAATATGAAAATTCAAGACATATTAAATTTAAGAAGAAAATTTCATCTCGTAAGTTAGCAGAAATATTTTCTAGAGAAAGACTAGAAACTGGACGTATTTATACAATGAATATTGACAATGCTAATGAACATGGATCTTGGTCAATTCCTTGTTATATGTCAAATCTCTGCCAGGAAATAGTACACCCAACTAAGCCAATTCAATCTATTGACGATCCAAATGGTGAAATTGGAATTTGTATTCTAGCCGCACTAAATGTACTTGAATTATCTGATGATTCCGATATTGAGAGGGCTTGCCGAATCGCCGTAAGAACTCTAGACTCAGTAATAGATTATCAAGACTATCCAGTATTAGCTGGTGAAAACTTTACAAAGAACCGTCGCTCTCTTGGGATAGGAATAACAAATCTCGCCGGATTTCTTGCTAAGAATAAGTTATTCTATGATAATCCAGAGACATTACAGGTTATACATGAACTTATGGAAAAAATTCAATGGCATTTAATTAATGCTAGTTGTGAACTTGCACAGGAAAAAGGTAAATGTCCAAAGTTTAATGATACAAAATACGCTAAAGGATTATTACCGATTGATTGGTATAAGAAGTCTGTAGATGAAATTATCAAGCCAGTGTACAAAATGGATTGGGAATCATTACGGGATAGGGTTGCAAGATTTGGATTGCGACACTCAACTTTATCGGCTATAATGCCATGTGAGAGCAGTTCTGTCATACAGAATAGCACCAATGGTATAGAGCCTGTAAGAAATCTATTGTCATATAAAAAGGCGAAGAATGGTGTGCTAAAGCAGTTGGTTCCAAACTTCTATACCCGTAAAAATTACTATACAATTGCATGGAACCTAAAAGATAATAAGTCTATATTAAATATAGCTGCTATTATCCAGAAGTTTGTAGACATGAGTATAAGTGTTAATCTTTATTATAATTATGCACATTATCCAGATGGAAATATTCCATTGAGTGTTTTGATAAAAGATCAAATCTATGGTTATAAGTATGGGATCAAGAATTTCTACTATGCTAATTCTCCAGATGGTGACGGCGAAACAGAAAAAGAAACAAATTGTGAAAGTGGGAGTTGTGCAATATGAAAACAATCTTTAATACAAAGAACGTTGATCCAATGACTCAGCCTCTATTCCTTGGTAAAGATCTTGGTGTGCAGAGGTATGATATAGTTAAATATCCAATATTTAAAGAACTTGATAGTAAGCAGATGATGAACTTCTGGCGTCCAGAGGAAATAGAACTTAAGAAAGATAGATCTGATTTTCAGACTCTAAGTAAAAACGAGAAGTTTATATTCACATCTAATCTTAAGTATCAAACAATGCTTGATAGTGTTATCTGTCGAGGAGTTCCCACTTTACTAGAATATGTTACAAATACTGAACTAGAAGCATGTCTAATGACATGGCAATTTTTTGAAAAAATTCATTCACAAAGTTATAGTTATATTATACAAAATGTATATTCTGATAGTTCAGAAGTATTTGGCGGTATCTATGATGATATTGAAATCATTAAAAGAGCGAAGAGAGCAATTGAAGACTATAACAATTTAATGGGCATGGATTCAGGTAGCACTAAAACTGCCGATCTAAAAAAACAAATCTATATGACATTGGTAAGTATTAATATACTTGAAGCAGTAAGATTTTATGTAAGTTTTGTTTGCTCTTTTGCTTTTGCAGAAAATAAGAAGATGGCTGGCAACGCAGATATAATAAAGTTGATAAAGCGTGACGAGGCTCTACATCTTAAGAATACTCAGGAAATAATCAAAATTCTACAAAGGGAAGAGTCTGAGGGTTTTGTCCAAACAGCCAAGCAGTGCGAAGAACTAGCTATCAAAATGTTTGAAAGTGCCGCACAGGAAGAAAAAGAATGGGCATCTTATCTATTTAAAGACGGCTCTATCATTGGACTGAATGAAAATGTATTACATCAGTATATTGATTGGCTCTGTATGTCAAGGCGTAAGAACATTGGCCTTCCATATGAAAGCGTTGGAAAGAATCCTATCGCTGGATGGACAGAGCCCTGGATGAATAGCGAAAGCGTACAAGTAGCACCACAAGAACATGAAATAACTTCATATAAAATTGGTGCAAGTAAAAACGATTTGAGCGATATTGACTTTGGAGATATGACACTATGAATTTGAATGATTTGATTGATAAAGTAGTTACATGGCACCATGATAGAAATCTAATTGATGGAAGTAGTGATAAAGATCAAACTCTAAAACTGCTACAAGAACTTGGAGAATTATCAGATAGTGTTTGTAAGGGCCGAGATATTCGTGATGATATAGGCGATATGTTAGTTGTTATGTTAAATTTAACCGCAAGAAATAAGATTACGCTGGAAGAATGCCTAGAGCAAGCTTACAATGATATTAAAGATCGTAAAGGCAAAATGATTGATGGCGTATTCGTTAAAGAAAAAGATCTATGAGGTAAACTATGCCAATTCCAAAAAGAAGAAAAGATGAAGACAGGGCAGATTTTTTATCTAGATGTATGGGCGATTCTACAATGAACAAGGATTATCCAGATAATGCACAAAGATATGCTGTATGCCAGAGTTCAGCAAAAGGGTCACAGCTACAACAAGTAGAAGATACCTATTATGAACAAACTTTTGGGTCAACTGAATCCATTATAGATTATATTCCTAGTGATTCGGAATATCTTGATTTTGATGAACAGCCAGAAGTTTATATTATCGGAGAAGATGAAAAGCCTGGACTTTGGGAAAACATCCGTAAGAAGAAGAAGAGAGAAGGTAAAAATTATAAGCCCGCAAAGCCCGGAGATAAAGACAGGCCAGACCCAACATCTTGGAAAAAGGCACAATCTGATGAAGATAATTCAATGCAGGTTAATCAAATTAATAAGATGCATCAACAATTAATGATGCTTGTTAAACTTTTAGAATCAGTTCCCGTTGAATTTGAAGAATGGGCTAAAGATAAAATTTCAAAAGCAGAACATTATATCGAAGCAATATTTGACTCTGTATTCTATGCTAGTAAAACAGATGAATATTCAGAAGAAGAGGATGAAGACGAAGTAGAAGAACCTTCTGAAATGGAAGGTCCAGAAACAGAAGCAATGCCAACATTGTACGCTGCTGAAAACAAAGGCAAAAAAGTTCAACTAAATAAACCCTTTAGAACGCCAAAGGGTCCAAAAAAGTTCTCAGTATATGTTAAGAATGATAAGGGTAATGTTGTAAAAGTAAACTTTGGTGATCCAAACATGTCTATAAAAAGAGATGATCCAGAAAGCAGAAAAAGGTTCCGTGCTAGACACCAATGCGATACTAGCCCAGGACCAAAATGGAAAGCTAGATATTGGAGTTGTAAGTTTTGGTCTAAAACAGATGTGTCTGATCTAGCATAATTAAACAAAAAGGAGATATATAATAATGTCAAAATTAGTAAAATCAGCACTAAGCAAGGTGCTAGCGACCTACGAGACTAAAGACAAAAAAGGCAAGGGAGTATGGGTTGGAAATTCAGAAGTTAGTCTAGGACTAGAAGTGAATCCAAATGAGAGCAGTCAATACGCAGGTTTTTCTGTTCATCATAATAAGTTTAATAAACTTGCTCACGGCATTTGTATTTTTGTAGACAAAGAAGGACAGCCTATGTTACAAGCTTCTGATAACAACAGAGTAGAACAAATCAATCTTTTAGACATGATATCCTTTATCAAGAGCCAAATGTCGGACTCTCTATAAAAGAAAACGATAGATAATCTAGTGTTCAATAAATTAACACAACTCTAATAAAGAAGACACCATGAGAAAAAGCAGACCTAAAAATCAGAGAGTGGTCAAGACCAAAAAGCAGGCAGAGCAAGATAAAAGAAGTGTAATAAAAACCGTTGAGGCTAAAACAGCAAATCATCAAAACTATATAGATTCAATATTAAATAATGATATCACTATATGCGTTGGTCCAGCGGGGTGTGGTAAATCTTATATTTCTGCTGGATTATTTGCACAATTTTTACACTCTGGAAATTATAATCAGATAATCGCTACTAGGCCTCTAGTTGCTGCCGGAAAAGACATTGGTGCTGTTCCGGGAGAACTTAAAGAAAAGATAGCACCATATTTTAAACCATTAGAAGAAAATATAAAAGACTTTTTTGGTCCTATATATTATGGAAAATATTTTAATGAAGAACGTATTAGATATGAACCATTAGAATTAATGCGTGGTGCCACATTTCATAATTCTCTTATGATTCTAGACGAGGCACAAAACTGTACTTTAGAACAGATCAAAATGTTTATAACAAGAATGGGCAAAAACTCAAAAGTTATTGTTAACGGCGATATTAAACAGCATGATATTAAAAAAATGACCGGCCTTAGCACTATTCTGTCAAAACTGTCATCTATTGAAGGTATTGGAATATGTAGACTGACAAAAGATGACATACAGAGAAATGGAATACTCGGCAGAGTATTGGACGCACTGGAGGAATAATGCCAAATTATGACTATAAATGTAGTAACTGTGAATACGAAATGACTGATGTGTATCAGTCTATCAAGTCAGATTCACTGGTTAGATGTAGTAATTGTGAAAAAGATACTCTATATAGAGTTATTCATATTCCATATGTTTTTGTAAAAGGAGAACCTACAACTGTCGGACAATTAGCTGAAAAGAATTCTAAGAAAATGGGCAAAACTAAAGTGCAGGAATTATCTCTAAAAGATAAAGACAGCAAGAAGGAAGCACTTAAAGAAGCTAAAAAAGAAATTAGATCTAAAATTAATTCTATGAATGAGGAACAAAAAAGGAGATACATAGAAGATGGAAAATATTGATTCTGTGATATTAATTAGTCCTAATATTGGAGAATATCATGACACTAATATCTTCTTAAGATCACTAAATCAAGATGAGTTAAAGTTTTTAGAACAAGAAAATTTTGTGATTGAATATAAGAAGAAACATAATTCTTATATAGATTGTCTAAATGATATTAAAACTAAGATAAAGAAAATTAAAGCTATATTAGAGGAGTGATAGAATGGCTAAAGCAAAAAAGCAAACACATGATTTATGCATAGTAGAAAAATTTTATATAGAACATAACTGTCATAAAATGACTCTTGAATCTATTTGCGAAGACCTAAAGTGTAGTCCAGAATATGCCGAAGCTTACTACAAAGAGTGTCTTGACAAAGTGAAGCGACCAGATACAATAGATAAGTTGATGATGGTCAACAGTAAAAGAGGCTATGCTATTATGAGTAAGGAGGCATCGGAACGAGGTGAAGCGACAAAAAAAACAGCCACCAGACCGCTCTCTGAACACATCCACAGAATCAGAGGCAACAAGTAGAAAACAGAACAAACCAAAAGAACGCAGTGATAAAACTCCTTTCAAGTCTAAGTACAAAGAAGGATACATCACTGCGTCTAATTTCCTTGCTGAAACTATTTTTGATAAAAGGAATGAGTTCTTTAACAGCGGCAAATGTCCAGAAAGATTCTGGATTACTGGAAATAAATTGCATGGTGCCTATAAAGGCCAAGTCATTGCTGCTGCAAAATTGTTAAAAAGGTTTAATGCCGACTCTATTATTAAGGCATTGAAATCTGATGAGGCTAAGTTTATCTTTAAACTACAGGATAAAAAGCTTGAGCCTATCATTCAAAAGTTTGAGAACGCTCGCGTTGATAAAGAACTGATTGAAAGCTATAATGAACCAGAAAAGATATCAAAGCCGTTTCGTTCTGGTAAAAAAAATATATTGAAGGATTTATAAATTTATGTCTAAAGAAAAGAAGAAACTTGATTTAAGTAATGATAAAGCTATACAAAAAGCATTCGGGAAAGTTGTATCTAGAGGTTCTGAATTAATAACCGCAAAAAAAACTCTAAAATCTATTACTGTAAGTCCCGCATTAGATTTAGCATTGAATGGTGGACTTCTTGAGGGAAGTTGGACTATTATTTCTGGAGATCCAAAAACTGGCAAGAGTACAACCTGTTTACAGGTATGTAAAAACGCACAAGATGAAGGCCGGCCGGTAATTTATATTGACGGAGAAAGCCGTCTAAAAGCTTATAATCTAGTTGGAACACAAGGTCTAGATCTGGAAAAAATACAGATTGTACATAGCCCAGAGGACGGAGAGGCACTATCTGCGGAAGATTTTCTTGATATTGCAGAAAGTCTCTTAAAGCGTCCAGAAAATGCTGGTGCTGTTTGCGTGATAGATTCTTGTTCTTCATTAGTTCCAAGGTCAGAACTTGAAGAAAGTAGTTCTGCTACAATCCGTGCTAGTTTACCAAAATTACTTTCACACTGGATCAAAAAGAATGCTCAAACTATTGTCAAGAATAAAATTATACTTCTAATAATCACCCACTATATTACTAACACATCTGGATACGGTAAAATAAAGATTCCGGATTGTGGTGGTCAGGTACAATATGCGGCCGATACCAGATTAGATATTGCCAAGATAGAACCCTGGGAAGAAAATGGAAAGAAAATTGGACAATTAGTTCATTGGAAAATTAGTTGCTCGGCAATGGGTGCTTCTGGAACTGAATGCATTAGCTATATCAAGTTCAATAAAGGTATTGATAAAGAAAAAGAAGTTATTGAATTAGCAGAATCTTTTGGAATTATAGAAAAGGCCGGTTCTTGGTACAGCATCCCCCTTTTATCGACTTTGGAAGAGTTCAAAGAATCTCCAAAATTCCAAGGACAATCTAAGGTTTATGAATTTTTGGTAGAACGTAAAGATATTTTTGAATTAATCAAAAAACAAGTTAAGGATATGATATCAGAATGATTAGAGTAGTTGGCTTTGATAATAAAGAACATCTATTCAATTTTACCAAAAACCAAAAAAGAAGATATCAAGATAATAAATCCTCATTTCATAATAAAGCTAGATTCTTAATAAAAGAGTTATTTCCTAAATCATCTGTATATGAAGAAGTAACCCTTCCCGGATCTAAAAAGCTGGGAAGGTCTTCATTATTATACGCTGACTTTTTTATTCCAGAGTTGATGCTTATTATAGAAGTGCATGGAAAACAACATTATGAATTTTGCTCTTTCTTCCATAGTGATAAAATGGATTTCTTAAAGTCTAAAAAAAGAGACGCAGACAAAATTGAGTGGTGTAATTTAAACAATATTAAAATTGTATCATTACCTTATAATAAGGAATCAGAATGGAAGAATTTAATACAGATGACGATGAATCAGTAGAAGTTTTGGATAGATTTACAGAATGGGTAGAAAATTTCTGTAAAGATAATAATATCATAGAATATAAAGACTCTAATGAATATGAGCCAATACTTTCTCTATCTAATGAAGATATTATTGGTCTTTCTAGCGACGAGTGTTTTGCCAACGCAATAACACTAATGAACTATGCTGGTAGACTACAAAAGAAACATGATCTAATCAATAGTCAATATACTTGGTGTGTTGAGGCACTTAACTTTCTATACGCAAAATATTGGGATAGATACGATAAGTATTTACCGGCAGATATAAAGAAAAAGTCAATCATTGCTGAAAATTCTTTTGCACAAAAGGTAGAAAAGTGCAGACTTAGAATGTATGCTAGTCTTGGAATGCTATCTGAAACAACTAAAGATATCAAGAAAAGAGTAACACTTTTTCAAGACCTTGGAAAGTCTAGGAGTTTTAAATGAATATACTTGAGAATATAAAAGAATTAAATGACGAACTATTAATAGTTGTAGATAATATTGAACATGCTATCGAAAATAAAGACTGGAATGCGATTGCTAATGCTTATGCGTTGATTACTGGACGAAAGATAGAAGTCCCAAGTGATGACAAAATAGTTGATTCACAGTTCAAAGAACTACTTGAACGTGTCAATAAGCTAGAAAATAATACAACCACAACTAAGTCAAATAAAACAAGTAAGACTGGTAGAAAAAAAGCAACTGCAAAACAAGAAGAAAAAATTAATAGATTTGAGCAAATGGTCGATATTTTACCAGAGGTTGACAAAGAAGATGGATTTGATAAAATCAATGATAACATTAAGCCTACTAGTAGAAATAGGCCAAAATTTTCTCAAAAACAGGTAACATGTAGAGAGTGTGGGAAGACAAACGAAGTTCATCCCATGTTTGCCAAAGAAAATTATATTTGTGATAGATGCCTAAATAGAAGGAATGGTTAATGTCGAAGATAGAAAGTAGTCTAAAAAATGTTGCATCTGAAAGGGCGGTATTAGCCGGATTACTACAGTATGGAAAAGAAAGCTTAATAGAAGTAGAACTCCTATTAAACGAAGATAGCTTTACCCTAGATACAAATAAGGTATTATATAAATGTATTATACATTCACTAAAAGATAAAGAGTCTGCTGGATATGCAGATATCCTATCGTCTGCTAAAAGTCTACAGCTAGATGAATATATTGAAAAGAACGAAGTATTAAAACATATCTCTGGAGTTATGAATACTCCGGTTCATATAGATAATGTCGTAGAACATGCAAAGAAACTAAAAAGACTTGAGTTTGCTAGAAAAATTCAGTCCCAGCTTAGGACAATATATTCCGATCTAAATAAAGTAACCGGCGACGAATCAATTACAGAAATATTAGCTTTAGCTGAAAATCCAATTCAAAATACATGTCTATCATACATAAAAGAAGACGAGTTGCTTCCGCAGCGTATTGGTAATAGAATTGAAGAATATCTTAATCACTTAGAAAACAACCAGGGTAAATCAATTGGGATTACCACTGGATTTCCGGCATTTGATAAAGCCATTGGTGGTGGATTAAGACGTAAGTGCGTTGATTTAATTGCCGCTAGACCAAAAGCCGGCAAAAGCTGTCTAGCTGATAATATAGCACTGTATGTCTCTAGGACTCATAATATTCCCGTTCTAGTGCTTGATACAGAAATGAGTGAGGAAGATCATATCAATAGAATGTTAGCTAATCTTAGCGAAATTGAAATCAATAAGATTGCTTCTGGTTCTTTTTTTGAAAATCTAGAACATAAAGATAAAGTTATTCATAGTAAGAACGTTCTCAAGGAAATACCTTATGATTATATCAGTATTTCTGGAAGACCATTTGACGAGACTCTATCTATTGCAAAGAGATGGCTTATTAAGACTGTTGGATATGATGAGAATGGAGTGCTGAATGACTGCCTGATTATATATGACTATTTGAAGCTTATGACCTCCAATAGTATCAACAACAACCTAGCTGAGTTTCAAGTGCTAGGCTTCCAAATTACAGCACTACATAACTTCTGCGTAGAGAACGATGTGCCATGTTTATCATTTGTGCAGCTAAATCGTGATGGTATAACAAAAGAGACAACTGATGTTGTTAGCGGCTCGGACAGATTAGTCTGGCTATGTACAAGCTTTTCTATCTTTAAAGATAAAACTGAGGAAGAGAGAATGGCGGATGGTATATCGTCTGGAAATAAAAAGTTGATACCGGTTGTATCTAGGCATGGGCCTGGAATTGAGGACGAGGGATATATCTGTTTGCAGATGGATGGTAAATACGCAAAAATAAAAGAACTTGGCACAATCAGAGGAATAAAGAGGCAAGAACATGGCGGAAGTCAAGGATTTGCAGATCAAACAGACATTGATTCTCAAGATGAAGATGATGAAGAAAATTTTTGAGATATATGAATTTTTTGACATTGATGATTATTATGAGTCTAATAACTTATTGATGAGCAGATGCCCGATACATGAAGGCGACAATATAACCGCATTCAATATAAATATTGATGAGGATAATATAGATCATTATGGTAAATGGTTTTGTAATACAAAGCATTGTCATGAGTCAAAACCTGGGAAAGACATATTATCATTAATATGGCTTCTACTAGAGAAAAAATATTACCGTGTATTCAAATTCAATGATGTTATAAGTTTCTGTAGAAAATTTTGCAAAGATATTAGTCTAGACATAGACGAAAACTCTATAATTATTGAGAACAATGACGCTATTGATAAGTTGATCAAAATAGCATCTAAAAGAAATTCGAAAACTTCTGGCATTAGAATTGATCGTGATACTGTAAGAAAGCGTCTTATATTTCCAGCCAAATTCTATATTGATAGAGGATTTTCAGAAAAAGTTCTTGACACCTTTGATGTTGGATTATGTATGAACCCCAAGAGTCAAATGTATCAAAGAATTGTATTTCCGGTATATGATGAAACTGATCAATTTATGATAGGATGTACTGGAAGAACAATCAATAACGATCCAAGAAAATGGATAAACCAAAAGGGATTCAATAAATCAAATTTTCTATATAATTATGGAAAAGCGTTAGAACATATAAAGCGTACACAGACCATAATTTTAGTTGAAGGTCAAGGCGATATATTGAGATTGTGGGAGGCTGGAATACACAATGCCGTTGGAATGTTTGGGTCTAAGATCAGTGATTCTCAGGAATTTTTAATACAGAAAACTGGAGCATCAAATATCGTTATTATGACAGATAATGATGATGCTGGAGTGGACTGTGCTAAAGACCTAAACAGTAGGCTACAATACTTATTTAATATATATTCAGTCAATATACCAAAAAATGACATTGGCGATATGACTGTTGATGAAATCAATACGATAGTTAAACCACAAATTAAAGGAAAATTTTAATGACAAACTAGATTTTGTCCTTATGGTGTATATACAAGTGGGTAAAAAATACTATATTGTGGCATATATTATGAAAAAATGGTCAATAGAAGAAGAGAATTTCTTAAAAGAAAATTATAAAAACTTTACAGATAAAGAAATTAGTCAAAAATTAGGTTATAATTTTAGAAGCGTTAGAAATAAAAGAAATCAACTGTCTTTAAATAAAAAATGTGGAAGATTTGGTGAAAGATCAAAAAATGTAAATGTGAATTATTTTAAAAATCTTAATGATAATTCTTGCTATATAATTGGGTTTATTATCGCTGATGGGCATATAACTGATTATGATAATGATATTAGATATAGAATAAAATTTGGATTAGCAGAAAAAGATATAGCTATTCTTGATTTTATTAAAAATGAAATTGCACCAGACGCAAAAATAAAACGTTATAAAAATTCTATAAAATTAGATATATCCTCAAAAACACTTGTTAAAGATTTATATGATATAGGAATTGTACATAAAAAAAAGAATTGTTCAAGAATATTTGATATTATTCCACAAAAATACACTGGTAGTTTAATTCGTGGATTTTTTGATGGAGATGGTTCGATTAGCTGGAGACATAGAGAGCGTGGAAAATATACAAATATTGAACATAAATGGAATCTTTGCAATCAAGATATTAATTTTTTAGAAAATATTAAAAAATTTTTGGGATTCGGAACTATCATAGATCAAAAGTCATTTTATTATTTACAAAATAGTAAAATTCAAAATACTATTTCATTATACAAGACTATGTATGGAAAAGAATGTGTATTTTCATTAGAACGAAAAAAAAATAAATTTGAAAAATTATTTAAAGCAAAAGGAATAAAATATGACTAAAATAGTCGCAATATCCGGTAGGGCTCAATCGGGAAAGACAACTCTATCAAACTTTCTACATGGTCACGAAATGAAAAGACATGATGTAATAGAAAAGTTTTTTGTTTCGCCAGAAGGAAAACTAGTAGTTAATTGTACATTTCATGATGAATCTGGAAAAGAATTCGAAGAGATGGGTGTTCTAGAACTACAACAGAACAGTGACGAGTTCTACCAATACGCTTCAAGAAGAATATGGCCGCTGATAAGATCATATAACTTTGCTGACTCTATGAAGGAGATATGCGTCACCCTGTTCAATATACCCCCAGAATGCGTATATGGGACTGACGAAGAAAAGAATCAGCTACAAGAGCATTTACGTTGGGAAAATATGCCGGGGGTGAATAATAAATCTGGTGCAATGACAGCCCGCGAATTTATGCAATTTTTTGGTACAGAAATTATGCGTAAGATTTATGAACCTGTCCATTTAGAAAATTGTTTTAAGCGGATAGAACAAGATAATCCAGAGATCGCTATAATTGGAGATTGTAGATTTATTAATGAAATAGTCGCCACTCAAGAACGTGGCGGAAAAGTATATAGATTGACTAGATCGCCATTTGAAAGTAACCATCAAAGCGAAATTGATGCCGATAATTATGATAAATTTGACGGAATTATTGATAATAAGGAAATGACAATCGAACAATCTTGTGAACAATTTCTATCAATGCTAGTTAGTGCTGGCATTACTCAAAAAATAAGGGAAACTGGTAAATACACCATTTCAATCAAATGATAATTAGTTACTTAAGGTCTTCAAGTCTTGGCACTCTTGAAATGTGCGAGATGAAATATTTCTTCCAATATGTTCTTGGAATGAAAGATAAAACAAACAAAAAAGCTGTGCTTGGAACAATTGTCCATAGAACAATGCAGGTTCTTGCCGATAAAAAGAAAGCACAGCTTGACAAAAAGAAACTTGTCGAGAATGATGATATACCAAGCTTAAAGTTTTCTCAGTGCGATGATATCGAATATATCACTAGAATATGTTTTGATTATTATAAGAAGCATGAAGAAGATGTTGGTCTAGATGAAAAAGACTACAAGACCTGTGTACAATGGGTAAATAAGGCACTTGAATATAGTAATGGATCGCTTGATCCGAGAAATCAGAATGTGTATGCCACAGAGTTATTCTTTGATATAGAAATCAAAAAACCGTGGGCAAAATATACATATAGTGTGAATGGTAAAAAAATATCTGGGAATCTTGCCATAAAAGGAACTGTAGATCTTATAATTAAAGAAGATGATGTTTATTATCAGGTCTTAGACTACAAGACCGGCAAAAGACTCAATTGGGCTACGGGTAAAGAAAAGACATACGAGGATTTATGCTCCGATAAACAGTTGATGCTATATTTCTATGCGTTGAAGAATATGTATCCAGATTATAATTTTTATACAAGTATCTATTATATAAATGATGGTGGGGTTTTCGATATCGTCTTCTCGGAAGAAGATTATCATAAAGCGGAAGAAATGCTTAAACAAAAATTTGAGTACATTAAATCTGTTGAATTACCTAGGCAATTATCTAATGATCAATTAAACTGGAAATGCACTAAGCTATGCAAGTTTGCCGAACAATATCCCGGATCAAATAAAACTACTTGCCAACACTTCTATGATCTGATAAAATTGAAGGGCATGTCTACTGTCGTCTCTGAACATGCTGATTTGAATAAATTTGGACAATACGGTGCTGGTGGAGGAAAACTAGATAATGCTTAGAAATCATAGTCACTATTCTCTTTTATCGTCAATCTCAAGATCAGAACAGATTGTACAAGCATGTAAAAATGCCGGCTATACTCATGCCGGCATATGCGATCTTACTACAATCAGCGGATGCGTAAACTTTATACAAGCCTGCAAGAAGTCTGATATTAAGCCGATTATTGGTACTGAAATTGTTTTGGCAAATGGATCAACTATCAGTTTATTTTGTAGGAATCGCAATGCATGGAATCAGTTACTTTCTGTTATTTCTATTTCAAATAATCCAGAAAACTATCATGATACTCCTAGAATTTCTATAGAAGAACTACTCAAAAATATATCTCCAGATGATTTTGTATGTGTGGACGGATATGTTGGAAGTATGCTATTTTCATCAGTGATGCCAGATAACAATTGTATTTTTCAATCAATAGATAGTGAAAGTATAGTTGACTGTCTAGTGCCGAACTATGGTTCCGTTGCTAGGGATCATATTGAATTAATGCGTAAAACATTTAAATATTATTATCTAGAAGTAAACACAACAAATGATGAATCATATCCAATTACTAATGTAATTAAAAATATCATCTATGAAATTGATCCTAATCATGAACTATCAATACCTGATACTTCATCATACTATCCAGAAAATATAGACGCGATTGATCACCGTGTTATATTATGTACTAAACTTAAAACAACAATGAAGAAACTAGATCAGTCTATAACTGATTCAAAAAATATAGACGCATTGAAGTTTATTAGAAGCAGTAAATATTATATTAAGAATCTAGACTTTCTTAAGACTAATTACTCAGATAGGCAAATATCAAATCTATTAAATATAAGTCTTCTTATAGAAGACATAAACATTTTATCTAATCCTAAGCTGCCAAGATTTGATGCACCTAATAATCTATCAGAAGATGAATATCTTAAAGAATTGTGTAGGCAGGGATGGAAAAGATTGATATCTACAAATATACCGAAAGACAAGCATGATATCTATAAAGATAGGGTTCTTAAGGAATTAGAGGTAATTAGCAAGGCTAAACTTCCTGGCTACTTCTTAATTGTACAAGATTATGTAAATTACTTTAGAAATAAAGGCTGTCTAGTTGGTCCCGCCCGTGGCTCTGGTGGTGGATCGCTTGTTTGTTATCTAACGGGAATAACTCTTATTGATCCTATAGAGTATGGACTTCTTTTTGAACGTTTTTACAATGACGGCAGAAATACAGAAGATCATATCTCTCTTCCAGATATTGACGTAGATTTCCCTCCTGATTATAGGGATGAGGTAATTGAATATCTAAAGAATAAGTATGGAGAATCCCGAGTTTGTCAAATGCTTACATTTGGTAGACTTGCCGGCAAATCCATTCTTAAAGAAGTTCTACGTGTAAATGAGTCATGTAGTTTTGATCAGATGAATCAAATCACAGAAAAGATTCCCAACGAGGCCGCTATTTCTGACCTGTTGGAAGAAATGGATAATCCATCTGTTATTAGATGGGCACTTGAAAATGACAGAGAGGCACTAATTGATTATTGCTGGCTAGACGATGACGGTAATCTACAGGGCGAGTATGCTAAAATATTTCAACAGGCTATGCGAATGGAAGGAATATTTAAGACACAGGGAAAACATGCTGCCGGCGTAGTAATTGCATCAGACAGTCTAGAAAAGATATGCCCCATGGTTAAATCTTCTAGAAATTCAGAGCAAATTGCTGGAATGGAAATGGGTGATCTAGAGGCTATTGGATGTGTTAAATTTGATATTTTAGGTGTAAATTTACTTAAAAAAATTGCAGAAACAGTAAAAGAGGTTAATGATGAACTATCGTGATTTTATTTGCTATGACTTTGAGACGACTAGTGCAAACCCATATACAACACAGCCGGTGCAAATAGCTGCCGTTGTTATTCATGGAAGAAAATTAGAGATAAAGCCCGGATCAGAATTTCAGTCATTGATTAAGCCTGTATTCGATAAAGATAAATGTCAAAAACTTGGTATTGATCCACTAGAAGATGGTGCAGTTGCGGTGCATGGTAAAACAGAAGAAATATTACGTGATGCACCAAGTGTAGAATCTGTTTGGAAAAACTTTACTGATTATGTCAATCAGCATAATTTTAAAGGTAGTAATTGGAGTGCCCCAATATCCGTAGGATATAACATTAAAAACTTTGACTCTGTTATAGTCAATCGCCTCTGCACTCAAGCCCCATACAAATTTGGACCGGTTGATAGTAAGCGTGGAGAGCAAGATCTGTTCAATAGGATACATAGTATAGACCTACTTGATTTTATGTTTGCACTATTTGAAAATAATAAAGACGTTAACTCTCTGTCTGCCGACAATCTGATTCGTGGATATATGAATTATTCTAAAGGCAAGGCACACGATGCTATGTCTGACGTTATAATGACTGCTGAATTATTTTGTAGAACTATGAAAATGCTTAGGACCACAGCATCTAGAAAGAACTTTAAAAATGCATTCCAAAATTGATATCACTAAAATCCGAGAAGACGACGCCGAAGTATGGAACATGATAGGCGAAGGTCGCGTCAAAGGTTGCTTTCAGATAGAAAGCTACCTTGGTAAAACATGGTCTAAAAAGTCAAAGCCAAAGAATATAACAGAACTCTCTGCACTCATTAGCATCGTTAGGCCCGGAACGTTAAAAGCGATAGTAGATGGTAAATCAATGACTCAGCACTTTGTTGATCGTAAGTTTGGCAAAGAAGATATTCCCAGCCTTCATCCTTTAATTGATGACCTACTAAAAGAAACATATGGAGTTATTGTATATCAGGAACAGGCAATGGAAATCTCAGTCAAAATGGCTGGATTTAATCTAAAGCAAGCGGACGATCTTCGTAAGGCTATTGGCAAGAAAAAGGCAGACCTCATGAAAGAGGTTCGCGTAAAATTTATAGAAGGCTGTAAAAATAATAATATTGATGAAGATAAGGCTATAGAAATCTTTGATATGATTGAAAAATCAGCAAGATATTCATTTAATAAATCTCATGCTGTAGCATATGCTAAAATGGCATACTGGTCTGCATGGATCAAATATCATTATACTCCAAAATTCTTTAAAAACTGGTTAAGAAATGCCGATGAAAAAATAGATCCAGATATGGAAACTAGACAACTTATTATGGCAGCTAAATCAGAGGATATCAAAGTTTGTGGACCAACTATAAATATTCTTGAAGATAATTTTTCTTGGCATAATGGTGCAATCTACTTCGGAATCTGTAATGTCAAAAATGTTGGTGCTGCACATCTTGAGCAACTTAAAAAATATCTAGATGATATACCGTCAAATGAAAGAACATGGACTGTTCTATTGACCAAGGTTCTAACAAATATTAATAAGAGAGCGATAGAAAACCTTATTAGCGTTGGTGCCTTTTCTGGTCTTGGAAAGACAAGAAGCGAAATGCTTCATGAGTTTCATTGTTATCTAGACTTAACAGACAAAGAAATAGATTTCATTGCAAAGTCTGATCTAGTATCAAATACTATCTCAGAAACTCTACAGAAATTTATCAACCTGGGCTTAAAAAAGAATGGCGGCATAATTTCAACTCAGTCGAGATTAGAGAAGGTAGAAAATATATTAGTAAGAATTAATAATCCAGGCAGGAGTCTACTTGACAATTCTGCCGTTTATGCTAAGATTGAGGAGAAACTTCTTGGATATGCTATAAACCATTCCGAGTTAAATGCATGTGCGGAGGTCGGACATGCCGATACTACATGCAAAGAAATAGCCGATGGCAAAACTGGTCATTCCATAATTGCGGCAGTTATTAAAAGGGCAAAGGAGTTTAAGACCAAGAATGGTGATTTGATGGCTTTCTTATCAATAGAAGATGACTCTGGTGAACTTGAAAATATTGTGGTTTTTCCAGATATATACGAGCAAAACAAAGATATAATATACGAGCAGGCAACTGTATTAATCTCTGGTGAAATCAAGGACAAGCAGAGAAATTCATTTATTATTGATAAAATTTACATGATATAGGATTGATATGAATCATTGTTCATTTTTTGGCAAGGTAACGGATATAGCTTATGGCGGTCAAAAAGCCGATGCTGTAGATTATGTCCATATCACGTTGGCAGTAGAAAATAAAAGAAAAAGTAATAATGATTTCAAAAAAATTGATTGTGAATGTTTAGATTTTGAGGCATGGGGAAGTGCTGCTTTTATACTATCTAGCTTACACCCTGGCGATGAATTATTGATTATAGATTCAACTGCCAGAAAAGATAGATATAGAGTATATTTTAGAATAAATGAATTTAAGATTATTAAATAGGAAAAGATTATGGATAAAACAGTTGAGAAAATGATTGAGGATAATAAAAAGTTAGTATACAAAATTGCAAATTCAATCTATATCAAGAATAAATTATTTAGCAAGGAAGATCTAATACAGGTGGGTTTCTTAGCATTATGTAAGAGTGGACACAAATATGATGAAACTAGGGGAAAAATTTCAACATTCATCACCCACTGCGTAAGGAACGATATTCTTAAATTTATCAAGTCGCAAAAACAACAGTCTGAATTACTGTATGCTGATAATAATAGTTTTACATATCATGATAATGAATTTGCCTATACAGACTATTATGATCTAGTAAATGCTAAAACAGAATTAGAAAAACAAATTGTTGACTTGAAAATTAATGGAAATACAAATAAGAGCATATCTACACAATTAAAGATATCTCCAAATAAAGTATCAAAAATATTAACTACGTTAAAGTCGAGAATGGATAAACAAAACAATGGCTAAAAAAAAGAAAGTATTATTTATATCTGAGGCAGCATATCTAAATACAGGATATGCAAAATACAGTAAAGAAGTAATATCTAGAATACATGCTTCTAATAAATATGATATTGCTGAATTTTCTGTATATGGAGGTATAGACGATCCTCGTAGAAAAAATATACCTTGGAAAAATTATGCTAATATGCCAGATCCAAATAATGAGCAAGAGGTAAATGCATATAATTCTAATCCAATGAACCAATTTGGTGCATGGAGATTTGAAAGAGTTTGCTTAGAATTTGAACCAGATATAGTACTTTCTATTAGAGACTTCTGGATGGATTCTTTTATATATCATTCTCCATATAGAAGAATCTTTTCTTGGGCATGGATGCCAACGGTTGATGCTAGTCCACAAAATCAAGAGTGGATAGATATGTTTTCTGATGTTGATTACGTATTAACATACTCTGATTGGGCCAAGAAAACATTAGAAGAACAGGGCGGTACTAGACTTAATACAGTTGGTGTCGCCTCCCCGTCTGCCGCCCCATGTTTTATTCCTATGGATAGAGACGCTATCAGAGAGGAATTTAATCTTAGGTCTGATGTAAAGATAATTGGCACTGTGATGAGAAATCAAAGGCGTAAGCTATTTCCCGCCTTGATAGAATCATTCAGCAAATATCTAGAAGAATCGGGCGAAAAGAATACATTCCTTTACCTGCATACAAGCTTTCCAGATGCTGGATGGAATCTAGCTGAATTAATTCATCAAAACAATATATCTTCTAAAGTATTAATGACCTATATATGTGAAAACTGCAAACACGTTGAAGCATCTTTTTTCAGAGATTCTAGAAAAGTATGCAGTAAGTGCAAACAATATTCATCTACCCCGTCAAACGTCGGCAATGGTGCTACGGATGAAGATTTAGCTAAGATATATAACCTATTTGATCTATATGTACAGTCTGCTAATTCCGAGGGTTTCGGATTACCACAAGTTGAAGCTGCGGCTTGCGGAATTCCAATTGCATGTACAAACTATTCCGCTATGGAAGACGTTGTAAATAAACTTGGTGGATATCCTATATCTTTTTCTACATATAAAGAACTAGAGACTGGATGCAATCGTGCCGTTATAGATAACAGATCTCTTATTAATATATTCAAATCTTTCTTCGCATCCAGTGAAGACTATAGAAATCAAAAGAGAATAGAGACAAGAGAATTGTTTGAAAAAAATTATAATTGGGATAAGACTGCCAGCGAATGGATGAAAGTTATTGATGACTGTAAACACGCAGACTGGAAACAGCCCCCATTATTAATACAGCCAGTTCAGATAAATGTACAAGAGCCATCTAACTTTGTTTTTATGAAGCAACTCTCGGACGCCTATTCCTATTACCAACCCCATAAGACCTCCTATTTTTATAGGACAATGCTAACTGATTTGCAGCGTGGAATATCTAAAGCTTCTTGGAATGGATTTTATGTAAGTGAGTTCTCTCCATTCTCAGATAATAGACCAAAACCAATGAATAGAGAGATAATATTTAAGACTTTTGAAAGTAGATTACAAAATTACAATATATGGGAAGAAATCAGAATTAATAGATCAAGACTAATTGACAGGAACGCAAAATGGCTAACATAGGAACATACTGTGGAAGATGTTGTTTTTATGATAATAGTAATAAAACATGTGAGCATGGACTTATTAATAAGTTTATAGATCGTGGTGCTACTATTACATACACTGATAATAATGATCCCTTGATAGATAGAATATGTCAATATAAGCGTCCAGAAAATTGGAATACAGATCTATCTCTTAAGGAAAAGATAGATATATGTAACGATGAAGTTTATATTTGTGGTACTATCGTTATATTTGCTCTAGATAAACAAGCACTAGAAAGAACTCTAATTAAGTTAAATAAAAATCCTAAGATTAAGAACTTTAAAATTATTGTAATATATAGCAAATTAAAACATCAAGATGTCTTTTCTGCATGTGGCAATAATATTGACACAGACTATAAGATAATACATGCTATAGATAATAATGGGGCATTACAGATTTATAAGTCACTATCTTTTGCAAAGAATGGATATCTATTTATTTTAAATTCAGACTTTGATTTTGATCAGGACATGATTGATAAAGTAGACACTTTTGTAAATAAAAAATTATATAGACTTCTTCATATAAGAGGAACTGATTCAGTGCATCAATCTGTGAGCATGGTTCATCTATATAAATGGCTAAAGGGCGATCTAGAGTGTAGTTTTAAAGATAAACTCCTTGATATATCTAGTAAAGAAAATTCTGATCCACAAGTATTCACATGGGAAGAAGTCAATGCAGAATATAGTAATTAATTATAAGATACTTAATGATATAGATGATAATCTATTACTTTCTATAGTCAATGGATGTAATTCTAAAAAATATAAAGTCTTTCTAAACCTATATGATTTTTCATTATCCAAACGTATTGAAAGTCAATTGAGTCAAATTAAATCATTAATAGAAATCGAAATACTAACTAGAGATTATGAAGAAAGAGAAAACGCTGATAATATTGTTTTACAAAATCTTATTCAGCATGGTGATTCAATAGCATTTGCAAGCATATCAGACAATGTAGTGCTTAATCCCTATTCTATAGATGAATTAGGTCTAGAGTGGTTAAAAGAAGAAAGTAGTGGTTTTATATACACTGACTACAACATTAATGATATCAAATGTTTTATGAGATCAAGGGCTATGAATGTATCTCTAAATATTCCAGTTGTGTTTTGGTCAACATCTAAACTTGTTAAGCATTTTACCGATCAGGATAAATTACAAATTGTTGGTAATAATTATGCCAGTATTCACATCCCAAAGAGTTTGTGTACAATTTATCAATATGAATAATAAGAAATGTATACATAAAATCAAAAACAATTGTGATGTATCAACCACATTTATCATATTATGCTCACAAAAATCAAATAAAAGGGGATACAAAAATATTCCTTTAACCGTACTAGATAACAAAAATTTCCTAATAGATGAGCAAATACAAACAATAAGAAGTTCTTATCCAGATAGTGAGATCATCATTATCTCAGGATTTGAGCATGATAAATTAGTATCCCATATACATTCCAAGAAATATAAAAACATACGTATAGCAGAAAATAAATATCATAAAATGTCTAGTGCTTTAGACTGTTGGATTTTTGGATTAAATTTAGCACTACCACAAAACACATATATAATACACGGAGATAGATTATTTAATAAGTCATGCATCTCTCCATCAAATAACAAACAAACACATACAATAATACATAACGAAGATAAAAATAATTATGACATTGGGCTTTTAATTGATGGTGGAAAACTATTAAATATGTCATACGGATTACCAAACGTGTGGTCAGAAATCTTATTTATAAATGAGTCAGATTTTGATATTGCTAGAAATCTCATTAACGATCATGTTAAAAGAAAGTTCTATAATCTAGAGTCATTCATAAATACATTATTAAATCAAATCACAATATCCGTAATAAAGAAAAAACAGGACGATATTAAAACTTTAAAGGAACTATGATGAGACTACTATTCTATAGATATACAGGCGATACACACTTTGATTCATTATTATCAGTAATATCAAAGACTAAGCATGAATGTGGATATCTATCTGGAGAAATTAATCATGAAACCATATCTAATTTTAATCCAGATGTTATAATACATAATATACCAAACACCAATCAATTTCCAATAAAGAATCGTGCGGTTTCAATAAATATAAATGAATCAGATTCTAAAAACTCTTTTTCATTATCAAATAAAAAGTCTAAAAACTATATAGGAGGTTTTGTACACTTTAGACCATCTACAGTAGATGAAAAAGATATTCCTAAATTTTCTTCTGATATTCTATACATTGGAACACCAATTGTTTTTGGAAAATTACTAAATTGGATAGTTAACAGTAGTTTCAATTTTAAGTTTTTTAATCATCAGCCGCATAATATATCCGGCTATTGTGGAATGTGCAATATAGATGATTATTTTAAGTTTTACAGCAACTCTAAAGCCTCATTAGTTTCTCATGATGACGAGTCTAGACTAATGGATATTATTGCTGCCGGTGGAAATCCAATAGTCTATAATGGAAATAATTATGAAGAATGTGCTGATAAAATACACCACGCTGTTGTTGATGACGCAAAATATCAAGTCGAAGGATATAGCAGAGAAGATATAATAAGTAAGCATACGTCCTTTGATAGAGCGGCATTTATATTCAAGACTGTTGGCTTGAATAAAATAGCAGAGGATATATTAAGAAATAAGAAAACAGAATGGTGCAAAAAATGAAAACAATGATATGTTTAGATAATTTATCTTATTCAGAATTTAATCATTTTGTTATGCTGGATATAAATAATACAGTATTGGACTCTAATGAAGAAATATCCATATCAGCATTAGATCAGTCTTTTCCTCTTATGAATATAAATACAGCCGTATTTCCTCCAGTAGAAATGGACTCGTTCAACGATGGTGTTTTACTGGTAAATACAATAGAAAACGCACAGTATATTCTTGGATGTTCTAATAATTCGAAAAAAGTATTATATCTTTATGATTTAGATTGGATGTTTAAACCATTACTATATGACGATGTATACGATGTGCTAACAAATAAAGACTTAACAATAATACTAAGATCTGAGGATTATATTCAACCTATTAAAAATTTATGTGGAATAACATTTGATAAAATTATGAATAGATTTACATTGGAGGGACTATGGAATTTGCTTTGATAAATAAAGATCGGATTTTAGATATGTATAACAAGGGGTGCAGTAGCTATGAAATAGCCGAATCACTTAACACATATTCAACAAAAATTCTTCGTGCCCTAAAGTTCTTGGGAAAAGTTCTACATAATGACGAAGACTATTACAAGAGAGACTATTCAGAAGCACAAAAGCTTGCACTAGAAAAGGGCAGGGCTAGACACCCAACGGAAGGTAAGACTCTAGACAAAAACCATAAAGAAAAGATAGGCGTTTCTAGATCTAAGGCTTATCATAATCTATCAGAAGAAGACAAAAAGAAAATATCTGATATAAGTAAAAAGAATTGGGAAGCACTTGGAAAAGCAAAGCAAGAAGAAATAAGACTATTAGCACTAGAGAGCGTAAGACTGGCAAGTAGACTTGGATCTAAAACTGAACTTCATCTTAACAATGGACTCAGTAAGGCCGGATATACTGTTGAATTTCATAAGAGCGGTCTTGTATTTGGAAATAATCTAGAAGTAGACTTATTCCTTCCAGAAATAAAAACTGCAATTGAGATTGATGGTCCTGGGCATTTTTTGCCGATATGGGGTGATGAGAAGTTAATGAAGCAGAGAATTGCTGACACTGCCAAGCAGGGTATTCTTATCAATAGTGGATATGTTATTATTAGGATTAGACAGATTGATAAAAGTATCTCCTTGACAAAGATGAATCATCTGCTATCATTAGTATTGAAGGAAATTGCATCTATTCAGGAAAATTTTCCACCACCAAAAAGTAGATTGATAGAAATTGAGGTAAAAGATGGTCAAACAAGAAGAATCTAATTCGGAAAAAGACGTACCACCAAGCATGTTATCGCCAGAGTGGCATGACTATGCTATGCAGTTCTTTACAGATAGAGAGTTAATTGATGGCAATCCACTAACGGCTGGCCTTCGTCGCGTAGCAGAACTATTGATTGGCGAAATTGTATTCAGCGGACCAATCAAAGTGGATAGAATTGAAACTGGAGATCCAATTGGAAAAACTACCGTAATATATCAAGTTGTATTCTCAATTACAGACAAAGATGGAAAGAAATCCAGTAAAACTTATGCAGATGTTGCAGACGTATGGGCTGGAAATACAGACGATATGTTTGCCGTTCATGCTCCTGCAACTGCTTCAACTAAGGCAGAGGGTAGAGCATTGAGAAAGGCTCTAAAGCTAAGGGTTGTTGCTGCGGAAGAACTATGCAAAAAAGATGTTTCTCAGTTCTTATCGCAACAGCCAAACCAGATGGATGAAAGAATCAAGCCAGAACAAATTAAGTATATTGATATTAACTGTAAAAAGCTAAATATTGATGTGGTCAAGTTTATTAATTCTGGTGAGAAGGTATATAATAGCATATACGAGGTTAAGAGAGACACCGCCGCTAAGATGATTGATTTAATCAATAAGATCAAGCGTGGTGAACAGAATGTTGATAAGAGTTTAATGGGCTATAAAGAAGATTGGAATGAAACATGAAAGTAGAATATTTTGTTAAGCTTGGTGAAAAGAATGTTGTTATCTCTAACGATTGTGAATCTGATACGGATGTTTTTAAGTTTCTATATCATATGCAGGAATTATTTGATGACTGCGTATGTTCACGCAATGGACAAACATCGGATCAGGTTCGCGTCAACGTAAGAGTTGATAAGGAAGAAAATGAATACTACGAAATGGTATGTCACGATCCCAAGAAACCTGAATGTAACTTTGCGAAGCGTACATTCGGAGTAAATAAGAAGGGTGGTGGTTTATTTCCAAAGAACAAGGATGATGAAGGAAATTGGAAGCCCTGGAGAAAGTATAATAAGGAAACTAATAAGGAAGAATGATCATTGATCATGCGGAAACTTGGCTGAGTGGTCTAAGGCAGCGGTTTACTAAACCGCCGAAGAGAAATCTTCCACAGGTTCGACTCCTGTAGTTTCCGTTTATAGACTGGAGTAATTATGAAATACTATAGACTAATGTTTAAAAAAGAGAATGATAAAGTTCTATTTAGTGATATAATTGAACAGGATATATCACAGCAAGAACTTGAATCATTAAATTGGGACGCACCGATTGTTCGCCATGAAATGGCTGGGATGATGCACTTTTTAGCTTTAGATAGAGATTATCTAGATGCCATGCTGTTAGGAATTGGAACTTATCAAGTACTATCTGGAATAATGCAGGATGAGCAATAATAAAACCCCATGCGAATGTCCAATGGCAGGATACTGCAAAAGACATGGGATTGAAAAATCTTCTCATTTACATAAACTATGCCAAAATCACATTGGCTATTTTAATATGTGGGAACAATGCAGAGGTCCAAAACAGAATCCAAATGACTGTTCAAAAAAAGATCCAATTCCCGAACAGACTGTTATTAAGGAAGAACCTAGTCTTCCCTCCACAACACAGATGGCAAAGAATTTCATCCAATCTGCGGCAAAGCATATTCAGAATGGTATGAAGAACGTTTCGGAAGATATACAAAAACAGAGATTGGCTATCTGTGCTGAATGCCCATTTATTATTGAAAATAGTAGATGTGGTAAATGTGGATGTTATCTAGAGACAAAAACAAAATGGGAATCTTCTAGTTGTCCCATTGGCAAGTGGTGATCACTCTGTTATTTGCCACTCAATTAATGAGTCTTGTCCACAGGCACCCATAGCTTTTGGATATGCCTCGCATCCGCAGTCTGATGACCACCATGTTCCGCTTCCTCCTGCACCAATGGTAGTTATATTTGGAACACTTTGACCTGATTGACCAACTTCTTGACATGCACATGTCGAAAAGTCTGCACATCTATATTTTGCATCACATAATCCCTCATTGATATCTGATTCGCAATCACATAATGAGGTATATCCTAAGCTTGGTGCTTTATTTATATATTGATTATTTTGACATGTCCATTTTCTTACATATCTTGTTCCGCTTGGTAATAATTGATATACACTTCCATCACATGTATTCAATGCCCATGATCCAGTTAAAGGCCCAGCAACGTTTGTGTATACGCCAGACGTAGTTCCACTACCGGATTGACAATAACAAACAACTGTTGAATTTATTGCTAATTCCCCTATGGGTGATATAGATGTAAATATATTAGGATCAAAAAACTTACCAACAGGACTTCCTATCTGGATAAATATTCCATTTCTTTCCTCACAGTTACTAAGTCCACAACCACTACATTCTATTCCGCTTGGACAATACGTA